ACACTGGTGGCAGCAGTGGCGGCGCAGGTGGCGACAGCAGTGCGGCTGTGCTCGGCTCACCCATGGATGCTGCCAGCCCGAAAAGCTGTGGCTGGTACGTGGGCGGCGCAGGTGGCAACACTGGTGGCAGCAGTGGCGGCGCAGGTGGCGACAGCAGTGCGGCTGTGCTCGGCTCACCCATGGATGCTGCCAGCCCGAAAAACTGTGGCTGGTAGGTAGGCGGCGCAGGTGGGCACACACGGGGTGGTGGCTGGGCGGGGGGCGGCGAGGCTAGAATATCCAGAATTGCCGCATCAAGGTCCGGGGAATGAAACATATCGTCAATCCAGCGAATACAACCCTACGTGGCAAAACATATGGGAAAACTGTATCGGGAAGCAAACAGGGATTGATTGCTTAATATGATCGCTTTATATGATATGTGCACAGGCTCACCTCCTCACCCCCCTGCTGTTGTGAAGATGCCCTGGTATCGACCCCCTCCTGTTCCTCGCCCTCCTGTGCACAAGTGGAAACCGTGGCAGGACATTAACTTTGCATTTACTCTGCATTTGCTCTGCTTTTGCTCTGCATTTGCTCTGCTTTTGCTCTGCATTTGCTCTGCTTTTGCTCTGCATTTGCTCTGCTTTTGCTCTGCATTTGCTCACAACACCCCAGACAACACCCCAGACAACACCGCATCAAGTCAACCTAACCACTCACACTGGCTGTACAAGCAAAAGCTCTCACCATTAACAGTTCCATGAAGGAGCCTGTGGGAGCGGCACACATCCAAAAAGGTTCCTGGACGGCGCCAGCTGCACTCGGCCAGATGTGCACAGCAGCAGCGGCATCCCCCGGCAGCTCCAGAAGGCTGGCAGCAGCAGCATGATGGGCATGCTGGGCGGGCTGGGTGGCGGCATGCTGGGCGGGCTGGGTGGCGGCATGCTGGGCGGGCTGGGTGGCGGCATGCTGGGCGGGCTCGGCGCACATACCAACGATTGACCTACAGGTGTGCTCCCAACCCCTCGACTCGCAAGCGGTGATGGCAATCTGAAACACGCGCGCGAGACCCTGCCGCGACTCGTTGGTCATGCTGGGGAGCATCAGCAATTCGCTCAGCTCACACAGCTGCCCATCCAGCAGCTCACGCGCGCACACACTGCAAGCTGCTCTGAAAGAATCGCCGCACCAGCAGTGTTGGGACAGGTGCTCGAAAATAGCAGCAACGCGGGCTGGCTGCGTGGAGGACAGAGCATCGCGGAGCCTGCCATCTGGGTCCATCTAGCTATTAAATGTGATCACTGGCCGCGGAGGTCGAGAATAGAAGGGCTTGACAGCTCCTGTCCAGATTGCGCAAAGATCCGGATTGCGGAGAGGAGCGAGGTGCGGAGAGGAGCGAGATGCGGTGGAGCGTGATGCGGTGTATCATTTCATAAAGCTACGTTACGTGGGAAAGCCGCGGCGTTGGGCCGACCGAGCACACGCAGCATTTTTTTTTAAAAGCGCGCGACCGGACGTCCGGATGGGCCGCGTGTGTCCGGATGGGCCGCGTGTGTCCGGATGGGCCGCGTGTGTCCGGATCGGCCGCGTATGCCCAGATAGGCCGCGTATGTCAGCCAGCCAGCGTATAATCACCAACAACGACTTGTGCATACACCGGAAAAACTATTTTCAGGCGACCGATGCACTGCATGAAGTCCTCCCATGACCTGTACTGTATGAATCGTATTGTAACCGGGTCATGGCTCGATGCAGAGTAGGGCACCGCGAATTGCAGAGCACCAACACCAAACAAAGCTCGTTTGCTAAGGGTGATGCCATATGTGTCCATTGGATTTATCCCGTCTAGCTCTGCAGGCTCTTTATCCCTTGTATCCCTGGTCTCCAAGCTGATAAGCAGTCGACCAATAGACAGTTCATGGGTGAGAGTCATTGATGCAGCCTGGTCATGGACGTGCACGGTGTCAACATGACCGCCAGATGCTATGGCACGGAAGAAGTTCGCCGCGGCGCGGTGTGTCTTTATTGTAACCTCCAAGTCCCGGAGCTGAGAACACCGGAAGTCAGCATCCTCGTAGTCCTCCCTCTGGGATAGGTACCGAACGCTCTCCATAGCCGGGAACTTGGGTAGGTGTGCCAAAATGTCTGAGGTGGCTACTTCCATAACGACAGAGTGCAGCTTGGGGATCACTTGCCCCCAGAAATAGACCTCCAGGGTGCTTGCTGGCTGCCCAACGACCCACAACCGTTCTAGGTTGGGAAAGAAGCCCGTGAATACGAAGCCGTGTTTTCTGGTGCTGACGGTGTTTTGGCAGAAGATCTTAAGTTCTTTCAGATTGGTAAATCGTTCCAAACAATCCACGAGGTAATTGTCTTTGGGAAACGTGCCGCCGTTGAAGAACAACGTCAGGTGGGTGACGCGCATCGGGTCCAGGACGGCTTGCGAGCTGAGCAATTCTTCTGCTGCGCGCACTTGCGTGGCATGGATGACGAGCCTTTGAGGGCGCAGCTGTTCTAAGAAGCCGGGGACGAGCGCGTGGTCCGCATCAAAGACAGTGACGTGTGGCCAGACGCTCGAGTGAAAGACGATGTCAAACATGCATTTACTCGCCAGGCAACATTTCACCTTGACGTGTTGGTCTGTGTACCCAAGGACTTTGCGGATAATGTGCACGGGAAATTTGGAGGGCATTTCTGGTAACACTGGCGCATCGCGCACCTTTTTAAATACCCGGACCGTCTGCTTCACTCGGCCACGTGTTGGCGGTGGCGGTGGCGGCGAGGGCTGCGAGCACCGACCTCCCCATGACCTGCAGCGCGTTCTGCTCGACGAGGTACCCGGATGCACTGAGGACGTAGTAGGCGCACATGAGACCGTTCATGAGACCGCTACCGGGCGTGGCAAACAGGGCCAGAGTGACCAGGGAATCGTACCAGTGCATGTGCAAGGGCCACACGATGGCCAGGACAAAGTACGAGAGCCACACGAGCCACGTGACGGCTTCGAACTTTTTGCTGGTCCTCTGATCCGGGGCCGCTGTTTTGAGGATCGCAGAGACGTACCCTGTGGCAATCAACCACACCGGCACCAGAGCCCACGTCAGCTGGTCGTACCTCGCCAATTTCGGCAGGACGGCTGCGATGAGCAACAGGTACGCGAATACAGCCAATATTTTGTGTACTTTATGAGACGTGCTGATCATGCTGCAGTTGCTATAATACCGCACACAAAAATAAAGAGGGTCGTCAGGCTTCCGTGGCTCCACGGCGTGAGTTTTTGAAGTAAATGCTCGCCGTCAGCGCGGTGGCGAATGCAACCCACGCCAAGTACGGCATGAGCATGTATCCCGCGGTGTGGTCGGCCTTGTAAAATGCCAGAGTGGTGGCGCTCAGCACGCCCAGCAACGCAAGAACATCCAAGAGGGCGGCCTGTAAATTTTGGGCGTTGAAGAAGAGCAAGGACCAAGCAAGATTCAAGGACAACTGCACAGCAAACAGAACATTTGCAGTCACATCCGATCCACCCGTGGCCCTCCACATGCGCCAGAAAGCCAGGCCCATGAGTATGTAGAGCAGCGTCCACACGGGTCCAAAAACCCAGCTTGGTGGTGTCCACCGAGGTTTCTGGAGAGAAGTGTACCACTCACCCCGCGACTCGTTGCGGGTGACAATGCCAACAATGGCACCCAGCCCGAGCGGGACTGCCACTGACGCGACGAGTGCCCAATCCATTACGGTTACCAAAACATTTTTCTGTCGAAAAGAACATGCTCGGCAACGGGGTGGGAGTGGTAGTGTGTGCCAGTGTCTTTTGTGTATTGGCCGTGGCATGCTTGGTGCTGTTGTGGTCGTTTTGGGGCCGTGGGCGACCGGTATTCCCGGGCCCCGCTGTCGTGATCAACATGGACAAGCACGAGGGCAGGTTGCGTCGTTTCCTTGCCGGGTGGAGAAGCAGCGATTTGGATGGACATAGTTTGATGCGGTTGAGCGGGGTAGATGGCAACGACGTGGATTGGTCGACGTACTTGTCCCCGGATGCATTAGAGAAACTGATGACTGTGCAACGAACGGGGTTCAGGGCTGACCACCCAGACCTGACTGCCGGCGCCGTGGGGTGCTACTTGAGCCACTTGCAAGCGTGGCAACACATCGCGTCCTCTGGGGGGCAAACGGGCCTCGTCTTTGAGGACGACGCCGACATTCCCTCAGACGCCCTGTCAAAAACCGTTGATCTGATGCGCAAGGTTCCCGCGGATTGGGACATCGTATTGCTCGGGTACGAAGGAGGGGGCAGTTTCGTAGCATCTGGTGTGGTGAGGGTGCCTCGGTTCCTCCGTACGCATGCGTACGTCATCAAGACTGCTTGTGCAAAACGATTGGGGACGGAGATGCTCCCGATACGCAAACAGCTGGATTGGCAACTGAGTGATATGATCCGGGACAAGAAACTGAACGTGTACGGCGCTTTGCCGAAATTGGTGGACGTCGCGTACCAGGGCACCGACATCCAGGTACCCATCAAGTGAGTGGGCACGGGATCTACGCAAACTTTTTTTGTGTAGTCATAGAAAGAATGTGGAAGCGCCTCCTACGGGTGGCCATGGTGGCAGCATTGGCAGTGTCTGGTTGGGCACACGGCATGATGACGTCGCCCATCGCACGGAACGTTGGAGCGGGGACGTATTGTGACTTTTGTGTGAACGGCGGAGGTCCCGCGGAGGTGTACGGCAACAACAGGTGGCCCAACGGAGCCAATCGCGGCGTGTGTGGCGATGCACTGAAAGATCTCACGTATCCGGCACTGTACCACGAGAGCGGCGGACCCTTCGAGAAGACGGTCGGGATCCGCGTGACGCACTACCACGCCGGTGACACCATCAGCGTCAAGGGAAAACTCACGGCAAACCACTTGGGGTACATGCAAGTCGAGTTATGTGTGCTACCACCCACCAGCAAGGGCGGGGTGGGGGAACGCCGGGTGCTGACTAACGAATGCTTTAAAAGGGGTGGCAAGCTGAGAGTGATGCAGAACGGGGCTTGGGGTGACCGTTTTTACGTGAACAACAGACTCAGCGAGTTCGAGTTCCCTGCGAAACTCCCGGACATCGTATGCCCCCGGTGCGTGGTGCGGTGGTACTACATCACCGGGAACTCCTGCACACCCCCGGGAACGCCGACCAGTTGGGCCGACGGTGATCTGAGCACGTGCGGAAGTGCCAACGCCCCGAACCCCGAAGAGTTCTGGAATTGCGCCGATGTGGCTCTACTGAGGAGGGGCGATCCGTTACCGGCCATGTCCAGACTGGCCATCAAAGGATCCTTGAGCACCGGCATATCGACAAACTCTTCTGTCGACAGAGATGGCCAGCGCATCGACAGAGACACCGATGGTGGTGGTGATGGTGAAGGAGGCCAAAGCATTGTAGGCTTTTCGGACGTTGCCATCAGCGTGGCCGTCGGGACCGGGGTTGGTTTGCCAGTTGTCTTCATGTCGCCCATCGTTGGCACCGCGCTTGGACTGCTGGTGTTTGCCGTGGTGCTCGTGGTCTTCATGATTCAGAACGGGCAGGAGGGGAGCTCTCGAAGCTTGCCGTAGCCTTGACCATTTTTTTGTTAGTGATATCCATGAGCGGGTTCGGTTGGTTCAGGAAACCAAGGCGTACCGGCAATGCGCGGAACCTGGCCAGAGCCCTGGGCAATGCGGAGGCCTCAGCAAGCCGGATTGTATGGGGGATGGACGGGCTTCCAAGGAATCTACAGCTACAACAACTGTATAGGGATGTAGGAAGACTGTACAATGCTGCTCAGAGCAAATACATTGTGAATCATCTTCGTCAGTATGTCGCGATCCAAATGAACCAGAAAAAATCCCACGCGCGAAAAAATGGCTCAGTCACCCGGTCCACCCGGTCCACCCGGTCCACCCGGTCCACACAGTTACCCGGTCCACGGTATCCCGTCAACTCGTCCAATTTGTCTCACATTCGAACACAGTTCCTACTCGCCCACGCGCCCCCCGCTCCCAGTCATGGGCCACGACTGAATAAGTCCAACCGACGTTTCTGATTGCCGGCATCAGGCGCCCGGTTTCATGGCCGCGAGCACATCCATGGCGTTTTCATAGGGTGCATACCCCACGGGGTCAGAGGCGGCACCCGGCCCGGCATTGGTGGCGGTTTCCGCATCGTGGTACATCCTGAGCTGACGCACGTACAGCTGCCCGGACACAGGGACCAGGATGGAGAGGGCCAGCATCAAGCCGATGTTGTGCACGGCGTCATAGGCATTCATGATGATGTCGTACGCCACTGTTTTGTAAGAATCCTGCGTCTTGCTGACTGACACTGTTTTTATGAGAGACACTTGTTCGCCCATGGCATTCAATTTGCTGAGCACTCTACGAACCAGCTGGTTCACCTCGTCATCGTCGTACTCCACCTGGGTTCCGCTGGTCATGACCACGGGGATGGCGATATCTGTGACCCGGGCCATTTTTTGAGTGAGTGTCAGGGGGATGCCAGCCGGCGTCGGTGGTGCGCTGACCGGGTTCGACTGTAGGGGCACGGTGGGTTTCTCCTTGGTCCACGTGTGCCACACCCACCAGACAATAGCTGCCATGGCAAGCAAAATGAGCACCAGCCTCCAGGGTTTCTCCATATGACCAGACTGGGTTGGGGTTGTTATTGCTGGCGTGCCGTCCATGCACTTCAAAAACATTAAATTTGTCGTTTCGACGCGCAAATTTTCTGGGAAACTATCACGCATGTATCAGTATCAGCACCAATACCCGGGCGCCCTCACCCAGCAACAACAATTTGCCCCCATGGTTCAGGCTCAGGCACAACACACCCTTATTTACGCGGCGCAATGTGCGAATTGTAAACGTTTCATGGAGATGTTAGATCGCACCCCGGTGAATGCCAAGGTGCGGCGGGTGGATGCGTATTCCCTCCCCCCGCATCAGTTGGCCCAGGTTGGGAGCGTACCGACACTTGTCACCAGTACCGGCCAAGCCTTGGTGGGGACCAAAGCGTTCGAGTGGCTTCAGCAGTTCAACTCCGTGAACGAGCTCGATTGTTTCGATAGAGGAAGTGGCGGCCTGGCGTTTTCCGACATTAACGATGATTTGGCCCCGATCAACTACAGCACGTCATACAGCGCCTTCGAACCGGTGCCCTAAGAAGCCCGGCACTTCCTGGGCAGCTGGGAGGGTGACAGGCAACATATTGAAGACTTGGGCCTAGGAAATTAGGTTATGCGGGGAAGATGCGGTCGGCATACCTGGTATACTCACCATCCAAACATTTGACGGTGGTGGGTAGCACGTCCGGATCGAATGCGGGGCATGCCACAGTTGTTATCCCCTTGAGACATGCCGCGGCTTCTATGGCGGCGCATAAATGAGTTGGCGAGTTGATGACCACGACCCATTTATCGTACGCCACCGGGAGGTACATCGCATGCCCTTCGCCAAGAGGGGATTCTCGGAGCCTTGCGCAAACCCTGATGCAGAGACCCGGGAAATGTGCGTCCCATGCCTGCAGGGTTTCTGTAGAATGAGCGACGTAAACCGCGTGATCGTACACCGGCACCAGCCTGGTCACACGCCTGCAACGCGCCTTGCTAAAATAACAATGTGCCTTTTCCGCAAATGCCGTGTCTGTTGGCGTACAAAGGAACACCACTTCTGCTGGGTTTGACAACATTGACATCAACTGGTATACCAACGATTTAAATTTTAGACAATAATGGTTGGTTTTCTGGGATCGTAGCAAGTGCGCGCATTAAACACGTTATTGCACCTCGCAAAGCAGTCGTTGGTCCATCGCTTGTTCCCCCTACACACCGGGTTCCATACGGGGGGGCACCCACACACAGGAGGGGGAAACGGCCTTGGTTTTGGGTACGGGTACGGGTGTGGGTACGGGTGTGGGTACGGGTGTGGGTACCAGGGGTCATGTGGGTGGCGCCACCCGGGGATGTACAGCACTTGCGTTGGGTCAATGATTTGCACCCCCGGAGAGGATGTCACCTGTGCGATGGGAGCCTTTGTGACAGGCCTCGTGGTCGGTGTCGGTCCGGTATTGATGATAACGGGGGGTTCCGGCGCCTGAACTGCCACCCCATCAGATGGTTTGGAAGTCAGGTTGATGTAGATGGCGTAAGCCAAGGCGGAGATCACGCACACACCCGCCAGCCCGAACAGGGCCCATGGGATCATGCGTTTGTTCATTTGATTTGTAAGTACCTAAGAAAAAAGTTCCCCCAAGCTTATGTAGAAAAACAGTGTTATTTGGACAGATGCGTCGGTGCCAGGAACATGCCGGATGCCTGTGTGAGGCACTTCAGATCGCTTGGTGTCATGCATCTCCACCGGGTAAGCACGCCTTGCTCACACATAACCTTTGCTGCAAATTCAGAGCACATGGCCTCGTCGTGTGCCGGGCACATACCCGGTAAAGGCATCCAACACAGCAGTTTGCAACGTGCAACATGTACCGCCAAACGATCCGGGAACCTGAAGATCCGCCCCAGCCGCTTTGATGAGCACAAGGTTTGCTCGGGCGACACAGGCTTTTTGATGCCGCAGACATACAGAATATCTGGCGTGGTGTATAGGCGCGTCCTTGCCGGCCATATGCTCAACCCCGCGTTTTGCACCTGGCCATTGACAACAGTTCCGCCTTCCAGGAACTCCACCAACAACGGTTCGCCACTGGTCGGGTGCAGCACAAGGATTCCAACGTGAGTCATGGATGACACCATGCTCCGGGTTGCGTCAGCCTTGCTTTCGAAGAATATCAGGTCACCCGTTTGACACGCCTCGTCCAGATACCACTGAAGTGGCGTGGACGATGTGACGCGGGTGCGCCGAGGGACCAGTGCCACCACCGCGAGTAGCAATCCACACAACGCGCACACCAAAGCAATCAGTACCGCGCCGGGCGAGTTCATTCGTGCAAAGATACCAAGACAAAAATATTGTGTCATCTCATTATACCACGCCATGGCCACATCATCGACTGTGTGGGAAATGATCTTTGGTTGCACATTGGCATTGGCCGGGTTTGTGCTGTTACTCAAGGAACGCAAGCGCGCGGACGCAGAGCGGCGGGCATGGGTATATCTAGCGGCAGTGGCTCTACTGCTCGGCGGTGTTTTTCTCGCACTGGGGTTTGGCGAACTGCTGATTGACGCGTTGGGCTTAAGCAGATTCCTGGAAAACAACTCGTAATAGAAAAAATATGTGAAAATAGAAGTATACGGGTGATGGGTGGCAAGAACTCCAAAGCGGGTGGCGGCAGAAATAACGACAATGCGTACAACAATCCGTGGAACCCTCCTCCCGCCAATACAACCAAGCGCAAATCAAGTGGTGTTGGGGGTGAAGCCGCCTTGGCAGCCACAGGCCTGGCAGCTGCCTTAGGTGGGCTGACGTTCTTACCACCGGCATTCATGAATAAGTGGGGCGACATGCTTTTCCCCTTCCTCCCAGAAGAATCGAGGGCATCTGCCATGGCCAGCTGTTGTTGCTCGTGTTGTTGCTGCATGTCAGTGTGCGTCCTGATGTTTGGGATGATGCTATTGATGATGACTTCCGGGGGCGGTGGCGGTGGTAGCAGCTTTTAACGCGCGTGTTTCCCAAGCAAATAAAGTGTTGGTGCCTTTGAATGGCCGGCCAAGCGCGTCACTACGCGGCCGGGATATTACCCATCACATGGTATGAGGACACCGCACTCTTTCTTGTTGGGAAAGACTTGCGGGATGATACCTACAGCGATTTCGGTGGCAAAAACGAGCGCGTTGACAAAAATGACGTCATCAACACATCCGTCAGAGAGTTCTATGAGGAATCTCTTGGTATGGTACTACCCACTAAGGCGTTGCGGCAACGCATCTGCGCCGCCAACTCCCTGTGCTTGCACTCCAAAACTCAGAACGGGCACCCGTACTACATGTTTGTGGTTGAGGTGCCGTACATGCCCCATCTTCGCAACGCCTTTCATAAAACCCTGGCATTCCTCAAGTATCGTAACTTACATAAGCTGTATGTTGAAAAAACAGACGTCCAGTGGGTCACCGCGCGCACATTGCTGAACGACCTTCCAAAACGGAGCGTGTTTGCTCAAACGTTGGCAACGTGGCAGTCCGTTTTGGTTGAAGTCTCCGCTGATCCGGCTGGCTGGGCCGAAGCGTGCTCTCGCTACGCAGCCTGGCACGACGTGGTAGCGTAGCTTTGCCCGCTGGATGCCCGCTGGATGCTACTCTCTCTATTGGGCATAAATTATTTCCGCATAGTACTGGACTATTATTCCCATGACTACCGGTGTCTCTGAGTACATCAATTTGACCAGGTCGAGGTCCCCGTCCCCTTACCTGCGCAATAACCTCGTGAGATTAAACAATCGTCAGAGGGAGACGCCCAGCGGTTCCATCGTCAACTTGGTCAGCTCGAACAGATCAAATCGTACATATAGCCTCGGTGGGAACAGGGAGCTGACCCCCGGCTCGGCGTTGCGCCAACTCCCGTCCAAAAAGCGCAGGACCCCTGAAGAGGTGCGGCGGAATAAAGAAATGAAGGAAGCTGCCAAAGCAGAACGCGCCCGGGCAGCAGCGGAAAAGAAGGCCGAAAAGAACCGCAAGACCGCCCAGGCGAAGGCAAACAGAGCGGCAGAAAAGGCGCGCAAGGAATTGGAGAAACTGCAGAAAACGCTCGAACGGGAGCGAGAGAAACAAGAGAAAGTAAAAAGGCGGGAGCAAAACGCTTTGGAACGAGAGATGCATAAGCGACAACGGCAGGTGGAGAGGCAGCGCGCGCGACAACTCGAAGAGGAAGCTAAGAGCCGGCAAAAACAGGAAGATGTCAGGAGGAGGCTAGCGGAACGAAACCAAAAGCGGAAAGAACGTGAGGAGCAGCGCGAGCAGGAGAAACAAGCCAGGGCACAACAACAACAGGAAAACCAGGCACACATGCAAAAATGGTTTTCTGAAATGTGGCCTAGGCAACGTGAGAACGCGAATCGACACTTTGAAGCAACGAACAGGACCGAGTGGGATGCCAACCGGTCTATCATCAATAAGGCGGCGTACAGCAAAGCGCCACGACAAACGGGAAAAATTGACGCGGCGTCCCCCCAGTTCCAATCGTGGATGAAATCGTTGTTTGCAAATTCGACGCACTCGCAGAAACCAACGTTGTTGCGTGCCATGCGGATTCCGAAGGACAAGAGTATACTGAACAGCCTCGACAACGTTTTGCAGGAGAGCGGGACGGGTGAGGGAAAGAAGAAGATGCTCAAGGATGCATGCACGGAACCCACGCCTACGACGGGCTCCATCCAAGCCCATCAGGCGGTGGTCTACGCCATGGCCCAGATGAGGGCCTCTGACAAACTGAAGACCGCTGGTATTCTGGTGATGCACAGCACGGGAGCGGGAAAGACGATCATTGGATTGTCGGTGCTCATTGCGTTTTGGAATAAGAAGACGCGGGACAACAAGCCATTCCCAGTGCTCATGGTATCAACAAATGACAATCAGACGGACAATGATACTCGAAAACTGGCTAAATTGGCCATGATACTCTTCCCAAACTTTGTGGACGAGACAACTCGGGATCGACCATTTGCCAGGCCCAATAACAAGGGTCTGGATTACTTTGAGGACGATGATGTCATCACTCTCGCACAGAAACGCATCGACGAACGCCTCAACAAGGGTATACTGGCGGCTAGTCAGAGGACCCCCACAGAAACAGAACGAACTCGAAGGTTGTACACGTACGCGACCCTCGGGAACGATTTACGCCAAAACTTTTTGAAATTTAGCACAAAGAAGTACAGCCCTGCCGTGTTCATCGTGGATGAAATCCAGTACCTTATAGACCCCCCAGAGTCAGAGAAAGGTTTGAAGCCCCAGTACGATTTGGTGTGGAACATGTTGGCACGCGAGCGCAATCCTGCTACCACGTGGTGCGTTGGGATGACTGCGACACCCGGCGAGGAGAAGGCCGAAATCGTGAAAATTATGAACGCGGTACAGGGGAACGTGCCCCCCGGGGCGGGTCCGGGCCCCCACATGTCAGAGTCTGATAGCCTAGAGGCGTTGAAACGAAAGGCGCGTGGGTATGTCTCATATGCGTACCTGTTGGGGGACCGCTCTCGATATGCGCAAGTGAGCTTGACGATGATGTGTTCCTACCTGGAAGGCTCCTATTACCACGATCCGTACGTGCGGCGGGTTTACCGCATGTTCCACAACCACCCAGCTTTCAAGGACCAAGGCAAGGAATTCATCTCTAAAATTGTGAACGACCGGGAGTGGCAACTCAAAGCCAAAAAAGGGCCGGACGAACTGAATGCCAACGACCCATCCTGGTTCTACAACCCAGAGAGGAAAGACAAATACATGCGTCAATTGAAGATGCTGAGCATGTTCGTGCCCATCAATAAGGAGGAGATGGAGTACCTGGAACAAAAGCTGAACCCGAAATACAAGGCCGAGGAAAATGAAGAGAACAATAACGACGACAATCCCAACGTAAGACGAAAGAAGCGTCTGGCCAAAATACTAGGTAACAAAGACTGGTATCTACAGGAGCTTTTCATGGACAGGGTGGCCGTCTCAACCACTCCGCCGCAGAACGCCGCCAATGACAATGTGGACGAAGGCGCCGAAGCTGACGAACATGCATTTTCGCGAAACAACCAATATGAGCAGCGCATTGGGCAAGCCAACAAAAAGCCGCACAGGCAGTCCCGGCATACGGCCGTGTATCGTTACTACCGGTACCTTCTGAGCCCCAAGATCCCGCAATTGGTAAAAAAAATTTACTCTGACTTGGCAGCGACCAGGGAGGCGTCAAAGGGGATCCACTACGTGTACACGTCGACGAGCACGTCCGCTCTACTGGTTGCCCACGCCCTCAATAAAGTTCTGCGCATGCCGCAACTGAAAGACGCCTCTCTCGTTAGACCCGGTGCCGGGCCGTACTTTGTCACAATCGACAACCTGGTAAGCAATGTCCCTATGCTCGCTGCGTACCAAACAAAGCCCAGGCAGATCAAGGCGTTGAAGGACTTAGTGAGCAGAGACGAAAACGCACGAGGCAATATTGTGAAAGTGGTAATCGCCTCGAAGAAGAGCTTCAAGGGCGTGGACTTGCGGCACATACGGTTCCTCCACTTGTTGGATCCGTTCGTCAATTTTAGGGACTTCATCCAGTTCGTTGGGAGGGGCCCCAGGAATTGCAGTCACAAGGCACTGCCGGTGCAACAACGAAAGGTTGATGTGCTGCTGTACAGACTGGCCTACTCGCCACAAGAGCAATGCAACAATGCCAAGGCCGCGTTGGCTGACTGCTTCCTATGGAACAAGAGCTTTGAGAGGTACACGGGACCGGGGGGATTCAAGAATTTGGAGGATAAGGTGCTGTGGGAGCCGTCTGTGGATTATGAACTGTTCAAAGACAACTTGAGCAAGGCCAGGAACTCTTTGACGGACATGATCAAGAGAATGAACATGTGTTACGACCCAAAACGCAGATCTGACGCTGGTGACAAGGCGGGTTTTCTGGGGTTGGGTCAAAACGTCCAGAGACACCGCCGCATGCAGATTCAGAAAAATCTGAAGGGGCGCCATCCGAAACATGCCACAATGCCATTGCGATTAAAGAAGTACAGAAGTGCCCTTGTGGTGGATCCGGCTAGTGCCAACCAGAAGTACCAACGGGAGGCAGACTGGCTGGCGTACATGAAGAACGCCAAGCCTTTGAAAAGACAATTGATCAAAGCGCGCAAAAACATGCAGGTTGCAGCACCACAGGCCAACTTTAACGCGGCAAACAACAAAATGAAAGCTAAGATGAACCGCCTAGAAGCCCTCCAAAGCCAGTACAACACCCTAAAGATGCGGTACCCCCAAGCAGCAGCTCGGAATGCATACCTAGAGAACACATCCGCCAGAATAAAAAAGCTGGACAAGTATGTCAACGTGGTTGCCGAGGACATACGCGCCTAATTTTTTTCGAGAGTTAGAGGAACTTGTGCAGCATGATGACACCCCTCACAACATTCGGGTTTGCTGGGATGGGGTTGCTGTTGTTCGGCCTCTTGGCGCTCTGTGTGCTCAGCTATCTGACACAAAGTAACGATGAGGGCGGTGCAACACAACTGGACGCTTTGAGGTACCCATCGGAGGTCAACAAGGTGCGCAGTGGTACACATGAGCTGGCTACCATGAACAAGTACAGGAGCTGGCAAATAGTGGTGTTGCGCCAGGGGTCAACGGAGAAAATGCAGGTCAAGCCAAACACACTGTACATGTTTGTCGACGGGGATAACATCGTGCGTCTAATCGATTTGGAACTGAAGCCCAACGAGACCGTTTCACACGGGGGTGAGGTTGCCGTCTACCCCCGCGTCACGGTGCCTCCATCGTGATAGTCGCTCAATCACACGCCGCGCCGTCAAATGTCCTTGGCGTGTCGTTGGCGTGCCGCTACACCTAAATCTATATATCTAGTGGTAACTGAATGTTGTTCTTGGTTGCCACTGCATTGCTGTGTTTGGCGCTCGCGGCTTGCATTGTGATCATCAATACACAGGATATACCCTTCGATGCCCCCTTGGGGGCGAGCCGGGGGTTGGGGCCGGGTGGTGCTGTGCCTTCCGGTGCCATCGTTGCCAGGTCTCTGCGCGATTTCAGGAGCGTAGACAATTCCCTGGTATTTCCCCGGGGCGCAGCTCCTGAAATCCAGAACATCACAGATGAGGGCAACGGCATGTTCAGGTTTTTCTTGCGTCACCGCGGCGCATGGTACGACGGCGATCGTGACCTACGGTGGAACGATCGGGGGCACGATAAATCACGGGCGGAAGTATCGGGGCTCAAGGGCCTGGTGCAAAGGCAAGGGGAGACGTGGGAGTACGGCACAACATTCAAGGTCGACACTAAATTTATGCCCTCTGCTGGGTACTGCGATGTCATGCAACAACACGCACTGTCTTGGGTGGGCCTGACCCAGATCAAGGGAGACGTTATCACCGGAGGCCTGTATTACACGCGCGACTTGTTCAAGACAAACTTTCGAGCTCGTCAATTCAGTTTCCGCCGCGGAGAGTGGGTCACCCTCGTGGTGCGGTTGCGGGTGCATCCCACAAATGGAGAATGTGTCATGTCCGTCAACGGTGACGAATTCCAGGGCCATCGTGGTAAAATATACAAACCGGACAGAGATTTTGGTGGGAAATGGGGCATTTACGGTTCTGGTACAAAAGATGTCACCCGGAAACCCCTGGGAGATAGCTTGGTTTGGCATAAGAACATATGGATGCGCAAAGTGATGTAATTTACACGTGTTTTTATGAAAAAAAAAGGCCTGCGGTACATGTAGGAGAGAGATGCAGCGTTTGACAGTCAGAATGGCGTCCGCAGCTGACCGCGAGATAATTTACGGGCTGAGGCATCAAGTGTATGCCATTGAATTGCAACAATACCCCCCAACAGAATTGCAGCAGCTATCAGACCCTGTGGATGCGTACAACACATACATCGTGGCCCTGGTGGACGACACAGACATCGGCGGGTTCATAAGCATCACCCCCCCCAATCACGAATTCCGCATATTTAGCCATGTGGATAAACGATTGTTTCATGTCGATGAGACGACATGTGAAATTCGGTTGCTTACTGTCATGCCGGAGTACCGCCATCTGGACATTGCCAAGGTGCTGTGTTACGCCGCGGCTAAGTTTGTGGAGTCCCTTGGATGCACAGATGTCATCTTGAGCGCCCGGGATGCCTTGCTTCCCGTGTACGAAAAGTTTGGGTGTAAAAAGCTGTATAATAGGGGTTTATCGTTCAAGAGCGGGGCGGTGACATATCACGTGATGACCTTAAGTTTGATGAGCCTTCCGAACATGACAGGGATTGAGTGGGTCAAGACACTGGGTAATGGTGGTGGTGATGAGTGGGTGAAGGTGCGAGGTAAACCAAAAGTTTGTTATCACGGCGGAGCCGCGTTCGAGGATCACGATTTCAGGAACATGCCCCCGGGCATCATTGTTGCAGATGTGCTCGATGCTTGGTTCGATCCCGGGCCCAAGGTGTTAGAGGCGCTGGGTGACATGGCCCGGCTGTCCAGGTCATCACCAGTTACTCACGCGCACAACGTGTACGCCGCCTTGGCGAAAGGCAGGGATGTGCCCGTGGAATGTCTGTTGCTCGGGGCTGGGTCCTCTGACCTTATGTACAGGTGCTTACCACTGTGGCTCAACGACTCATCCAAGGCGCTGGTGTATGAACCATCGTACGGTGAGTATGCACACATATGCCATAAACTGGGGTGCCAGGTCACCGCGTGCAAAAGCTGGGATGCCTATTGGGAGGCGGCGTATAGCGGCACATATGACATGGTGTTTCTGGTCAATCCGAACAACCCAACGGGATGCTTCCTAGAAGCCGATACGCTCATTGCTCAATTGCAAAATGTTCCCATGACCACGAAAGTGTGGGTAGACGAATCATACATGGAATTTCATGATCGCACTCAATCAGTGGAGCGTATCTGCGCCCAAGCGCCACATGTCGTCGTGTGTAAAAGCTTATCCAAGATATATGCTCTTAGCGGGCTCCGCGCGGCTTATTTGTGCGGCTCACACAAGCTCCTAGGGCGCCCGAGAGCGATGACGCCACCGTGGGTGCTGAGCATGCCGGCCCAAGTTGCTGTGCTTGCTGCATTGGCTGATGAAGCATCATATTACGCGGGTAAGTGGGAGGAGACGCGGGCCCTACGGAATGAGATGGTACAACAGTTTACCACCAAAGGTATTTCTGTACAAGCCAGCGGGGGAAATTTTGTCGTCATCAAGACGTCCAATGCCGGGGATGTGGTGAACGCGTGTAGAATGCGAGGGCTGTATATACGGTACCTCACGGATACTTCTCTCAGAGTGGCTGTCACCACTCATCCTAAACAGGTTGTAGATATTGTGTGTTCCGTCTATCAGTAATCTACTTAATATCTAGTAACCCTGTGCGTGTTTAGTAATATAGTATTAAAAGCATGCCGCGTTGTTTGATTGCAAATTTGTTGCAGCAGCACCCCGGCGCTCCCAAATTAGAGGATTTGATTAAAACGTATTGAACCGCACATGGACCTCGCTAACTCCTCACTTGCTGCTACCGCAAAAACGTTACCGTAAGAATTTCATGAGAAAAAAGCTCGCGCGTCATATTGGGATATTCAGGAAAGGTTTGACAGCAGCCAATGTCAACAAGTTGCTTGGCGTCATCGATTACAAGAACGCCGCGAACGTAAGGCACCACATGGGAAAGGCTTTCCAGTGGCTGAAGACACAGGTTGGGGGCAGGCGGTACGCGTATTTCCTCCCGAACGCCATTGAAAACTTAAACAACGCCAACAATTACATCGTAGACGATTTTAAATCGTACCACTGGGTGGCTCACAAGGTATTCGAAACGATTGGGCGATGGCCGACGGCGGTGGTGACGAATTACGGCAACGCATTCCAAAGGCTGATCGAGCACGGGGTCAAGGATTTTGTTATGGCTGATGATGCCGCATATTCCGGATCACAGATAGTCAATCACATACAGCGTTTTACAAAAATAATCTCGTCTTTAAAGCAAGCCGGTATCAAACTGCATGTGGCGCTGGGGTACGCCAGCCCGCGAGCCATGGACATAATTTCCCAGGTGGCGAACGAAGCACAAAAAAACCGGGTGCACGTGAATTTTTATGCTAGTGGAAAACTGCCCTCACTTCACCAGGCTATTGCTCATCTCAGCAAAAACAACCAAAACAAACTTCTCGAGTTTTTCAAACACGGCGAAAGAACGATCTACTATCCACCCACCATCAGCATCCTTGCGCACAAATTGCCAGACTATGCCTCAATACCCAAGGAGATAATGAACGCCTTCGGTGGGGTTAACAAGCACATCATACCACCGTACAGGCAAGTCAAAACTCGCAAAGCGAATTACAGCGTTCAGTCCATCGTCGTCAATGGGAACATGCGGACATACACGTACGGGAACGGGCGCAAAGCAACCTTCCAAAACGTCGGTGGCATCCTGGTGCCAGTAAACGACGTCGAACAGAAGGGAAAAAAAAGGAAAAGGTAAAGCTTAATTGTGGAAGGCGCCCGGTAATGAACGTCTTCTATAGCGCCGTATTCTATAGCGCCGCTAAGCGCCCCGATAATAGCCACATCCGCAACAGGGAAAAAGAGGTATCACACATACAGGAACGGGTCTGTAAAAGAGTATAAAAACGTTGGTGGCGTGCTCGTTCCATACGCCACGAAACTACGATAAGTTTTTTTATGTATTAGTTCTTTAGACAACCACAATATTTCCCAATCCGGTACATCTTTGTTTCGGCAGCTTTGGCACATATAGACCCTCCCCTCGTCTCATATCCCCCAACCCTTCGTCACATAACTCGTCACATATCCAGCCAATCTGATACATGCCTTGTCATATACCCTTCGTCACATAACTCGTCACATATCCCACCCCATCCCCACCCGTTGTCACATATTGCTACTTGGTACAGCCTAGTTCTTCATCCCTTGTCACATATTGGCCAATGGTTATATACCCGTTGATATCCGTTGTCACATATTGGCCAATATGTGACAACGGATAGTATAAATTCAATATACATTTGGCCAATATGTGACAAGGGATAGTATGAAGGCCTGTGCTGGATACGATATGTGACAATGGGTGGGGTGGGGAGGGGATATGTGACAAAGGGTAAAAAGCGGGGGTGGGATGGTTGGGGGTATGGTTGGTTATGTGACGAGGAGGTGACAAGGGGATGGGGCCGGGGTGGGGGATATGGTTGGTTATGTGACGATAAGGTCATGAATCCACTGGGCTCTTACCAACCAAGTTGGTGATTACCGTGATAGATGTCCACACTTTGCATCCCCTCTTTGTCGACACGAATTGGATTGGCTCGGGCACGCGCGCGGGGATATGTATTGCCTCATGCAATCATTGTAGGCTTTGTTTTTATCGACGTAAGGAGCTGGACCGCGATATTTGGGCAACGCCGGGTAAAACATCTTTCTGATAGGGAACACCCGTGAGGTGGCATTGTCATACACGAGGTTCATGAGCGTAGCGCAATATGGCCCTTTGGCACAGTGCTTGTTTATGTAGCCTGCTGGTGTATCCCTGCCAGTTCTCGTGACAGTACCAGTGTCCCATGGATATTCCCTTGGGCACCGCTTGTTGACTCGATCTGTAAATCTGCATTTCATGGAGTTTATCATGTCTACATATGATTTTTGTTTCCCATTTTTTTGCAGAGTCTTAAATGCTTTTCGTGCTTGTTTCCACGCGTGAGTTGTTCGCATGAAATACATGTACCCCAGTGAGCCAGGTTTTTCACTATTCTTGGTGAGGCATTTGTGGGGCTTACCACCCCACCTTTCACCGGGTTTCAATGTGACTGCATCTATTGCCATTGTTATACCAATCACAATGTCCTGTCCGTTGACAGTGACAAAGTTTGGCCCTCCACTATCCCCAAAACATACCGATACGGGCCCAACTCCCGTGGCTAAAAATGACGTTGGTCGCCAGGCAGTTATTTTCAATGTGTTCAGTTGGAGCCTGGGTGCAGGGTTGCCTGTTTCATCAAGGCCATACCCGATGCTTTTAAATAGAGCCCCCACGGAGTTTCTCCGTTCCCATTTGGCAGTGAATCCGTCTACTGCCACAGGTGGCTTTGCGGATGCTGTGCGAAGTCTGACAATGGCCCAATCATCATCAAAATTATTGACTCCCTTAGCAACCACAAATCCTTTCCTTCCTTCCCCGTCTTTCGTCGTTCCGGTCACACCACCAATCACCATCCTAACTTCAGCAGTGCCTTCGACTACGTGCCGGGCGGTCATAACATGCACTGGCGTGATCAGAAATCCAGTGCCCATCGTGTTTCGTACAGGATTTATGACGTACACCACCCACGGGAACCTGCCAGGTGGTGCATCGACAGCGTTGGTCTGGGCGGCTTGTACAATGTCATCATCTCCACCATCCACCATGCTTTCGACCCGAGGATATCGCAACACGAATGCAACCATTATCAACAACAGGGCATAGACAACAAAATGTGCCATTACTATTGGGTATCACAAAGAAAAAAAATACAACGCGATCACATTTTTCTTTTCATTGTTTCAAAGTTTGAATACCTTTCCTGAAGGAGAAGATGATTGTTCCTTCTGATTTAATTTTTATCTAATTCATGTATCCAATTTTTCTTTTCCTTGATCCATTGTCTAATTTAATTGCCCCGTACCTTTCCAGAATGTTTCTGTAAAGAGCTGATTCAAAGTTTGATTTCGCCGCCCTGTATCCAGAACCCCCGGGTCGATACAACCAGTTCTGTTGGATTCTGTGAGCAGCCGCGTTCTGTTTGGAATTGTTTTTGGCCAGTGTTGCCATTTTCCCAAGATGTGATCTCTGCATATGTGGTGCGCGGTTGTTTATCTGGAACAGCATCGACGCGCTCGGGGATATCATATACACGATCTTCCTGAGCTGGTCTGATGTCCTGGTTGAATCAATCATGTCCATCAGAAGGTTTATCTGGAACCTGCTCATTTGTCGATTATACTCTTCGACCTTTTCTCTTAGGTATGGATCTATAATTGATCTATGATTGATTCCCGTAAAGTGAGCCCCTATCGGGCGAAATTCCGTTTTTGTCATATGCCCAAGAAGATGACGCTTGAGCTGATCTTTCACAGACTGTAGGACTGGTTTATTTTTGTTGGACATGTGATAATTTTTCGCACAGAAAAAAATTATGGTCTCTTGGTCCTTTTACCAAAAGCGCGATTGATTGCGTCGTGTTCAACCCGAGTCACTGCTTTGGTTTTCATGTTAATGTAGCGTTGATGGGCCTTTGTGTCGTTCAACCCATCGAAGTCAAAGCCCATGTGTCTCAGCAACCAATCCTGTCCGCGCGTTGTCATAAATACCCCGGACAACCAATAGGGCCCTGGCCAGGTGGTGTGAAAATATATGCGTGAGACGGGCCGGTTTGTATATATGTATCATACGCAACCCCCCGGACCCGGATTCCGGACCTCCAACCCCGGACCCGGACCCCCGGACCCCGGGCCAGAACCCTTCTGTTTTTTTGTTGCATTACCAAGATATGAGCACAACCAGGAACGTGAGGGCACGACCGTCACCACAGAACTATCTTCTGGGAGCTCCGTCGAATATTCAGGACAGGGTATTCAACTTGTTGTTCAGTCAAGACCTGGAACGTTTTGCGTCGGTCTCAGAGAATCACGCGTCTGCGATCCAGCGGTACAGAGCGCGGGGGCCGTCAAGCAAGGCTGTTGCTGCCCTCGGGTTGTTGGCCCGGTGGATCGAGATTGCGGCTCAAAAGCTGGTGGCGGCTATGTACAGGGTGCTCGCATTGCACCGTAAGTACCCAGGCGGGGTCCCGGGTGCAAATCCTTTTGGCGCGGTGGCTTGGCCTGCTGCTAATGTGAGTTTGGGGGGCGTTTGGGAGGCCAAGGTGTGGATGAGACCGGCTCAGCGTAAGTATCCAACTTTAAGCATCGATTTCTTCAACAAAGAAACAAACCTGTGGACAGGGGGGCAAGAGCTGCGTGTCCTTGTAAATAAAGGCGTGTACAAGCTTGATCATAGTAAGAGGTTTCATATGTTGGAAGATCGGGAAGTGTTGAAGGGGTGGATGTTCAGGAGCACATTGAAGAAGGCGTTCACCTTATATCGTGAACATCCGTTGACTGCTTGACACCCTACCGGCTCTGAAGGTTTTGGGTGTGCATGCCCTAACACGCCTGCATGCATCCCCCCCCCCACACACACACTTGCATTGCCGTAATACGAGACCAGCAGGTACCCGCGGCGGTCTCAATGGCGCTCCGGCAGCAGTAAAGATGGCTTGGCGGCATCATCCGGACCTTGTTGACATTTTGATATCAAAATCATGCCGTACGGATTAACGCGTTTGGTAGTCAACTTGATAGCGGACGGCTTAAGACGATTGCTCTTGAATGGTCGATAATTTACCAGATGATGCCATCTCTGAAACCTACGAGTGACTTGGACAACATCAGGATGCTGTTTTTGTAGAGACTCTGCAAATTCTTTTCGTTTCTTGCCCTGTTGATACACCTCGTGTGTGTTCCCACCATCCATGGTCATGGTGGGCATTTTGGTCACGAGAAAGGCATTGAACAATGCCGTGCACATCCCATCTTTAAGCACTCTGAGTGAAAGGTCTGTGTCCTCGTTGTATTTGCCTCTCCATCTATGGGTCATCGAATTATTAACAAGAATGCATGAGTATATCCTGGTATTCAGAGTTATTGGAGCGATTTGGAGCTGATCAATGACAAACTGTTGGTAATTGAGCCCGGCAAGCCCGATGTTCGTGTACCGATCAACCCAGTCTTCGACGGCTCTGAAGATATTCCCACTCCTGCATTTCAATTTTTCGTTCCTATTTCTTCGCCAGAATACTGGCATATTGTCGTCGAGTATCCAATGGCGCTTGTTCCCGGTTTTTTTGCTGTGTTCCCACACCCAATTGCGCGCCGGAATAGAGCCTTGACCGAGGTTTTTGAAGGGGAGCACTAAAATCTTCTTGGGATTGATGGCTTGTTGGTATAAAGATTTTTCATGAGGTTCCACGACCACAGAGTAGTCGACTCCCATTGCGTCCAACGCGCGTGCTGTCAACTGCTTGTGCCATCGTCCCTTCGAAATGATGTATATGGGGTACCGAGGTCTGTACTGAACCTGGGTCTCCCAACATTTATGTGCTTGCTTGCGACGCGGCCGAGGTGGGAACCAATATCCCCTGTTCTCCGTTTTGGTCTCCCACAAGCGCTGGTTTAATGCATGTTTGAACAGGTCGACTGACTTCGAGCCGTCAACTGTATACACAAATGATTTCCAAGGTGCGATGCCAGGGAGGTTTATATACTCTGGCATACCATGCCACAATGGGGCCCACGTGGCATCACGGTTTGGGTCCCACGCCTGGCTCGCTTGCCGTTTACAATCTGTGATCCGCAATCCTTTCTGCACGAACCTGGCCAATCGTCTTTTGAAACTGTTCAGGTTTTCCTGGGATGCAAAGTGAACAATAAACTGTTGCGTTTCTACCATGAGTAACGATACTGTATAAAAAAAAGTATAACGAAGGCGTTGGACGCGTTCTTGTGGGCATGACACGACTTCAAGAAAAAGATTGTCATGCGTGCCAAGAAAATTATGGAAAAGATCAAGAAACACCCATATAACAATGACATATATTGGCGACGAAACTTTTGGAGACTGATCACAGATACACTCTCATACTCCCACCACCACCCCCGGCAAGAGACAAAGCGTGGGTGGAATTTGTTGCCACAAATAACTTGCAGATAGGGATATCGTATTTTAGGGATGGGGTGGGGTGGGCTTTACGCATGATGAACATTCGTTTACAACCGGAACTCGGAACGTGTACTGTGCCAGAGTTCAAAGAACGCACCGGACCAAAAGTGCCCTTGCGAAACAGGTCCTTTGACAAATTAAAAATATGGGTGGAAAACCATCCTTTCTACAACGAGTCTACGTACGTGGCCAAAGAAGACTGGGAAGCTTGGGATGCACACACGAAACGATGCCTGGTGTTGAAGAGTCATCCACTGCGGTTCTCCACATAAGGCCGCTCTAAAATGGCAACGAGGTCGTCGTACCTGCCCTTGACGCTCCGCAGGTCTACCATGCGCAGGGTGAGGCCGTGGACACTGGCCTTGCGCCGCAGCTGCTCCTCCAAGGAGTCTGTTGCTATGTCTTCTATCACGTACACACCCCCCTCCGTAAGCAGCGGCGCAAAAAGATCAAGGGTGGCGATTTGGTGCTCAGGAAGGTGGCTCGCATCGTCGATGATGAGGTCGTATGTTTCACCCGCAAGAAGGTCCAGGGACGTGGGGATTGTGGCATCGGCGTGATACACAGTCATTCTGGGGTCAGAGAAGCGTACGCGCGAGGTGTCGATGTCGACGCCAAACGCACGAGCGCTCGGGAGGAAGTCACACACGGCTTTTAAGAAAGCGCCAGAATAAACACCTATCTCTACAACGCGCACACTTTTTCGCTGAGAAAGTTTGCAGAATATCTCATCGTACATGGGACCGTACGAGTGCAGGGTGAGTTTGTCCGTGCCGCGAGCATTGTCGTCTCCGTTGTACCTGCTCAACACTGTTGAGAACGCTTCCATTGCACGATGTACTGTATTGCACCATGTTTATTTTACACAGCGCTGACCGCACCGCTTGATTCAGCAGGCTCACAACCCCAACCGCGTCCTTTGGCTGTCGTAAATGCCCTGGAGTTCCGCGTTGGTCAGGTCCCGGTTGTACACCGCGAACAGCGCAAAGGCCCACGAGCTCTCGGGTGTGCTCGCGCCGATCCGGTTGAAACTGTAGTTGGTGGTGTCGCCGCCTGCAAAGTACCAAGGCTCGTTGACGACGCCGTTCTGGATCACGAGCAGCCGCCAACCCCGGCCAGCAGATCGCAGCGTGATGGCCGTCATGTACGGCTGGGTGTACGTGTTGACCGAATTGTATGTTGTTGTTGACATGCTTTGTGTCCCGTTTTGTAGTCTTCCGTACTTGTTTGTGGTGTCTAGGAAGGCGATCGAGTTGGTTCCCGCGGCGTTTGTGGCCACGTAACGAAGCCTTGTGGTATCTGAGGACGGGGATGCGAATATGATGATCGTTGCGGATCCCACCGGCACCGGGAAGTCCCCGCTGGCAAAAACCGCAGTCGTCACACGCGGTCGGCCGGCCACCGTGGTAGTTGCAGTGGCGGTGAAGTGGTTGTTGTTGCCGCTCTGGTCCAGCCACGTGGTCGATGTTGATGAGCTGAACTGGTCGGCATCCAGCAACAATGTGAGCCCGGAAGTGCCCCGGAACGCCGACAGTCGCATGTTGAGATCCAGCAACCCGAACCTGAGTTTCTGACTGTCGTAAATTGCCTGGATTTCCATCTGGCTCAGCACCCGGTTGTATACCGCAACGAGTGCAAAGAACCACGTGTTATCAGCATTGACCCAGCCGAGGCGGCTAATGCTGAAATTGGTGCCGTTTGTTGTCGAGCTGGCGTACTCAGAAACGATGCCCGTGCTACTGGGCGCGAGGAACATCTGCCAGGTCTTTCCTCCAGAAATAGCGCCGGTGGACGACACCGCGATGGCTGTCATGTAAGGTCTCGCGTACGTCTCCGTCGGGTACACGGTGTCGTATACCACACTGGTCGAAGATATCGACCCGGTTCTGTATAGAGTGTACGCGTTCGTACCGGAATTCAGATACGTCAAGTAAGTAGAGCCGTTGAGTGCGTTGATGGACATGATGCGCTGTACAGCCGTGTTGGCGCTCGGTGACGCAAACACGATGAACGTCGCCTGATTGGACACGGGGAAGGAAGCACCATTTCTGTACAACGCTGTTGTCACGCGCGGCTGACCGAACACCGTCGTGTAGACTGTGTTCGTAAAGTTTTGGGAATTGCCGCTCTGGTCCAGCCACGTGGGCGATGTCGAGGTGCGGTACTGCTCGGAGTCCAACAGCAGCGCCAACCCGTTAATTTTGAAGGCGGAGAGATCCACATCGTTGGAAGCCTGGAGCGCGAGGTTGGCGGCCCTCATCAGGCCGTCGGTTCCCCTGACTTGCACCTGCAAGGTTGCGTTGTTCAGCAAGGCAAAAGTCATTTGACCATAATTGCTCACGGAAGCTGCCGTGTTTGCCGAAAACGCCAGGGTGCCGTCTACAGTCGCCGAGTTGGCAGCTCTCAAGGCGCCGCTGATGTTCATGTTGCCCACCACGTCCAAGGCGGCCGCGGGCGAGGTGGTATTGATGCCCACGTTGGCCGAAAAGTTTGTGCCGTTGCGTATCACCGTCACGCCGTCGATGAAATCCGTGGCATTATCCCCCAGCGCCAGGCTCAAGTTGGTTTTCGAGGTCGAGCCGGCGTACACCCGGGTACCGAAGTTCGTGTACGTGCCTATTCCGTACCTGTCTAAAGCGGTCAACCGACGTTCGATCAAAGGTGCCGATTGAAATTGTGAATACGAGAGATTGCCAGTTTGCGCTGCCACAGAGAAGGATGTTGTATTCGCTTGGAGGACGTTGGTCGCGACAACCAGGTTGCCAGTGGTGATGGCGTTGCTAACCACAAGGTTTGACATTGTTGCGGCGTTGCTAACCACAAGGTTTGACATTGTTGCGGCGTTGCTGACCGCCAGGTTCGATACCGTTGCGGTGTTGGCCACCGACAAGGAGTCAGACACAAGAGACGACGCCCTGAAAGGCAAATACCGGACGTTGGAATATGTCACCGTTGTGGCCGGTTGGGTGGTGGCGAAACATTCAACGGTGTTGGAGGCCCTATTCCACATCACGCCGATGTTGGACTGTGGGTGCTCCACGAATATGCCGGCGTGGTTGGCGCGGGGGATAATGCCATCCATCGCTATGGAGCCATTGCCCAGCACCAGTCTCGAGGAATTGACGACGAGTTGTGATTGGGAAACGCTTTGGGTGTCACCCACGACGATGGAGTTGCCGTACACGAGTTCGTTGCCGTACTGCGTTTGATTACCGTAGTGCGTTGAATTTCCGTAGTGGTGCGTGGAGAACACTGAGATGCGTTTCATATGTGCCAGAAAGCGAGAAAATTAAATTTGATGCGTCGCGATCACACATCAGGTGAATGCGACCACACCCTTGCCGTTCTCGATGCGCAAAATGTTGAACCCCCATGCGATGACTACCAGCTTTCTCAGCCACGCGATGTCCTTGGCGGATGTGGGTGTGATGGGCTCGTTTGATTCCACGTTTTTCTTGAAGGTGATGTCCAACCGGGCCTCTCGCATGTTGGAGAAGTTGCATACCCCTTGTGGCCCGAAATCCTCCAGGTCTTTGCCAAAGGAAAACATGCATACCCCCGGCACGGGTTGGCCAATGCAGTGTTTGAACGGTAAGAATCTGTTAAAATATTGGCTCTTCATGGCCCGGACCCTCTCTTGGCCATCGAATAACAACCGTGTTTCGTATATGGGCATGACGGAATCTGGGATGGGACACACGAGGCACAACCCCCCCGGACTGGCGACATCTAATGTGTATGCCAAGGGCACGGATTGACGATCGCCCACATATCGCCCGTGATTGGTACGGTATTCGCCTCGAACGAACCAATACAGGCTTTTGACGGGGTGGAACAAATTGAGCTTGGCCTGAAACATGCTGGTGTTCAGGTCACTGGGTACTTGCGCGGGCAATGAGAACACCTGGGTGCTGACCTGCTCCAGCAACAAATCGTACGGCTTGGATACGAGCATCATCCTTTCGTGCTCACCCAAGTACGCAAAGTCACCGAACACTTTCAAATCAAAGTCGTCCTCAACTCCCACATCAGAGCCGGCAGCGAGCTTGAACGTGAGCACAACTTCGGAATGACGCAGAGCGATGAGCGGCAAGGCGCATCCCGGATGTCTACAGAAACTGAACGTCAGCGGGTACCAGAATGTTTGTGTCGCGGGCTGACCACTGCTGATGACTTCCGGATCGTAGTTCGACATGCGGGTGTATTGTTGGCTTTTGTCGTATGGGAGATGAAGCGTGTTGTATAGGCGCAACCAGTCCGACGTGTGAGTTTCCACTATCTGACCGTCGACAAGGAGGGTTATTTCCTCAAACAGGGCTTCCACTGGATGGTAGGCAGCCGTGTAGTCGCCTGCTTTTTTCGTGAGGGTCAACTCCACGAAGACACCGGCCAAGACATCACCCAAGTTGTCTATCGTCACTGAAAAAGTTTGACCCAGCCGGGGATCGCTTTTGCACCACATCCGAATGGGCTCTATTGCGAAATTCGGCTTTTTGCGGATAACGCCTTTCCATATACTCTGCCCCGGCTGGTCAGACATCGACGTGAAATAGACATCCTCGCGGCTTGTTGTCATCACTTGAATCAACCCGGCTGGCATCCTGGTTTGGTTGGCGTATCACGCAGAAAAAAAAAGCGTCGGGATACCGCCGCATTTTTTTTGTGCGCTGAGAATAAGGGTAACATGGGTGTGTTGGTGCACAATGTTGCGCATGAATCCGGCCACGTGTTTCAAAGCGCATACATCTCTTTTGCTACCAATGGTATGTATGTGCAACCCCAACCTCAACTAGGCAGCTTTCTTGTGCACGCCACATACAACGTGTGGAATTCTTTCGTCGACAGGATGAGCGGTCGAGTCCCCTTAGCCACAATGAGCATAATCGTTAACGCACCATCACTCGAAGACATGTACGCCTCGTTGTATGAAGCCATCAAAAACAAGTACCCGGATCACCAGGATTACCAGCCAGACAACGCCACGGCTGAGAATACGCCAGACCCGACCCCGGAACCCGAACCGGTGCCAACGCCAGACCCGGTGCCAGACAATGTACCAGAGCCAGCGGCAATAGTCTTGTGATACCTTTTTTGTTGCGCTGTGACATATGATAGACTGGGGGGTGCAGGTCGGTCAAGGGCATTATGGTGAGGTGTTCATGGCTTCCGGGCAACAGGTGATAAATCATTTGCACGGGTACGTTGTAGACATCGAGGTGAAAATGCCAACATCAAGAACCATGGTCGCTGTGAAGATATTACCGAGAGAAACTTGTGAACCAACATCAAATTTGCGTGAAAGCTACAAAAAAGCCCGGAAGGAAGCTAAGACCCTGTACAGACTCCGGAAAAAACAAGAAACGAGAGGCTTCGTCCCGAAGTTCTATTTGTCTGCCATGAACCCGGATCACTACATCATAGTCATGGAATTTGTCAAGGGTAGGCCACTGAGCCAAGTTCTCAGAACTAACGGAGCGGTCAACACCAGGGCTTTGCTGCTTAAGATCGCCAAAGCAGTTTACGCGCTGCACCACCACGGCAAAATTGGCCATCGTGATCTCCACGGTGACAACATATTCGTTACATCCAAAGGCGAGGTGCGGCTCTTGGACTTTGGGGAAGCCAGCAAAAGCAAGTATGACTATGCCACCTTCCAAAATTTCTGTGCCAAAGTCAACAACGTCCGCGGAGATGTGCTGACCAGATCCACCGCATCCCCGAACAGGTGGGTCTCACGGAATAAAAACATGAGCAACCTGACCAACGTGGCACGCCTCAGGCACAAACTGGCGCCAGATGCTTTATGGCACAACAACGCTGTTCAAAATGCCTAAAATGGGCAAGGATGCTGGAGACGATGCGACGCGCTCGATGATGGGGTCGTACGCCATGTGTTGACCCAAGGGGCCTTGGCGTTTGGGGGGAGGTAGCCATATGATATCGTGGCACGAAGACTTTGATGCACCCGAACACACACGGGCGATGTCATACAGATACTTGGCCTGTGTGACGTCGAAATTTCCTAAAGAGCCTTTTGTGGATGCTGTGATGCTTCCCAAGGTCAACACTTTTAGACGGGCTTGGAGAGTTTTCAATGAACCGGGACTGGTGGCAGCGGCAATCAGCATCTTCAAGACGCTCATGACCATGTGGCCGCCATGGGAATGCCCAACGAGCACCACGTCCCTGCCTTGGGCCACATGGTCCTCTACGCGGGAAGCCAAGGTACTAGCGAAGGCAGCGGATGCAAGTTTACGCCGACCCCCTTTGAACGGGAGCAACGTATGCATGATGTTTGCCAGCTGGGCAGCCGTGCGTGGATGGCAGTATATTTCCACGTGTGAGTATGACGGGTTCAGGACGGATCGTAACTTCTGCAACCGTTGGCGCTGAGACTCTACAAACTGGTTGCACCCCAAACCGTACACAACCATCAGCACGGCCCCGGGATTTGACTGTATAGCGCCGCGGGGGACGCTGGTGGCGAGGTGCGCAACTCGTTCCTTCGGCAGCAGCCTTTGCAGGGTCTTGGCGTTGCGTGGGGCGCCCCATGGCCGTGGTCCGGACCGGTGCGACAGACTGGGCGGACTAGGCCGGCTGGAACGACGACGACCCCACACTCCGGCTCTTTCACTACCAACTGGTTGATTCAGCGGTCGTCCCGCGATCTGGCGGGTTTGCATCATAACAGGTTCCCGGGAAAAAATATTTAAAACTCATACATCATGCACATCATGCACCCATACATCGGCATCACACCAGCTTGGGTGGTGGCAACACAAGGGTTGCTACGACCGTGAAAACCATGTAGCACGCGTATACCCCAAACGCAACGAGAGCAGCCCTGTTTTTCGGGGCGCCCAAGGCAATGGCGACGATAAACAACAATAGAGCGCTACACGCGTTGAGGCATGTACCGCCGCACAAACCGTATATTCTGTAATTATCTGGGTTGGTCGTGCTCATTGGTGTTGTGTTGGTGTTGAATGGTATATATTCACAGAAAAATATGACTCTATCGAGATGGGAGTCTGGTCGTCTGGTCAGGACCCAAACGAGATGTGGCCATCACGTGAAATGCCTTCGAATTCAGTGTGGTCTCCCATGAGGTCTTTCATTTTCACGACATATTTCTTGAACTCTGCCTCGTTGTTTGCGTATCTATCAATGACGTCCCAATTCCTTGCCTTCCGGTAGTCTTCGGATGACAGGCGACGGAAGTAAAACCCCTTCATGATCCGCACAACATCTGCCGCACGCACGGGTGATTTCAGCGTAACAATCTCCTCTCCCAACCTGGTTCGCATGTACAGGAACTGGGGGGCGTTGGTATATACAGCGCGTGCATACTTTTTGTTGAATGGCAAGTACGTGCCCCGCTTTTCAACTTCAGGAGAGCTTGACACGCGGAAGTTCCAACTCAATGCGGCACCATCGCTAAAGTGCCAGCCGTCGAACGTCAAAGCCCGACCAACCCGTCGCGGTTTCTTAGCCGGCGTCGAGAACAAGATCCCCGTTTCTTGACACCGGCATTTTTTTTACCGTGCATTCTGGCGTCTGGCGTGTGTGTGGTGTGGGGGGGAAGGAGGTGGGGAGGAAGGAGTGTCCTCCAGAAGTGTCCTCCAGAAGTGTCCTCCAGAAGTGTCCTACACAGTACTGGGACTCAAATTGTATTGTGCGCATACAAACATCCTTAAAGAATCGAGATTCTCAGAGATTCAGAGATGGCGGCCCCTGGGCAGAATCCAGAGTTTTTAAATTTCCTAGAAAAAATCGTGACCCCACATGTAGAAAAAATGTGCGATTTCGGAGAGATGTATCACACGCAGGCTGAGTGGCTTGTAGGGGTTGTCGAAACTCAGATCGGAAAATTTCCAGTTCCAACCCACGGCTCCGTTCTGGAAATCATTACAAATCGATTTTCCCAAAACGGGAAGTTTATAGAAGGGTTGCGGATCAAACCGGAGGTCTTGGTGCATTACTTATACCCTGATAGGAGGGTGAGCTGCACGATGAACGGGGAGCTGATTGGCGTCGAGGGCGTGAAGGAACAGGAGTTCCGCCGGATCATGGACCAACAAACGGCGGACCAACAAACGACACGCATGTCACACATGCACTGGGTTCTTGATAATATAATGACTGGAGCACGCGGTCTTGTGTGGTGGTTCGTTCAACACGCGCCAAAAATAGGTAGGATGTAGGTAGTCGACAGAGTATGTTGGAAGACATCACTGACTTCAAAAACCATTGTGAAAAGCTGGTGGCGGAGTACCGGGACCAAAAACAGGGTCTGGAAGTCAAGCACAAACAGCTGAAAGAGCTCATCATCAGTACAGAGGCAATTCTAAGGTATAAACCAGAATGGACGGAGGCGCTAGCGCAACTCACCGAGCAGCTCGACGCCGAAAAGCAGGAGCTGAAAGAAGTGGAAATTGACCTGGAAGAGCGTCAAAAGGCGGTGACAGAGCTACGCACCACATGCAAGTCAGGTTTAGAGAGCCTGTATGGGACATTCAAGCTCTTGTCATTCAACAACGAAGAATTTGTCACGGACGTTACACCTGACCCGTTCATGGTAGAAATGGCCAGAACTCTGTACCCGGACATCAAGGACAACCACCAATTACGCCAAGATCCCCCCATAGCGGGGGTGTACAAGTACCAGATGGGGTCGACTCCTCAGGGTTCCCACACCGCCTCGAATTCCGCCCCCCAACCATTCTCGACGCCCATCTTTCAGCCATTCACGACCACTGCCACCACACACGCGTCAGAAAGCCAGTCCCCGAACGGGTTTGTATTCGCGCCGCCCACAACCACCCAGCCGCCCACAACCACCCAGCCGCCTCCCGGCCAGGTGCCACAACGTACCGTGACTGACCCTACGCGGCCCCACCACCACTGGCGGCCATGAAGGCCACGGCTGCGAACGCGAAGCACAACAAACCATTGGCGAACGTGACAATAGAGGTGCACGGCGAACCCAAGTTGAACTGGATCCCGTGAGTGTGGCACACCATGGCGGCCACCAGGTTGACGAGGCAACAACACCCCGCAATGGCAGAAAGGTACAAGGCCAACCTCATGGCATATATATTATATAGTATAGTATATTTCCACGCTTTTTATCTGGTATATGATGTATGGTACGAACAAACTCGTCAAAATCACGCTCAAACTCTTTCCGGACTAAACCTCGCACGTCGCGACCCGCTGGCATACGCAAAGTGAGTGCGTGGGGGGCGCGGCAGCAGGAACGGGCGCGCCGCATCCTCAACCACATCAGGCTGTACATCCAGTACATCAAGGGGAACCGCGCCCACCCACGCAGGGCCATCACGGCCACATCGGCGACCAGCTCCCGCCATAATTCAACTCTAAATAACACGGCGAGTTCCAGTTGGCGGCGTTGATACGGGTTTAAAACAAACTCCCGGCTTTAGTGAGAACCATGGCAATCAAGGTTCACATTCTTGATCTGAACGGCGTCTTTATAGAGGAGTGTAAGGCGGTGTTCTCAGGCGTCGAAACCGTCACGTGCACACAGGGGGACATCCGGTCAATGGATTCGCCTGACGTGGCATATGTATCACCCAGCAATTCGTTGATGTTCATGGACGGGGGCATAGATTTCGTCTACAGCCGACACATGTTCCAAGGCGTCGAGGCAAAGCTGAAACATAAAGTCAAGCAACTGGGATTCACAACGTTTTTAGGGCGCTCCTACCTACCAGTCGGTTCTGCCATCATCGAGGACCACGTGGGCGACGGGGTGCGGCGGTGTGCACTAATAGCAGCACCAACCATGTTCTTGCCGCACAACGTGAGTGAAACACGCAATGCGTACCACGCGTTCAGGGCGGCACTCTCGATGTTCGACAAATACAACAAAACGTCAGGGTGCGGAACACGCCAATTGCATACATTGGTGTGTCCGGCGCTGTGCACGGGGTACGGCAAGATGCCACCCATAGAGGCAGCCCGCCAAATGCGTCTGGCTTACGACCACCACACCAACGGCCCACCCATCCCAGAAATGACCCACGGGGGCGTGCCATGGTGCTTCATAGGGCCCAATCAAGACCAAGAGCAGCCAAACGTGTTCGACAACAGGGAAATAAAAGAAATTAGCGTTGAACATATTCTGAGATCTTAAGGATCTTGCGACATTCACACGGCCGCCTTTTTGGGAGCTGACGCTTTTTTGGGAGCCGTCGCCTTTTTGGGAGCCGCCGCCTTTTTGGGAGCCGCCGCCTTTTTGGGAGCCGCCGCCTTTTTGGGATTCTCCGCTTCCGCTGGCGTGGCCGGTGTGGCATGGGTGAGGTTGTTGCGAATGACTTTCATGAGGCTCCGCGGGTGGTTGTACGGGTGGTCACCCGAAGAATCCCAGACCAGAATACCACCCAGGTCATTGGCATGCACAAACTTGCACTTTTCTGTGATTGACTGGGGGTTATCGTACGAGTTCAGCACGCGGCGTTTAGGGTCGTATGAATACGCCGCTTTGGCCACATCGTCCCACAGTTCCTTGGCGCCGACCACCGGCAACGCTTTGTAGTCGACCACGCCATCTTCCCACGATTTATCCGGGCTTCCACCACTGCACGGCTTGCCCAACCCGTCAGTGTTGGCGAACCCGCGGCTGTAGAAGGCCGCACCAATGAACAGTTTCTTAGACGGCACGCCCGCGGCCCGCCACGCCGCCACGGCCTCCTCGACGCTGTAAGGGCACCCCTCCCGCTTCAGCAGGTTGCATTGGTGCCCGGACTGCGTGACCCCCCACCGGCCATCCATGAAGTCGTACGTCATGATGTGCACCTCGTCCACCAACGGGTGGATCCGGGCCACGGGCATCTTGATTTTTTCCGGGGCGGCAGTCACGCACATGCTGATCCGGAACCCTGGTAATTTCTTGCGCATCAGTTTCAAGAGCTTGACGAAATTGACCCCGTCCTCTGGTTTGGCAGTATTTCCCTCCAAACCGTAATTCTTGCCGTCGTCTGACAGGTATTCCCAATCGAGGGACACGCCATTGAACAGCCCCGGCCATTTCCCAAAAAGTTCCAACAACGAAGCCACGAACGTCTCCCTCGTGCTAGGCGTTGACACGGCCTCACTGAACCGACCGGACCACGTCCACCCACCAACAGACAACGTCAAGTTGAACTTCTTGCCCTGTTTGCGCAGTTTGTTGAATTGGCCCAGATTGCCCAAGAAATCTGGTGGGGTGCCCGTGTGAGTGTTTTCTGGGAGCACGCCTTTCCCTATGTACGGGTTGTCAAAATCTGCCCAGGCATCCCCGCTGAACACCTTGCCGTCCGGACCCACATTGAAGAAAGCATACGCGATATCTGTCAAGTGGTCTATGGGAAGGTCCCGCACTTGGTAATCGCGGCCGTAGTTGGCCCAGCTGGCGTGGTAGTAGATTGCATGTTTTCCGGTGGGGCTGGGGTAGAAAGGTGCGGCGAGCGTCATGGTGTAGGTACCACATTTTTTTTACGGGCAGAGAGAAACTGCAGAGAAACTAACTCCCCAGTTTCTTGTTGCCATCTGTATTCATGAACCAGAAATAGAGACTTGCCAAAAACAAGCAGCACAGAGCCGCAACGACAGCACCCGCCATGACTGATTGGGATTGTCCGACGCCGGTCAGGGTCCCGATTCCCGCTACCGACGAAAAAGCGCACAACGAATACCCGAGCACGAAGAACGCGTCTCCGTACATGCTGTTGTGAGATGGATACATAATCGCAAGCTTTTTTCACACGGCCTTTGTCGCGGGTGACGGGTTGCTGGCATTGTTGGCTTTCCAGGCACTGACACTAACAAAGCACCAGAACCCCAAGCATATTGCCGCTACACACGCACCCCCGAGTATGGACGACGTGGTCATGTCTACGCCGGCCATGGAGCTGATGCCCACGATTGCAACAAAAATACAGCATGTTGCTACTGATGCAAGAGCCAAGCATGGCCACATCAAAATCAGGAGACCCTTGGTGCCAAAATAGTTCTGTTTTTGCGGTTGCGTGTGGTGTTTTGTGTGTGTGTGTGGTGTCATGTATGCGTCGTGATGTATGCACCACATTGTTTTCGCCTTGACACAGCGCTGCCGCCACCCAATTCTTTTTTGGTGAGGAAGGTATATCATGATGCATGTGACCGCGGGTGCCCTGCCTTCGAAAATGGACGTCATACACGCCCAGAAGTTGGTGTACCTCAAAACAACCAAGAAAGGGACGGGGGTGTTTGCGCTGACCAACATACCGGCTGACACATATATAGGACTGTACCCAGGGCGCTTGTACACGAGGCGCGCCTACGAAAACGCGTTGGGACGCGGCGAGGCGAGTCTTAAGTACGGAATGGATATGTGGATGGTGGTTCCGCGAGGCTCGAACGGCGCATACACGTTTTATAAACCCGGTACATGGTTCATCGACCCATCCACAGCCGATGGTTTGAGGCCGGAGTACGCTCATGCGGTCACCCCATACATCAACGAGCCATCCAAAGGACAGCGTCCCAACGTCCGCATGGTGTACAACATACCCAAGCATAGCGTTGAGTTCTGGACCAGTCGTTTCATCAAGAAGGACGATGAATTGACGATGTGTTATGGCAGTAAATACGGCCGCAACTACGACACGCCTTGCTCCAAGAACAACATCAATGAGGATGAAGAGTACGTCATATACGACGCGGGGCAGACCGTCCCCGTTCCTCTGGGTACCCAGAGTTCGCGGTATAGAACCAAACGCTTGGAAGCCGCGTTGAAAGCCTTTGTCTCCCGGATGTCTGCCAACACAAGAGCCATGTACCAAAACTTGTCGAGACCCGCCAAAAAACGCCGCTGGGCACAGAACAACACCACCAACGGTAATAGCTTGGGCAACGGCAATAGCTTGGGCAACGGTAGCAACGGGCCGGGCAACGGTAGCAACGGGCCGGGCAACGGTAGCAACGGGCCGGGCACAGGTAGCAACGGGGGGTCGTATGGGTTTTCGTCTGGGGTCTCTAGAATAAATAGACCCACGACCCCGAATTACCCGACGTGGCTTCAGAAAATGCACATATTGCTAGACACTATCCCGCTCACCGAGTCTGCGGTGCGACAGATCAAAGAGCTCGTACAGACCAAAAACCGCCGACCGCAAAAAAAAATTACGCGGTCATAGCAACACACCTGGCTCATGGGCACCCGGACACACATCAAACCTTCGACAGAGGAGGCCGCAACAGACATGACCATCACAGCCGTGCGTGACTCCAAGGTCTACGCCGCCCGTGACATCCCACCCTTTACGAGAGTTGCCGTGTGCACGGGGCGGTTGTACACGGACAAGGAACACACGCGTGTGTTTGGAGAGGATGATGTGTGGGGTCAGTGGACGGTGCAGAAAGTGCCTCAGAGAGGAAGCCTTCACAGATTCAAGATCGAACAGGGGTATATAGTATCACCGGGCTTGCCGACCGGGGACATAGACCCGTTGTTCCACGATATCTCGACATATGGGTGCTCGCCCTATTTCGCACCTGCTCTGGTCGAACAAGAGCCGTGGTGCGTGCAGGTCGTGAACGCCAAGAAAGGACGCATGGAGTACTGGGTTGGCAGGCGCGGGGCAAAGGCGGGGCAACTGCTCACTCTGTGCTACGGCGACGTCGGGGCGACCTTGGCATTCCCGACGTTGTACGTCCTGTACGGCCACAACACCAGGCCTGTGAGCGTGTTGGAGCTTGCTCGATTTCGAACGGGCCTAGAACCGTACTCCATCCTGACGCAATATCTGGGAGAAAAGGTGTTCACGCCCAACGGGAGAGTAACCAAAAAAGTCCAGGAATGGGCCAAGCACTACGACCCCATGAAAGAAATGACACCCATAAACAGAAAAAACCTCAGGGGCGCAGGGAACATGAACCATATTCACGACGTGTTTTACGAGCTTACCAAACCAAAAAACAAAAAGAAAGGGGAACAGGAAGGGATTCATGAAGGGAATCGGGAAGAGCAACCCAAAGTACGCCTCGGGAATAAAGTTGCTATCACCAAGCCCAACGGCACGATACAATATGTACCCATCATGCCAAAACATGTGCACCGGGTGGTGAACGGGGGGATGCAAAGGCGGATGCAAAGGCGGCTCCGTGCAATTATCGCCAACAAGTGCGAATTGTTTAAGAGTATGAACAACCAAGTCAATTTCCATCTGCACCACATCATCCCTACTTTGACCACATTTGCGAAATTGTACGGCATCCGACCGCGTTCGAACTTGGCAAGTGGTCCCCCGGACTATGTGATGCTAGAATTTTTGTATTCGTTGATCCAAGACCCAGAATATACTATTACACGACTCGTAAACGACGGCACGTACTCAGAAACCGTGGAAAAAGTGTTCAAGTCGTATTCAAAGTATGGTTTGGGTGGGCTGTTAAATATCTTCAAAACATTTAGTAAGCCTGGGCGCTCAGACCTCTTTATTCAATTCAGGGACATGATACTCCAGGAGCAAGCAGTGCGCAACTTCTTGGCACTGTCGTGCGCTCGAACCCTGCGTACTGCACTTACAGTACCCCGAGTCCTTAGCCTCGGTGAGCGGCTAGATCTGCGAATGAAGCAAAATGGCTGGACCCTATAAAACCCTAAACCCTAAATAACGCCAAAACGTTTATTCAATCTTTCTCATCGTACTCCGGATCGACGGCACCGACCATGAGCTTCAGCAACCACAAATACGCGGACATGCTGACACCCTTTTTGGCCATCTCACCAGCTTCGAACTCATAGTTTGCGGTGCAATCTATCATGTGGCCGATGTGGTGATGGTTATCGAGCTCGTTCAGGAACTTCTGTGCCTTTATGTCGTTACCCACCTGGGCAACTTGGATGGCAATTGAATAGGGGCTCATGCCCATGTCCTGGAGGCTCCGGTGCGCGCGCATCACGGCACTTTCGAACGTGATTTCCTCACCCTGGGGGGTGCCGTCAGTCACGATGATGATGAGAATGGGCTTGGTTGGGGGGGTGTGACGGGCATTGCGAAGGTACGGTTCCATGATTTTTTTGTACGCGCTGGTGCCCATGGGGGTGATGCCGTTGTAGCTCACGCGGGCCAGGGCATTCTTGACATCGGCCGTCGTACGCACGTTGTCCGGGGCATACTGGCTGTTCATGAACCTGATGTTGATACCGTCGTCGTCAAACAAGGTCGCGATCGAGGCAACTTTGTCGCAAATCAACTCCAGATCAGCAATGCGGTCTGGATCATCCGGGGTGTTTGCCATGGACCAGCTGTCGTCACACAGCAGCCACACATCATAGAGCGCCATGCCCGCCAAATCGTACACGACTTCTGTTGGGATTTGCCACTGTGCCGCGATAGCTCCGAAGTCGACGCCATTTGACACCCTCCGCACCACCTCCCGCAGCTTGTGCTCCGGGTAAAACATGCCGAGCTTATTATGTTCCACCAGTTTGCGCAACTTGGCTTCTACGGGTGCTGCGGTGGGTGGTATGGGTGGCTCGGTGGATGGGTTCGGACACTGGTTCTGGTACAGGATTGGAGCGTTGCCGGGAGAGCTGAGAGAGGAAACGGTGGGCTGGTATTTTTGGGTGGTAGCAAATGGGTTACCACAGGGACCGGGGTGAGGGCCGTGGTGAGGGCCGTGGTGAGGGCCGGGGTGAGAATTGAACGGGTTCCCGTAAAGGTTGGGAGTTGACTGCTCTTGCTGGCTCGCAACGGCATCGAAGCTTGGCTGCAAGCATTTCATCCTTGATACCAAACCCATTTTGATCCTGTATAAAGTTTGTTTGATAAGCATGTTACATGATGGTTGGCACTCTTTAAGAGTTTTTGGATTGGAGACACACGATGATCAAGACACAGCGCGCCCTGGATCAAAATATGGATCAAACGGTGCTGTTGTCTTGGGAATCATATGACTGATCGATGGCCCCGACCAGGATCTTGACGAGCCACATGTCGACGGTCATGTTGATGTTGTTGCGTTTCATTTCCATAGACTCAAACTCGTAATTCGATGTGCAATCGATGACGCCCCCCACTTCGCGGTCGTTGTCCAGATACTCCAGATACTGACGCGCTTTTTCATCATCCCCAACCTGTGCAACCTGGATGGCAATTGAATTTGGGCCCCATCCCCTTCTTTCCAGCTCATTTCTGGCATTCAGCACCACTGTCTTGAACGTGTCATGGCCGTCAGAGGGGCAGCCATCTGTGATCACCAGAACCATGAGCGGTTTGGGCGGGGTCTGATACTTAGAGTTTAGATACGGCTTGATAATCCGTTCATACAGCTTGGTGCCGAGGGGCGTGGTACCACTGAATGTGACAGCGCGGAAAGCATCCTCCACTTGCACTCCTGTTGTAAGGTTATCCTTTTCGACATTGCTGTTCAGGAACCGGATGGAAATGCCGTCGTCGTCGAACTTTGTCAACAGGTCCGCGGTCCGTGCCACTATGGCCTTCAGGTCTTCAATTCGCTCTCCAGGGTTTTCCGGGGGCTCGAAGTACATGCTCCCGCTGTCGTCGCCAAGGATGACCACGTCGTACAGCGCCAGGGATGCAAGGTCCACCGCCATTTCCAACGAGATCTTCCAATCGGCCGCGAGTTGGTGGAAATTTATTTTCTTCACGCGGTTCACCACATCCGTGATCTTGGTCTCCGTGTAAAATGCATGCAGGTTGTTCTGTTGGATAATCAAACGCAACTTCCGTTCAATGGGGTCCTGATGGGAAGCGTTGGGGGTGGGGGTGTTCTCCATGCTGGTGGCGCAATATGTGACGCAATTCTCGCCCGGGGCTAGCTGGTGGAGCCCGGTGGCGGTGGCGGTGGCAGTGGTGGTGGCAGTGGTGGCAGTGGTTCCGTTCAGCTTAGCAGCAAGACCCATGGTGCGAACCTGCAATTCCATCCACACAGTGTCTTTAAGTCGTTTCTCGAGGCAGCGGCTGACATGCACTCCAACCTTGATTTGAGCCTTGATTTGACCTTAGAAATTTGACCTTAGGTCATGCCCACGGACCACACGGTCCACACCCATCACATCCCATCACATCAGCCCGCTCCGTTGCTGCATCAGGCGATCGTACAGGATGTGGACGTCCTCCTCATCCTCAGTGGGTTCGGACTCGAGTTGCATTGAATCGGAATAGTAGCGGGGTAGAAGTGGTGGAGTGGAATATGCCGCAAAGTAATCAGTGCCTTGTATATTTCCAACGTTGCACGTGTAATCATCCATTTTCTTGTGGCCGACATGTAAGTCTATGTCTGTGCACACTGTGTCTTTTGGATCCAGACATTGCACGGCCATGAACTCGGAATTCACGACTGCCTTGGTGGTGCCCAGTGGCCGCAGATCTGTGCTGATGTCCACGGAGGGCGAGTAAGTTGGGGGGCAGTCCGCAAGCCCGTCCATGTTGAATTGGCTCGGCTCGACGTCGTATCCACCACTCGCAAACGCGGGAGCCACGCCTGACACGCCTGCCACACCGGATAATTGCTCGTTGAACCGTTTGTTGAATTCTGGGTTGAAGGTATCGTCGAAAATGTGCCGGAAGGGCGGAGGGGCTTGCGTTTGGGAGTCGCAGAAAGACTTGAAATCCTGCTCTAATTGCTCGAATGTGACAGACGAGTTTGTCTCCACCTGTTGCATTACATACATGTATGCGTTGTGGAGTTGTTGCATGTCCTCGGTGGACCCTCCCCTGTCCGGGTGGCAAAGGCAGGCCAGTGTATAATAGCTCTTACGGACTTCTCTGGGAGTGCTGTTCACGCTCACCCCAAGTAACTCAAACGGGTTCAACACAGATGAGGCCAACGATTTTTTTGTTGATGCGACCAAGGACTTGGGGTGAGATTTGCGAGCCATGTAATTATACTATATACTAATACTACTGAAATGTTTTAAACGGATAATTTACGACCCCCGGAAGCATGGAGGCGTCTGTGCATTACGACAGCGTGTGCTCCCGCCCGACGGCGCCCTCTAAACGGACCTCCCTGCAAAAGTTTCATAACGACGCCAAGCGTGCTCTGCTAGGACAGTTCGCCAAGGGGTGTGGGAGCCTATTGGATCTCGCGTGCGGGAGGGGTGGGGACATTCACAAGTGGAACGAGTTGGGGGTGCGGCGGGTGCTGGGCCTCGACGCGTCATCCCAAAGCGTGAAGGAGGCGCGTTCACGGTTTGCCCGGTCCGCGAAGAGAGCTGACTGCGCGTTCGAGCAGGTTGACATATTGCAGTGGGCGCCTGACGCGCAGTTTGAAGTTGTATCGTGCATGTTTGCTTTGCACTACTTCTTTGAGTCTGAAGACACAGCCACCAGGTTCATCGGGGCGGTAGCAGCGAGTTTGGTGGAGGGCGGGCATTTCATCGGCATCGTCCCGGATGGTTTGCAAATCAACGAGTGCATCAAACGCGGCCCCTTTGACAATGGGGTCATGACGGTCCGGGCGGCATGGGAAGGCCCCCCAGCTTGCTTCGGGAGCGCCTACAAGTTTGGGCTGGAGGACACCGTGGTGCATGGGGGGGGGGCCGATGGATCGGGCGTCGTTGAGTATTTGGTGTACGGGTCCGTGCTGGAAACCTTATGCCGCCAACACGGGCTGCATGCAGTTTCCATCAAAGCCCCGCGCTTTTTCAAGAGGCAACGAGATTACGGATTGTGGCACCTGACCCCCCCCGGCGGCAATGAAGAAGCGTGGAAAGCAGCATCCCGGGTTTTTGGGGCGTTTGCGTTCGTGAAGCGGTCCTAAGCGGCTTAGAGATCATCTCAACGCAGCCGTTCAGATGGGTTCAGAGGGGTTTAGACGATATCCGGACGATATCCGGAGTCGTCCTCCGGAAAGCCCCGGTCAGATCCGCATGGTTCCGGGACATCAAAACCGAACATTAAAGCCGAACGCGTACGCGTCCTCATGGTACCACCCCGCGGTCTTCATGTTCTACATGTTCCACACACATCACACGAATGCGCGTCCAAACAGTGCCGTGTGGCTTCGGGTGCAGGTCCGATACGCGCGACCTGACCACCTATTCGCTGATTCTCCCGGTGCACGCTTTTGGACCCGTGGTAACACTCACTGGGAAAGGCACAGAGGGCATACGGTTTGCATGGCCACACACAGATTTCACCTCCAGACTCGAGATCTTGTGTGCGTGCATCCGCCGGTCCATGGGTACTGCCATCCCCATCCCCATACCAAGGGGGGGCGTGAACGTATTGCCCCAGAGCGCGCTGATCATCGGTGTCCGGGACGCAGGCAGCGGTGCGGAGTATGTGCTCGGCATCGCAAGTCTCGTCTCACCGCCGGCAGCGTGTGGAGGCACATGGGCGTCAGAGGTCGTCATCGGGCTGGTGCTCAACACACCACTCACGTGGCAGCAAACCTTGCTCATGCGCAGCCACTGGGACCACGCGTTCGGCCTGAACTACGTGGATGACCCCACCACGGACTCCTACCGCCTGCTCCTAGCGTCCACAATCCCCAAGTTGTGGGAGTACACCTACCACAGCAAGCGCGAATGCCCCCAAGACGACCTGAGGATCTTCCTGCCGCGCACCTACTACGCCGCTCATAAGGCCAAGGAGATGAACGAGTGGCTGGTGGTGGCAATAGCCATGGTACCGCCTCAAACTGGCAGCACCTTGCCAGACGCCGGCGCGCTCATAGCACCATTGCGGGCCATGCTCGTGCGGCGGCTAATTGGAATGCCACGGTGCTACACCATCTGCGACCTCCCCAGCTTCCATGCACTGTGCCATGTCTTCGCTGACGCAATTCGTAAGTGTGGCCGTTCTGGTCCTGCCCCGCCTCCGCACACCCCTGCTCTCGTTCACACCTCTGCCCATTCGCCCTACCTTCTTCGCAGCCGCGCTGATTCTCCCGGACAAGGTGCGCAGATATGACGCCTCGAGCGACGAATTTAAAAGGACCGATGACCCCACCGCAGCAACATGGCAGACGAATTCGGCACTGGCGGCGGCGGCGGCGATGTGATCACTGCAGACGAGTTCAAGACCTGTGTCCCCCTGTACTTCGAGCTAGACGACAAAATTGCGGAGCATGCCAGGAGGGCCAGTGAGTTGCGTAAAAAGAAAGACGCCATTGGCAAAATGATTGTCAAGTTCATGAAACACAGAAACATCGATGAGTGCGAGCTCCAGGATGGGAGCGGCAAGTTGATGCGCAAAGAGTCCAAGAGGACTGAGGGCATGAAAAAGGAGCACGTGGAACAGGAACTCATGCGCCTGCTGGGGGACACCGTCAAAGTGCAGACATCCTTGGAAAACATTGCAAACCAGCGGAAGGTGGAGACCAAGGACGTCCTGTCACGCGCCAGGAAGACCTCCTAAAACATCATCACCATCATCATGCCACCAAAAATGAACGAGGCGATGCATACGATGCACGCGCAGAACATACACACCAACATAATGGATCCCTGGTCCACAGACGCCCCATCCCCACCCACCTCACCACCGCCCTGCGTCCCCGCAAGAGCTGCGGCGCCCCCGACCCCGGCACCCGCTAGCGCCCCAAGTTGCGCGCCCGTGCTCAACGCATCCGCCCGGTCGGCCCACCTTCCCGTCCGCGCCCCTGTCGAGCCCCGCCCGGCCCCGAGACCACCGCGCCCGGCCCCGGCAGCACCACGCCCAACCGCGCGAAGCACAACACTGGCAGCCCTAGCCACCGCTGCGACTGCTGCTGCTGCTCCCCCCATCGTATTCCTGTGTAGTACGTGTAGCACCTATTTTTTTACGTGCTTATAATTTTTGTTGCTCTATTGCAACGGTATTGCATCAACATGTCAGACAAGGCACCTGCCATGATGATGATATCCAGCTCCGGGTGTGGGTTGCTGTTCATGGTTGCGGTCATGGCGGTGTGCTTTTTCACAAATGGGTTTGGACTCTTGGGTAATTCCAGTAATTCCAGGCTGACGGGGCTGGGTGCTGGCAGGCTAGGGGGCAATTCTGCCATCCCACCCGGGGCCCAAAACGCCAACATGACGTGTCCATCCGGATCGTTACCCAACCGACTTGCCCAATGCATCCCTATCAAGCACGAAAGCCAGTCGTTCGGGGGAACCGGCGGCTCGTCCAAAAAGTTCGAGTGTGCCACAGACGAGTACATCACACACATCAATGTTGGGTACGACAACAAGGTCCATGAACTGAAATATGTGTATTTCGGGTGCAGTGATGGCGTGGAATACAAATGGGGCAGGCAATCCCCGAGCAACGTGGGTGCCATCTTCGCATCTCTGGCAACCATGGGCATGCTGAACATCCCCGGCTCCAGCTACGACAACCGCACTTGGGCAGACCCCGGGCGCCCCGGATGGGATAAAGTCGCCCTCCAGCTGGCGTGCAGCGAGTGTGGAGGTGGGAAGAAGGGCACCAGGGTGCGCAGCTTCGGGCACGATCGTGACTTCATGTTCGGTGCCATGGAAAGCAGAAGTGGGAAACGCACCGTACCCGATAGCGAGAAGGTGGAATTCCGGTGCGATTCGAAGGGAGAGGCCCCCGTAGGAAAAAAATGGGTTCTGAGCGGCATCAAAGCCAGCACCGGCACGGCCGTAGACAGCATGGCGTTCACGTGCAAGCTTCTAGACGAAACCAAGCTCTAATTACATGGACAGGGGGGCCAGGGATGACGAATACGTTTGCTTCATCAGCTTGGGGCCGGTGTTCACGGTGTCGAACGCAAACGCGCACACGTGCAGCTTGCGCGTCTCCTCCTGGGCTCGCAACGCGTTGTTTTGCAAAAAGGTTCTGAAATCGGGCTCTGTAAACCGCTGGAACTTGCGTTGCAACTGCTGGTCGTAGTGGCAACTGGCGATGTAACTGGTAAAGCACCGCCCATCCGCCATTGCGGGCATGATGCGGGACATAGTGGGTTGGTACTCCTCACTCACATTTTATTTTTGGGCGTTCCAACTTTCTCACGGGCCACGAACTCCTCCAACACCAGCATCACCTGGGAGTATGCGGCTTCCATGTCAGGGGCGGTCTTGGCACCCGTGATGATGAGTTTGCCAGACCTGAAGACGAGGACGGTGACCATGGCACCGGTCTGGAGCCTGAGCTTGACGTTCAGCCCAGGGTACACATCGGCATCGTATGAGGCCATGTGCCCTTTACTGATGAACATGTCCCGCAGCAGGGCCAGGTACAGCGCGGTACCGACCTCGAAATTGAGGTTGATCATCTGCACCCTGAAGTCTGTGACGTGGATATGGCCCATCATGGAGCCCATCCCGGCATCGTCTTCCATGAAGCGGCACATATCCTCCGCGATGCCCAAAAATTGCAGCGGTGACTTGCACCCGGTCACTTGCAAGCTCCCGTTTTTGAACACCTTGATTGATTTTGTCCCGTGCTGCAGCGTCACTTGGTTGTAAAACTCTGGGTCTCGTGAGTCGGCTTCGGGGGCCTTGCGCTTCTTGGCCTTGCGCTTCTTATCCGGAGCCTTGGTGATTGGACCGCTGTCGCCCGCCAGTTCCGCTGCCAGCAACAGGCTTTGGTGGCACACCTTGGTGAGGTTGAGCGCGGCCGTGATGGTCATGGTCGTCAGGTTGACTGGCGAAGGTTGCATGCCACGATGGCGGCGCGAACGCAAGTGTGCGATGCTCGCGACCAGATCGCGCGACAGCTGCTGAGCCATCTCCGTGACCACACGGGGCATTCTGCTGCACATTTTGAAATATGCCCTATGGCGCGTAGGGTCCTGGCCTTTAACCCGCTCGGTTGGGACGGTGGCTGGCCCTTGATTTCTCGGCCACTTTATGTAGAAAATACCGTGAGTAGTTTACATCCCAAGAGGTCCATCAATGCAGGCACTGCTCATGCAGGCCCCCCAAGAGGCCGTCATCCAATTCTCCGTCTCCACGACCACGACCACATACAACGAGGTTGGTGATGACGAAGAAGACACAGAGTGTTTTATATGCGCACACGACTTCTGTGAACATTGCGAGTGTGGTGCCACCATGACCCGCATGAGCTGCTGCGAAAAACCTGTTTGCTGCAAATGTGTGTTGAAGCTGGCCCAGCGGTGTGCCTGCTCCGATGAGTGCACGGCCGTCGTCGTGGCCAGGTGCCCATTCTGCACCAAAATGGCGCGCTTGAGTGCCCTTGACTGTTTTTTGGGACAGCAGCCCACGTGTCGTAAGTGCAAGCAAGTCACGCTGGCATCTCAAGCCGTTCAGACGATCCTAACCACACCTCGGCAACCTTTAGGTACAGCACCAACCACCACACAAACACCACCAGACTCACCACCGGCCCGGTGATCTCACAACCCGGCGTCGAGCCAGGCGGCGTGGTTTTTGCCCATGTACTTTCGCGGTACATAGTGATGCCTACCACGAAATAAAAGTAGCGGTTTTCACCAGTTTTCACCCTGGCCTCCCACGGGGCCTCCCACGGGCCTCTCCGGGACTTCTGTTGGACAATTTTCTACCGGTCAATCCGGGCATCCGGACATCCGGAAAGGTCCGGGTGGCGTGACAAATACACACACAAGCACGCCAAGGCGCTGTTTTCATGAACAACCATGTCCAAGAGTCTCGACCGGGTTGACGCCCGTTGGGTCATCATTGATGACCTGTTCAACTCAGATAAGGTGGAGTTTGACAAAGACAAGTACTGCATGCTGAATGACATCCACGAGCGCGTGGGCCGCCCCCCCCTCTCCGCGCTCGCCATACATCTCAAGTCGCGGTACGGTCTGAAGATCTTCAGGGGCACCAGAAAGTTCATGGGCAAGTTGATTGAGACGTGTTGGGTCAAGGGAATCGCACTCAAGACCGAGGCGAGCGCGCCCCAGGTGACCGGCCTGACCGGAGCGTGAAACCGGAGACCCCGGGACACACTCATGCATACATTCACCCATGCGTTCACCCATTCATTCACCCATGCGATCACCCATGCGTTCACCCATGCGATCACCCATGCGTTAATTCCCGTTAATTACAGGGAGTCATGCGGCGTCGGCGGTGCTCTGTGTGCCTTGTGTGCAAACCAGCCAACACAGAGTTCGACCACGGCGAGACTGTGTGCCGGCAATGCACGGCCTCTGGCAAGCAAGAAACCACCTCCTTGTCCGACTTTTTCGACGCCCGCGAGGACCTGGTGGACTGCCATGTGGACTCCCACCCGTCAACAACCAGCCAGCCCCACATGAAGCCGGGTCCGGTTGAGACAAAGAAGAAGCATGTGCAGCAGCGGCAGCCTGAGTCAGTGCAGCAGCAGCGGCAGCCTGAATCAGTGCAGCAGCAGCGGCAGCCTGAGCCAGTGCAGCAGCAGCGGGTGGGGCACGAGCGGGGCCCTGAGGAGACGCGGCAGCAGCAGCAGCAGTCACCCACAAACACATTGCTGACCTTAGAGCTGAAGGTCAGTCATGCGGCCCTGTGCACGGCCTTGTCCAAGCGCGGCGAAGAAGACACCTTGGTCATCCTGCGAGTCACCAAGCGCCAGCTCCTGGACTCCATCGCGGACGGCGGGGCACAAAAGGCACTGTCCGAAGTGCTCACCCAAGTCAACGACATAGCCCAGAAGAAGGCGAAGAAGCAGAAGGTGGGCGAAGGCGAGGACTGCAAAGGCGTGAAGGGCGAGGGCGAAGGCGAGGTGGTCAACCTCCGCGGGGTCCCCGTTGCATGTGGGACCCACGTGCGTTTCCAAGACTAGCTACTTCACAGGCAAACTTCACGGGCAAACTTCACAGGCAAACTTCACAGGCAAACTTCACGGGCAAACTTCACAGGCAAACTTCACAGGCAAACTTCACAGGCAAACTTCACAGGCAAACTTCACGGGCAAACTTCACGGGCAAACATCACTGCTATTTGCTCTGGGCTGGCCTGATGTCTCCACCCGGTGCGAGTTCCCCCAACAAGTACAACAAGTGCTTCGCAGCCTCTTGTTCTGCCTGTTTTTTTGAGCCCCCGCACCCCTGACCCACCATGCTTACCGTACCCGCCCCCACCCTGGCCTCCACCAAAAACATTTCACTTGCGTTGTGCTGCTGCATCGTTTGTTGGCACTTCACCACTGTGTATTCCGGCAAAGGGATGCCGCGAATCTGCGCATATCGCATGAGCCCGTCCTTGTAGTTCGTGTCTTTCAGCAACTCGGTGAAGTCAACATACCTGTGGTACACCCTCATGAGGAACGTCTTGGTGGTTGCCATCCCCAAATCAGTGTAAATGCACCCCACGAGGCTTTCAAATACATCTTCCAGGATGCGGGGGTTGGTGTTGAACCCGCACCGCATGCTGCGAGGGTTCATGATGATGAAGCGGTGCAGCCCCATGTTGTGCGCCAGCTGCGATAAACACTTGCCGGAAACCAGCTTGGTGCGCAACCTGGTGAGGAAGCCTTCGTCGGCGGTCGGGTACATGGTGAACAACATGACGGTCACCATGCACCCAATGATGGAGTCGCCCAGGAATTCCAGGCGCTCGTAGTTGTCACCGCCTGTGATCTTGGTGGCGGACTTGTGGGTAAATACCGGAACGTACTTTGAAAAATCCATCACCTTGAACCCCAACACCTCCTCCAACGCCGCCCGGGACAGCTCGGTGGTATGTGAGGTCTGGTGGTTGTACATTGTATGGGTGGAATAGGTGGTATGAGTGGTATGAGTGGTATGCGTGGCCATTGCTCCGTATCCTTCACACTCACATTTTATTTGTCAACGGAACGTGCCACCACAACCACCCGCTTGCGGTACTTGCGCCTGCACATGTGGGGTGGGCACTGACTGGCGTACGCGTGGCAGAACTTCTTGGAGCTGCCCCCCACCAAATCTGCCAGCGTCAAGAACCACCCGTCGACGGCATGGATCTGCAAGGCCTCCTCCATCAGGCCGCACAGGTCAAAAGGGTCCTGTTGGAACACGGTGGTCGCATCCACGACAGTGATCCCCTCCGGAAGCAGCAACGGGTCCAGCACGCGGGGTGCCGCCCCGGGGTCGTCGGGGAGGTTCCACGTCAATATGAATGACGGACCAGTCGCGTCGCGCACGGCTTGCACAACCCGTTGCTCGCGCCCTGCGTCCCGTGTGAGCTCTGACAAAGAGTGCATGGCAGAAGGTTGCAACCCCATGGATCTGTACATGCTCACGGGGTCTGTTGGTAGCGGGACCACAGTGTACCCCAACGCCCGCGCTTTTGAACACACCACATCCAGTTCGTCGAACCAAAAACTCACATCAACGCCCTGAAACAGCCGGGGTAAGTAGGCGGTGGTCGACAGATCTGTGGAGAGCAGCACCCGGTGACCCTCAGTGACCAGGTGACGCACCAGGCCGTTCACCATCAACAACCCTTGAAGGCCTGGTGGGGGCAACAAACATGCTTTCATGCCGTATACAACCCAAGATACTTTATATCAAAATTTTCTGCGCATACCCCAGAGATGTTTGGGACTAGCAACAATGGCGGGAGCGGGATGCAAACGCAGATTGCCATCGTGATTGCCATCTGCTGCTCGTGCTCCTTTGTGTGCGCATTGTTTCTATGGTACGCTTACAAGAACCAGGAAAGCTTCCCTTGGCTGGACTTCTTCTTCAAGATGTTCCGCTCATCCTCGACGGGCAACACAAACGACACGGGCACTACAGAAAACACGAGTACGGACACACAGAAGGACACCAGCACACCCGCGGTCACTGAAGAAGCCACTGAAGAAGCCAAAACAAACGAAGAGACCGAAAAACCAAAGCCCGCAACAAAATGTGCACCGCGGTCAAGTAAAAGCGGATGCAAATATGACAAAGACAAGTGCAAAAACGAGAAAGTCCCCAACTATTGCGCCCAGAACTGCCCGCGCAGTTGCAGAAAGGGGAAGGATGGGTGGTACATGTCCCAGAAAATCGAGGCGGGGGCCAAGGCGGGGTGCATGATGTGGAAAGGGCCGTTCACCAGCAGCAGGTGCACCACCTACAAAAAGAAGAAGGAGTCTTTTGACCCGTGGACCGGAGCCGTTGGAATCGCGGAGTCGTTTGCGCCCCTCCCGTACAACGAAACCGTGTAAATGCAAGCTCCAAAAACCACCGCCGAGTTTTTTTTGTCTCACGTACACCATCATAAGCATTCATAAATGTCCAACAATCTGAACAGTCTATTGAGCAACGGACGACAAAACTCTGGCATGGGTTGGGTGCCCATATGTTGCGTCATATGTGTGGTGCTTCTGTGCTATTCATCCAGTTGCTGTGCGGCCTATTACATGTCCAAAGAGAAATTCGTCCCACAAAACGAACACCTCCACAACACATGGTGAAATCAAGGCGCGGCAGAACTGGAATTGGTGAGGACGGTCCTCAACTCATCAGCAGTGATTCCTTCCCGCATATTCAGCAAGGTTTTGTCGTACGTGAAGCGCGAGTTGGCAGATGTTTTGTCCATGCGGATCGTCACCATGTCCCACAAGGTATCACTGCCAAGGGCGCACTCCGCTACACACCCCGGGGGCAGCGCCACACGAGCCCGGGCCACCACCGCGTGCGCTTGCGTCTTCGAATCGTACACCGCCAGGCCCATGCCATCGGGGGCGACCAGGAAGTCCACGGTGTGCCTGAACTTGAGCTTGAACATGCCATTGTGCTGCCCATAGACCACGTGCGAGTCCTCTGGAGTCAAAATCATGCCGTCCACATCATACCGCTCCCGCAAGGCCACCTCATGCGCCACATATGCATCAAACATGAACTTGGGCATGAATGATTTGATCCGCGCGATCACCGGGTCCGCTTGGTGGGGGGCGTATACCCGCATGGCCCGCTGCAGCGCTGCCATCCGGGCGCTGAACGGTTGGCTCACCAGCTGAATGCCGCTGACCACGTGGGCGTCAAACACCAGCAACGACCAAGTGTTGTCTATCTTGTCGAAGGCCAGCTCGCAGTCCATGACCGAGCCTCCGAACATGGCAGTGGGGATGGCCCGGAGCGGCAGGAGATACACCACCATGCCGCGATTCACGATGGCACTGATCTTCTTGCCGCCGTAGGAGCAGCACATCCACAGAAAACGGACGCCGTCTGTCTTTTCGCACACGAAATATGAGTTGCTCCGCAAGGCTCGATAGTTGGAGCGCTCCAAGCTGCATGGGTTGGGGCCCGGGAAACGCCGGGGGTCGCTCGAGCCCGCCATGGTGGCCAGCTCTTGTAGCAGCGCCGCCGCATCCGGATCGTGGACTCTGTGCAGCATAAAGTCTGGAGTACCATGCACGCGCTCAACAGCCGTGTTCATTGTGGTGTGTGGCGGCCGGCCACGAATCGACATGAAGCTGCATCTTTAAGGTTGGTTGGTCTGGGGTGCAGCGGACCGGGGTGCAGCGGACCGGGGGCTGACCGGAACCGGGGCTGACCGGACCGGAACGGGATCACGTGAGGTGGTCCCCCAGGCGTTTGTACAGCAGGATGTACGCATCTCGCTGAACGATGTCATTAATGTTCTCCATGCGACTCACGCTGTCATCGTCCATGCGGTACCAACTTCCTTTCACCTCACCACATGCAGAGTAATGCCCCGAATCAGTGGAAGCCCCGTGGTGCGCGCACACGCTGAACAGTTGGTAGTGGGGGTGGCACCGGGGGGCTGCGTACGCACTCAGGTTCAGTTCGGCGGGGTACTCAATAAACCGCTCGATTTTACTGGTACCAAAACGCTTGAGGTGGATAATGAGTATGCGCGGGAGATACGTGAACCGCTTGCTCAGCTGAACCTCGCCTTTGTGGGTCCCCACGTTGTATTCTTCCACGCGCTCGGCGTCCATGAAGCGCGCGACGCATTGCATGAGGGTTGAGGCGCTGGTCACACCCAGGGACAGGCATGTGAAGTGGTCATGGGTCTTGCTGTCGTAGGTCGTGCCGTTCACCCCCTGGATGCGCACTACAAGCTGCCCGCGGAACACTTCGGATACCACGGACGTCGTGCCCTTCAACCCCCCGAGCCACGCCTCACGGTCAACGCCTGCTGCCGCGTTCGCAACCGTCAGTTCATGACCGGTTGTTGGTAAGCGGCACAACGCCTCGTGTAGTTTGTCCATGAGCGCGGTCATGGCCTCGTGGGCGTCGTGCTGCCCACCGCGTGCAAACGCCCGACACACACCCAAAAACTCCCGCAACACGGCCGAGCTGGATACCCCACCACCCCCTGGTACTGGACTCTGCCCCCAATACTGACGCACAAACTCGGCATAGGCACGCGCTAGCGAGCAGACTCCCTTGCGGCGCGTGTTCAGAGTCCCCTCTTCGCACCCCGCCAAGAAATAGTTGGTCAAATTGGGGCAATACACCAGACATTGAAGCGCCGCGTTAAAATAGCACGCCTGGCCCTCGTTGCGCAATCCCCTCATGTGCCTTTCACGGAATCGATCTCCCCGGTTTAAATCCGTCGCGAAACAGGGCTTCTACGAACCAAGTTGGTGATTGCCGGTGGGACGGGCGCCCTGACACACCTTTGGCGTGGCTCGTATTGCAGCTTGCTGGCCGAGCAACGGCCCCAGAGGCGAGGAACAAATCGTATCTTGGTGTGGTATGCACCGTTGCCACCGGTGTGCTCATTGGCGTTTGTGTGTGTGTGTGTGTTACATGGGGCTGAGCCCTCTACCATGTCAATGTAGCACTGCAAATGCAACGCAAAGGTGTTAGGGACTTTTGTTCTTCTATTTTAGGCGGTTCTTCGCATTCCACACTCCGCAAAAAATCACTGTGCGGATGTGTGCGTCTGGCGGGATGTCGATTCTACTGCCAATAATTTTATTTATCTTTACAACTGCACCTTGATTACCACGGCCACCGCGACCACCACGTCGGAGGCTTCAGTTGTTTTGTTTTCTCTGGTACAGCTAGGCCGGACGCGTGGATGATCGTGAGGCAATTGGGGAGCGGGAAATATAGCGATTGTTTCAAGGTGAGCACTGGCAGTGCCACGGGGCCCTCTGTCGCCATGAAACTGAGTTATTATCAGGAGGCTACACTGCGAGCCAGCAGGTTGGCCGCGCAACGAGGAGACACCACGGGCGCCCTGGTAGCCAAGGACCAGGACGCCATTTCTGTGTCCATGGCCATGGCCGAAGTGGCAAGGCAACTGCGGGAGGACCAGGTGTCACCGCACATCGTGGACGTATACTGTGAGGCAGACATCAGCAACCTTCCCCTCAAATTCCAGCCTCTGCTGACGGAGCGGGTGCACAGGTTGTCGCGCCGTCAAATCAAGCACTCTCACGTGTGCATCATGGAGCTCTACAATTGTAACCTGACGACCTTTCTCTGCACGTGCGCGTCCGATACCGTGCTCCGCGCCCTTCTTTTTCAAGTGTTGTACACCTTGGCGTGCCTACAGGCCGTGCTACCGGGTTTCCGCCACAACGACCTTTCCACAAACAACGTGTTGATCAAGAAACACCAGGCGGCGCGGGAATTGGCGCGGGCTCCGGAGTATGCCACCTACGTCATTCACCGCACGCCCTTCTACATCCCGAACGTGGGGCACACGGCGGCTTTGTCTGACTTTGACTTTACACACGTCCACGGCAACCCGCTGCTCACCAACGGGCGGGTGCTGGGGGGAAAGTACGGCATCACCCCAGATCACAATCCGGCGTACGACTCACACGTCCTGCTCCATAGCGTGTACGTGTGCCTGTCTAGATTACCAATGGCAAAGGCGTATTACCCCCACACCATGGACTTCTTGAAGTCCGTGAAGCTGGACCACGGCCAACCGCGCTTGAAACGCTACCTTCCTCATTTAAAACCAAGCAGGTTGCTCCTCCACCATCCGTACTTCACATCACTCACGAGAGCACGTAATGGGTGCACGCGCACATATGTGCTGCCATCAGAGTAGCAACCATCAGAGTAGCACCCATCCAACCATCCAGCCATCCAACCATCCAGCCAGCCCTATGCCCCCCCGGACTGTTTCTGTTTGTGTTTCTCGACGAGGGAGTACAAGATTTTGTTTTGGACACTGAGCTCCTTGCAGATGGATTGGAGCACATCAACAATGGGTTTGCCGTCCTCCGTCACGAAAAGCTGCGTCAGATGCTGCAGCGGGTCGAACCCACCAAACTCCAGGTCGTCGTCATCATCGTTGTCGTCCAGTGGTGGCAACCCACTGCCACTGCCAGCATCGTCACTGGTTTCCTCCTCACCGTACGTGGGCTCTAGCTCTGGCTCCAATTTGAGGCGCTCGTCAGCCATCTGAGATACATGTTGGTAACAAAATATCGCACTTGATTGAACGCCGGCGCGAGCGTCAAATTTCGTCGTCGTCGTCGCAGAAATCATCGTTATTATCTTCATCATACCAAAGTTCGTGCCCTGAATATACCGGGGTAGCGCTGGTCTTGGGTTGCCGCTTCCGCAAACGATGCTCCACCCGGGCGGCAACCCAGGGGCGGGTGATGGTGACCTGGGGTCGTGTTGAACCAGGCGATTCGCCATACGCTTCCTCCGCTTCCTCCGCGCCAAATACGGAGCCGCGGTCCGAGACATCATTGTCGTCTTCCTGCTGCCAATCTTGGGAATTCGCCAGGCTGTGCTCCTCTGATTCCTGCTCCCAAGCGTCGCTTGCACTTGCACGATGAGACGAGCCGAGATCGGACTGCGCTTCAGTGTCGCTGCACGATGAAGATAAGGGCGTGAACTGGGCGTGCACGGGACCCGTTTGGTACGCCTCAACCTCCTTCTCCTGCCGTCCCTTCTCCTGCCGTCCCTTCTCCTGCCGTCCCTTCTCCTGACGTCCATTGCCCTGCCTCTCTGCCTTCTTTTGGGTTCTTCTTTTGGGTTTGCTCTCCCTGGCCTGCTTGGCGCCCTTGATGTAGGTGGGAAGCGCCGCGGGTGCTGCCGACTGCTTGATGTCAAAATACGCCGCCAGCATGCCCTGCGTGAAGCCCTGCGTGAAGCCACGCGTGAAGCCACGTGCATCTTTAAGATTTGTAGTTACTGCTTCATGGTCAGGAGGTACACGGCTCTCGACAATTCCCCGACCAGCTCGTCCCGCCGGTTTTGCATGAACCCGTCTTTGGGGAACCTGGTAGACGCGTACTGAATGCTGTCCTTGAGAAAAGATACTAGGGAAGCCCGGGACATGTTCGGCACGACCAGGGTCGTTGCGGACGGCATCTTGGGGCGCCCGTACTTACCGCTGTACTCCTCGACGACCGCGTCCGTCAGCTTCTTGAGCTTGTCATGCAGAGCGTCCGTGGCAGAGTGCACCGCAAATGAGGTGGTCTGCCAATGCGCCATCTTGACCACGACGTGCAGTTGCAGCAAGAACCTGATCAGCAGGGCACCCGACATGGGAGAGTTGGTGTTGTTGGTGTCGCTCTGTGCCGCCATCGCCCGTGTGTGTAAGCATGCACAGAAAAAACCATTTTTTTCCCGTGTAACGACACATGCACATGCTGGTGGACGCCATTCTGACCGCTGACTCCTTGTCACAGTCCTCGAAAACGCAGTACATGGAAAAGCTCGCGACCCTGACCAAGCTGGTGGGGAAGCCCATCGACTACATCGTGGACAACCCACGGAGTGTCATAGCGGCGCTTGCGCGTAGGTACCCCAAACCGCTCACCCAGCGCGCGTTTGTGGCGGCCGTCAAAGCCGTGTTCCACCACAACCAGAAACTGAAGGCAGAGAAGGCGGCGCAGTGGCAGCTATACACGGACTATCAGGCGGAGTTGTCGCAGGCCATCACTGATAGGTACATGGCAGCCGAGCCGAGTGATAAGGAACGGCACAACTGGGTGCCCTGGCCGGAAATCATGAGAAAGGAGCAAGAGCTAGCTGTGACAGAGTACGGGAGCCAAGACCACCTGCTGCTTGCCATGTACTGCCTCATCGAACCCTTGCGTCAAGATTTTGGGGCTGTCCGCATCCTCGTGGGTAAAAACCCTCCCAACGGGGCCAAACGGAATTATTTGGTTATTGCCCCAGACGGTTCGTGGGGCAAGCTGGTGTTGAACCAGTACAAGACGGCCAAAAAATATGGAACGTTCGAGCGGGATCTCCCGGCGAATTTAGTGGCAATCATCAAAGCGAGTCTGTTGGCAACGCCCCGTGCGTACCTGTTTGTGGATGAAACCGATAGGCCGTACCTGAAATCCAACTCGTTCACCCAATTTTCAAACCGAACCCTGCGCCGCATTTTCGGCAAGAACCTCACGGTGTCGCTGATGAGGCACTCTCACATCTCGGACACGGATTTCAACGCGTCGACGCCCGGCGAGCTGTTCGAAAAGTCGCGCAACATGGCCCACAGCGTCGCCATGCAGCAACTTTACAGGCGCAAGGTGGAGCCGGTCACGCTGACAGTGGTGAAGGACCAGGCGCCGCCACCAATACCCGCCCTGGCACCCGCCCTGGCAGCCCACCAGCAAGCCCTGGCAGTCCATCAGCAAGCCCTGGCAGTCCATCAGCAAGCCGTGCCCCAACAGGGCGTTGTGCTGGGCCCCAACGGAGAGCGGTTTGTGACGCTGACCATGTGACTTCAGCTCTCCATAAACGTCTTCCGGGCAATGCGGTGTAAACCATTGAACTCCGCGGAGTGAGTATCTGTGCTAACTGCCCATCTTCGAGTAATTGGATGGTAACTAAAGGTAGTTTCGTTGAATTGTATATAAGGGATTGCGTCGAGGCTTTGTGGGGTCGCACGTCTGATGGGGTAGGAGATGCGGACTGCGTTCCCAAGCGGGTAAAAACTCAGTCGGATGCCGTAGGGCCATACCACCTTCGTCAAGCATGGCGGCGGTTTCTTGCAGCGCCTCCACCCCTTCCCCGGTAAGGGCAGTTTGTACGACGCCACGGGGATGGACGTTAAGAAAAGCCCTAGGTGGTAGTGTAAGTTACCATTCCTGCTTATCAACCTCTCAACGTAGTTTTTCAGAGTCCGCAGCTGAGCGGCGAAAGGCGTATGGCGATGGTACGTATTGGCATGGATGGAAGCGATTATTCGTTGCAAGTTGGGTGGCAGGGTGGCCAGCATATTCATGGTGCGGGTTTGGGTGCGTGTGGACCGGGTTGGGTACCTCATGATGTGCGATCACCCAATAAAAAAATGCTAGGTTTGTGAATCAATCGCCGCCGAACTCCCCGCCGCCGAAATCTTCGCCACCGAAGTTTACCTCGATGTTGCCGCCGTCTACGACCGCGTGATTCTCACCCTTGCTGCCGGACCCGGACCCGGACACAAAATCCAGTTCCTCGTGCGCCAAGAGGTCCAGAGTCTCGGCGATCTGCTTCAGCCTGTCAACTCGCCCACCCTCGGACCGCTTGCGTTGTGCCACGATCTTCTTCATGGCCTCACCCAGCATCTTGCGGCGAGGGTGCGGCTCACCGGAAGACCGCCGGGCGGCAGAACACGCCATCGGGGCGCGAAGAGAGCAGCAAGCCATGGTGCGCGTCACCCCACGTCGTGCCTTTAAATCATTTAAATCACTTAAAAAAAAAACATACTCGCGACCCATCAATGACAACACCCATCGATGTTGTGCACCCGGTGGCCAAATAGGATCATCAGAAACACGGTTCAACGAGTGTTCTTCAGAGTATTCGTCTGTCTGCGCGCACCCTAAAGAGGAGCCATCATCATGGTGCTCAACATAAGAGCCACGATGGTCACCAGGCATACCCGCGTAGCCGCCTGCTTACCCGCCTCGATCTCCCCCAAAATCTGGCTCTGGAATTCCTCCATATCGCTGTGCATCGTCATCATGGTGGCCGGCATGGCGCTGGCGTCCCTGAGGACGTTGGCGGCCATCGAGAGGCCACCACCGGCTTGGTCAACGGGGATCCACGCCGAATAATCGTACTCGAACCCGGGGTCCAGTGTGCGGCATGCGCTGGTCATCATCGTGAGTGTGCGCGCCAAGTAGATGAAGGCCGTGCCGAAACGCACCACCCGCTTCTCAGAGTCCACGAACTCCGGCGCGTTCTGCAGCTCTTGATGCACCTCCCCCGCCAAGGCGCGTCGCAACACCCGCCTCACCGCCACCCGCCGCCCCCTGTCGACCGTCATGACACCGACCTCCTCCAGCGCGCGGATGAGGCCGTCGACGTCCTTCGTCACCGCCGATTGCAGCACCTTGGCCACCGAAGCGCCGACAACGTCCCCGTCCACGCGGAGCATGGCGCCGAAGTCGTATATCACCACGCGTCCCCCAGAGAGGATGCCCAGATTCCCGGGATGGGGGTCCGCGTGTACAAACCCAGACCTCACCATGATCATGTACAGGTCCATGAGCCTGCGCGCCAAGGCCGGGTTGGGCCCTTTGACTGTGGAGACCTTGTGGCTGGGTACGTACTGCATCACCAGGCACTCGTGCTTCAATGCCACCACCCGGGGCACCACGACCCACGTCACGTCACCCATTTTGATGCGGAACTCCGCGGCGGCACGGGCCTCTTGGCGCAGATCCAGCTCGCCCATGAGCATCTCACGTGATTCCCGGATCAGCTCGTACATGTTGAGAGCGCCGGGGGCACCCAGCTTCGCAGCAAACGCCATGACGCCCATCAGGAGGGGCACGTCCTCCTCGATTTGTTGCCTCACCCCGGGGCGGATCCGCTTGATGGCTACCTCCAACCCATCGCTGATCCGACGCGCCCGGTACACGCACGCCACAGAGGCCACGGCAATCGGGTCCGGGTGCACCGCGAACCCCTCGATGACAGGGGGTGCCTCAGCATCAGCGGACGACACGCGACACTGGTCCTGAACCATGCTCAGCGCCTCCACAAAGTCCGCGTCCAGAGAATCTGTGCGCGCAGATATGAATTGGGCCATCTTTGTGTACAGCACGCCCATGTTCGTAGCCGCGCGTGCGAGTCTTTCCCCCCCCACACGCGGAGACAGCCTCTGTGTGCGGATGGCAAGCAACGTCCGGTACGACCGCGCGACGAAAGCGGCCGTCTCCACAGTGCGCACAACTCGATTTGGCACCGGTACGGGCATCGCGGCTGATCTCTCTATACCACTCCGCCCGAAATTTAATTGGCGGCGATTGAGCGGACCTCCAAACAGCTTTAACCCGCTGCAACCCGCTGTAAACCCGCTGTAACTCGATGTAACCCGCTGCAACCCTGAGCAACCCTCTGCAAACCGCGTCCTTTTTTATGTGCCGCATGATCGTATGAGAGTTGACAACACGCTACTCAGCACGCTACTCATCTGTGCGCTGCTCGGCGCGCTCATCACGTGCACTGCCCTGGCAGCGGCGCGGACTCTGGCACCGGGATCGAACTATTGCGAGGTTGCGCGGTTGAACGCCATGCTCGACCAGCTTTTTGCGGAAGCCTTGGCGGTATACACGGCAGAGCCGCAACGATCTTGGCTCTTGCAGGCGCACGCGCGCGTGTCATCCGTGAGGGCGATGGACCCCGGCGAATTGGTCAACCACCACAGACGCACAGTGAGGCGGGGCAGGTTCTCGAGGTCTGACGGCGTGGTGTACATTGCCACGGTACATGCGGATGGGACGACGCCGCTACCATCGGACGTTGTCGCGGGCTACCTGGTGCACGAGGTGGCGCATGCCGTCGCCGGGCCGCACCATTCCATGCAATGGCGGGAGGCGTTCCTGGCCTTGCTGCACATTGCCACATCAAGGCTCGGGTGGCGCGTGACCTTGGAATGCGGCGCGTGTCCATCGTACGGCGTGTGCGAGGCGTACCAATGCCCCGCATGCGAGTGGGGGGCGTGTAAATCAGGGCGGCGGTCTCGTGGTGGCAGTCTCGGCACGTGAAGCCCGCGTTGACCCCGAATCCGGAACTGCGAGCCGGAAGCGCACTGCACGCCGGATGCGCATAGGTTTGCCACGCAGTATTTCCGCCAGTTTTTTCAGTGTGGCCCTCACGCTCTGCCCGCTTTATTTCCTCTGTCAGTAATACTGTAAATCCTAAATACGTAATGGTGGGCGACGGCAGCGAATCTGCTACCAAAGACAAGTTGCGTTTTTATTCCAAATCCGCGGACGCCAAACCCGGCAAGGGCAGAGGAGAGAAGGTTGCGGATCCGCGGAAGTACTCCGAGCTGGCCGCGATCCGGAATTGGCGCAAGATCCTGAGCAATTTCCATGTCTGCCCCTTCGTGTACCGCGGGTTACAGTACCGGACCATAGAACACGCGTTCCAGGCGGAGAAAATCGGGTTGGTGTCACCCCTCAGCGCCTTCTTATTTGCCATGGACAGCCGTAGTGACTTATCGCGCGGCGACGGGTTGGAAGCTCGGAAGAGCCGCAAAATGGTGATCCTACCACCTGCGGAACTGCGGCATTGGGACGCCATCAGCCAAGGCGTCATGGCCCGTATCGCCAAGGCCAAATACGCACAATGCCCGGAGGCGCAGAGGGTGTTGCTGCTTACCGGCACGGCGGAATTGGAGCACATCGTGGAGCGTCGCGGGAGTGTGCGATTTACGCACTTGGAACGTATCCGCAATGACCTGGCGAGGCGAGCAACCTAGATAGATTTAATGAACTCCCAATTGATCTCGGTGCATATTTTTTTCCACATCAGGTCTTGTTGATACAGCTTATCTGCGCTTTTCAGGAGCGGGAAGTACTTGAGGTACTCGTCCTCGCCCAGCAGCTCACAGAACTTGTAAAGCACATACGCGTAGCTGAGAAAGTTCTTGCGGCCCTTGGGGCGGTGCTTTTCGAAGGGAGCTTGGACCACGTTGAACATCCGCTTCAGGCGGTCCTCCAGGTATGCCGGCAGCTTGGGGGCTGGCACCCCACCCAACGCTGTGCAAATGCTCGTGGCATGCTCGTAGTACTTGGTGAGCTTCAACCTTTTCAGGATGGCCCGCACCTTCGCCTGGGTGATGTCTCTGCGTCGGCTGACCCGCTCCTTCTTGAACTCGGCGCGCACAGAGTCCAGCACCTGCTCCGGGATGTCCGTGTTCTCGCGCCCCTGGAAGGCATTGATCCATTCCGTGAAATGGTTCAACTTCTTGTACGCAAAGTAATTGATGGGAGATAACTGCTGCACCTCCTGGTCGTAGGTGACCCCGCGTCTCGACATCTCCTCATAGTAAGTCGCGACACCGCACTGGGGGCAGACCATTTCTGACTCGCGTTGCATATACACCTTTTTGCACTGGCAAGTGGGGCATAGCAGACCGTCCAAAGGATCCAAAGTCTGCTTTACCAGGCGTTGCTCGGCCTCCCTGTCCTTCTCCACATTAGCCATGTACTCTTGGTAGACGCGCGCCTTATTTGACGTGCTCTTCACCTCGACGAAATTCTGGATGCCCGTCTTCAAGTGGCGGTGTGAATTAGGCTCGTCGACCACACTGGGCTTGCACGTGTACTGCTGGATGTAGGGGAGCGCGTTCAACATGTACTCCACCTGCTGCTCGAACGCCTCCGAAGCGCTACCCGCCGAGCTCGCGATCTGGTGCAAGCACTCGGTGTACCTGCTCTCGAAGGTCGTCATGGCCCCCGCCGACAACCGATCCCAGATAGTACGAACCACACATTTAAATTATGACAACCGACCGGCGACATCATCGCAGTGCGGCATTGCGGTGCATTGCATTCCAACCATATCTACAGATCAAACGATACGAATACGGCCGTGGTAAAATGGAGGCGCACCTAACGGTCACACAAGGCGATGCGGAGGCCAATAGATGCGGAAATCTACTAGCTACTGATCTACTAACTACTTACGCATCTGCTCGAAATACGCATTTGCTCGAAAAAAAAAGTGTGTGGAGCGTGGAGGGGATGGAACGCTATTCGTTGGCGGGGTACGTGGCCAAACTGAACCAATTGGCGCAAATCAGTTTGCTAAACGGGAAGGACGGCACATCCGTGGGCTTGGATACCGGCTCTTCCCAGGCGACATCCAGTACGCTGGTGGGCGCGCACGCGGGGTCGGCGCTGCATGCGGATTCCTCAGATGTGGTGCTCGTAGGTGCCAGGGCGGGGCAGCACATCCGGACCGCGGCCCAGGTAGTGGCCATCGGCACAGAAGCCGCGCATGACACCCAAGTGATCAAGAGGAGCGTGCTGGTGGGTACCCGCGCGGGGGCCCGCATCCGGTCGGCGGACCTGGTGACGGCTGTAGGACACGACGCGGCCGCGTACATGGTGGCGGGTCAGCGCAACACCATGATCGGTTCTCGCGCTGGTGCCTACGCCTTGGATTCCAGCGACAACACGTTTGTCGGGGATATGGCAGGGGCGTTGTGCAGGTCGGGTGCTCAGAACGTGTGCGTGGGTTCCGGCAGCGGCTTGGGGGTCGAACAGGGCACCCTCAACACCCTGGTGGGCTACCAGGCCGGGGGGAACGTTCGCCAAAGCTCTCTCAACACGATGGTCGGGGCACGCACGGGCATTGGGGCCACCGCCAACGCGTGCGTGCTGGTGGGGGCGAGCACCGGCCTGGTATGCAACGTGAGTGGCACCGTGGCAGTTGGAACGGAGGCGGCTTATCAAAGCGTTGGAAACGAAAACGTTTTTATAGGAACGCAATCCGCGTCGCAGTTTACCGGTAGCAAAAACACGATAATAGGCCACGCGAGCGGCGCCAACGCACGGTCAAATTTATCAGTGATGATCGGCAACGACGCGGCCCACTCCTTCCGCGGTGATGAAAACGTGTGCCTCGGGGCCAATGTGGCAACTCTGGGAAACGGGGCGCGCAACGTGGTGGTTGGTTCCCAAGCGTGCCGGCAATTGGTGGGGAGCAACAACGTGATCGTGGGGAGCAACATTTTCAAGGACGCAAACGTGCCGTTCAATGTGGATAACAGCATCGTGGTGGGCTATAGCATGGACGCAGATTACTCCAGGACGAGGGTTGCCAACACCGTCATCATCGGCACCTCTGGCACTGCCGTGTCCAGCAACGACACGGAGTCTTTGGTGCTGGCAGCACCGTCTGTCGGCACGATCGTCAAAGCCAAGGGGGCCCGGGTCACCCTGGGAGCACCTTTGATCACGGAGGTCCCCCTCAACTTGTACGGGCCCTCGACGGCATCGGTGGCTCAAACGTACACGGGAGTCTACACGACACATGAGAGGTATTATAACGGCCCGGTGACGAACACGAGTGGCTCCAATGGATTCTATTACCCCGTCACCCCGGCTACCGGTTCAACCAATGCATTTCACAAAAACAACGTGCAACCGTTATTTTTCTTCGTGACAATTCAAGGCGTCGCGTACAATGCCGTCATTGTGCGGTCGAGGGGAGTCCTGACATTTGTGTACCTCCCAGGCGATCCGGCCCTGGGATTTCTAGATGCCACCACGAGAGTGGTTGATACAGGGTATGGCCCAAGCATATCTTTCGACCAAGACCTGTATGACGGGTTCACAACCGCGTTCAATTCCTACACCTTTCTATCGACATCGAACGGTACCGACGAGTACCATCAGGTGTTCCCCGGCGTTGCAGCCCCGGGAAAAATGGTGTTCCGCTTTGAAAACCTGTGGACTGCAAAAGAAGACAACTCGCCATCAAAAATTGTTCGTGAAAGCTCACAAATTGCCCTGGAAATAACAGTCTTCGAAAGCTCTGCTGGTGTGGACAGCACATTCAGGGTCGCATTCACGCCATCATCGAGCTGGTTCCGGAAGACAATCAATATCACCGGCATGGACAACAGCGTGTTGCACGCACATGAGTTCAACCAAGCCACTGGAAACATTGTGTACTTCAGGCCAAACACTGCGTTCACCACCACATACTCAAGCTGGAAGGCATCCGCATATTTCTCCGCGGGCTTCCAACCAATCGTTGTGCCATTACAACCGCCCACTGTCCAGATCTACAAAGAAGGAATTATCAGTGTGCCACTCAGAGTGCCGTTGCGACTCATGTACAACACGTTCACGTCGGTGGCGCTGAACTTCGATCGGTCCTTGGTCTTAGCGAGTGAGGCCGCGTCGAGGAAGTTGGTGATATCTTTGGGGGGTGCAGGGTCCAGACTGGTGGGGGTGTACACCAAAGCATATGAAGACATGACGCCGTGGTATTCTACATACACATTCCAAAGAGATTACCCGGCGTATCCCCTCACAGTCATCCGCCTTGAACTGGTGAACCCAACGACCAACACGGTGTTCGCCGCGGAACTGGTGTTCGACGAAACCAGCATCACAATATCATACCCAGACATAGCCCAAAACTATATATCGCCGGACATGTTCCTCAGTCTCTTTGACACAACGACCTTACCACGCACCCCGTTGCGGTCCTACCAAGTGCAGACGAGTAACAAAGTGTACAGCTTCCCGGGGGCGGGCCTAACCTTATCGAACGGTTGTGTCATCTCCACGGACGATCAACGTTTGTTACGCTTAGGAGGAGTGGCAATGACCCCGTCGTTCTCGTCGCTGGTGTGCAATTACCGCTCCATGAGTAATGTCCTGCTAGGGGGTGTTGGGGACACACCCTTCATAGACTTCGGCAATGACAATTACACATCTGTTCACAGCATATTCCATCAATCCGTTTCAGAGAAACCCCAGGCGAAAATAATCATGGGGACCCTGACTATAGGCCTCTGGAACCTCACGCAAACACAACCCCAGTACACACAGGCTGGATTTGTGCGGCTTTACGTGTTCAAGACCCCGGTGTCTGTGCAGACAAGCGTCTTAGAGGTCCAAAAATACAGGTTCGACGACGTGACCATCACATCGAACGCCACGTGCGTCTTCGTGAACACAACACCGGCAATTGCCGTCAGCACACCGGGAGGCACTTCCATCGCGCACCCGCTGTTCGCATGGCAATTTGACGGGTTCGTCAATTCGTCATTTTGGAGAGTTTGAATCTTCTGATATTTCCCAGCCCGTGGCGTGTGCCCCCAAGTGTGCCACAACCAGGCCTGCCCGTGTGAAGATGTAGTCCAGCCCGCGTGTCAACAAATACATATTCAAAATTTGACATGGCGGGATTTCCTCAAAGGTATTCATACCACTAAACACTTTGATGCCAGACCCCAGGGGCACCAGCACGAAACACGCGTTCTGGCTCGCGGGAGTGAAAATGAACTCGCCATGAGCCATGGACATGGTGTAATTGCCCGCGGAATCCAGCCCCGCACTCTCCCAAAGGTCCAGACGCATTCGGACGGGGCGTTCGGACAAAACGTTTAAACCATGATCAATTGAACTTGATGCGCACTTGCAGGTGAGTGGTGGTGCATGTTTTCAGCGCCGCCTCCGACAGCTGCTTGCGTTTCAACGCCGGTCGCTTCGGGGAGACGCTCCTGGAAACCTTTGCCGCATGGTCCTCCGCGTGGTCCATCGTGCTGCCCGCCCCGCCGCCCGCCTTTTCAGTTTCAGTCCGCAACGGTTGCCCCGAAACGCAGAAGCATTCCCAGACATGCGGCGCATCCGAGGGACCCGGTGTGGTGAGCGCGGTGACGGGCGTCTTCAAAGGGTTCCGGTGCTGGGTGCTGAGCAGCATGTCCTCCTCGATGGCGTCGTGGTTTCTGCGCGTGTAGTCCAGCACCCCGTACGTGATGGCCCACCTGAAAAAATTCAGCTGCCCGACCGTGGTGAGCAGCCCGCGGAACTTGATGCGCGTGCGCCGGCAGAACGGGTCGAACAACTTCTTGGAGTAGCCTTTCAAACGCATCTTGTACTGCAAGTGCATGTTAAAGGTGATCCTTTCACCCAAGACCGTGCAATTGTACACGATGTTTTTCTTTTTGGAGTAGTTGGTGACCAGCCAGTCGAACACCCGCAACGAAATCTTCCCTCGCCCCCCTTCCTCCATCGTCCCCCCCTCATCCGCGCCCCGTCCCTTCCCGTCTCGCCCCTTCCCGTCTCGCCCCTTTTTGCCGGTCCCGTCCCGTCCAATCAGGACCTCACATAGCGTGGCATACTCGCTGTCACCGAAAAACGCATCCAGGTCCCTTAAGAGGACATCCGTCTTGGCCTCGACCACCACCTGATCTGGCCCAACGCCCACGGCCACGGTCCGGCTGGAGCCCATGCACCGAGTTTGCACCAACCACTTTAAATCTCTGCCGAGTTCACACATGGACACCGCGTCGCCCATTGCCACCCTGGATGCATCCACGCCCATTACAACCGTAGATCCCAGCGAGCCCATGGCCACCTTGGATCCCGGCGAGCCCCAACTGACGGCCCAGTCCATGCGCCAACAAATAGACGATGCCGTGCGGTACGGCCTGGTGTCCCCGCAGGTGCTTGCTGCCTTCCAAGATCTTGCCAATGCCCAGGCCCGCCTCGAGTACCAGCGCTCCGGCCTTGCTGGTCTGTCGTTCGAAACCGCGGTGGCGGACGCCAAGGAAGCCCTCACCGGCATTGTGGCGGACCTGCAGGGCACCACGCGGCGCAGGAGCCTGACGGACATCGTGACGCACGGGGACAGATTGCGGGGCCTGGGCATCCTGTGCCTCTTTTTAGCGCTGGCCGGCCTGCTGATCGACTACTTCATGTTCCCCCCGGGCACCGCAGTTGCTGCCACCGCAATCGCGATTCCATACCCCGCCGCATCCGGGGCGTGATGCGTCCGGACCCAAAAATATTTTCTTTGCGTATGGTATCAGTCAACCATGGGCGGAGGATTGATGCAACTGGTGGCCTAGCTCCCTTGGGCCCAACAGCGGTCGGTGTAAAGCCCGTGATCACCGCTAGTGGAACCCATGTGGCACCTCGCCACCATGCGGATCCGCGACATTGCCAAATTGCGGGGACACCCTGAGAGCCCACCGGTACGAACCAGCGCTTGAAAGAGAGCTGGGGCGGGGAGCACAACCCCGGGAACGTAACAAGCCGGTCGGATTGGGCAATCCGCAGCGGACCCCCTGTCGGTGTGTACAGGCAAACCTAGCGGGGGCCGTTCAACGACTACATGGCAATGCGGAGGAGCGGGGTAGCCACCCGCCGTGACTCTGTAAGGTATAGTCTGGACCTGCGTCGAAAGACCAGGGCCCGGGAGCGTCACACCCCCCGGGAAGAATCGACGGTGCACAAGACATTTACCTGACCGGTAACCCCCAAATCACTTGAACCACGAAGCGAGTGGAAAAGCAGCCGGCCGGAAGGAGCTCGAGACCCATCATCACCCCGCTCCCCGGATAACCCCGTTGGCGTCCTTCTCGAGGCGCAGCTGCTAGTCCTTTTCACGCAAAAGGGCGACACTGTCAAAGTGCGGGAACACCCTAAAGCCCACGGTACCAACTCTGTCGAACAACAACTCACAGAGGGCCAGGAGATCCCCTGGAGATGGTCACAACCCGTGCGGATACGCTCGACCAAGCCGAGCATAATGGGCAATCCGCAGCCAAGTCGGTTTTTTCACTTGAGGAAACTGATGCAGTTCAACGACTCGACGGCAGTGGGTGGCTTCATTCTTCTGAAGGAAGCCGCTTAAGGTAGAGTCTGATCCCCGGTCCGAAAGGCGGGGGCGTGTGAGCGCTTCACGTGCTAGCACGCGGCATGTCTTCAAGGTGGTGTACCGCCGCCATACCAATTTTGCAATTGAATCTATCGAGCAGACCTTCAACGGAACCCCCGGGTTCGACAAGAAGGTGTCATGTACCATCAGCCGCAACGGCGACCTGATCTCCGACGTGTTCCTGGAGGTGAAGCTGAAGAAGGTGGCGTCAGCAACCAAGACCTGGTGGCCCGCTGAGGCGCTGATTGGCGAAGTGGAGTTGGAGATTGGTGGGCAGCGCATCGACCGCATGAACAACACATTCCTCCGCATTTACGACGAGCTGTTCCGCAAGGACGCCGAGAAGGACGCATACGCACGCATGGTCAATTTCACGGCCGATGAACAGGCTGCCAACGCGGAAGTTGAAAAGAGGTTCTTCGTGCCCCTCATTTTCTTCTTCAACCGCAACGTCGGCCTGGCCCTGCCGTTGATTGCCCTGCAGTACCACGAAGTCAAACTCAACTTCGTGTTCCAGCGCCCCACCGTCATGACAGACTGCGGCGTGAAGACCGGTGCCGAGGACATGGAGGTGAAGCTCTTCGTGGACTACATCTTCCTGGATTCCGACGAGAGGCGCCGGTTTGCACAGGTGTCCCACGAATACCTCATCGTACAGACCCAGCATTCCGGCGACGAAACTGCTCTGGTGAATAGCAGCAACCAGAACCTGCGCCTAAACCTGAACCACCCCGTCAAAGCCCTGTACTGGGTGTTTGCCAACCCCGACAAGCACGGCCACTTCGCCGGCAATGCCACCACCCGCATTGTCGACAGCGATTACACGGCCCCCCTGCGCAGCTGTAAGCTCCAGCTCAACGGCCACGACCGCATGTCCAGTCGCACCGGCGCGTACTTCTCCTACACGCAGCCCTACCAGTACCTGCGCAACAAGCCCAACGCGGGCATCTACATGTTCTCATTCGCGCTCAAGCCCGACGAGCACCAGCCAAGCGGCACATGCAACATGAGCCGCATCGACAATGCCACTCTGGTGTTGGGCTACAAGAAACAAACTACTCTGCGCACGTCCAACGTGACCCAGATTATTGCGAATGTCGTGAACGAGGAAACCACGACGGGCGACGTCACCGACTTGACGGCGCTGCGCCTGTATGCCGAGAATTACAACGTGCTGCGGATCATGAGCGGCATGGGCGGCCTAGCGTACAGCAATTAAGAAGCAAGTACGGGAGTGTATAGTATAGGTAAAGGTAAAGTATATGGGAAGTGTGGAGAGTGTATAGTAAAGGTAAATGTAAAGTGGGGTTTGGGGGCGTGCGTGAGTGATGCGAGCAGTGAGTCGGGAGCGTAGGGACTCGGTGGGACTTGGTGGGACTCGGTGGTTCTCTTGTGACGCGGCAGAAATTACAACAACTCCATTGGGTACCACTATCGGGTATGCCATCAACGAATCATCGCTTCGCTGGTGACCTAGTCCCCCCCAATCTTTCCAAGTGACCCCAGGTGGCCCTCACTGTAATGGTACGCGAGGAACGCCGCCAACCCGACCAGAACGTCGCCCAACAACACTTTCCACGCAAGGCTCTGTGCCCCGGTGATGGCCAGGTAGGCAAACAGGGCGTACAGCGCGGCGTGCAAGGGGCGCAGGTCGTTCCACCAGATCCGGTCACCAAACACCTCCCGACCCGTGGTCCGCAACCCCCCTATATAAATGACCGCAAACCCGATGGCGGGGACCAAGGCCAGGATCCCCATAAAGAACAGCCATCGCGGGGGCACGGTGGCAGCGAGGTACACCAGGAGAAGCCGGGTCCCAACACACCCTACAAGAAACAACACCAAGCGTTTTTGGATGTCTGTGAGTGCCATGCCGTTGTGTTGTGCTCTATATACTCCACACAAGCTTTTTTGGTGCGGGTGTATGTGATGTATATATACATATACATACACATAATGTATGTATAGGTATGTATAGGTACTATGCGGTTGCCGTACATCCTGAGATCTGCCCACATCCCCATCAAGCTGGTGCCGCCCGTATCCCGCCCCGTTGTGTCGTGCATCGTGCGTGATGTGGGGTACTTGGCGCTTGGGTCGCCACCTGCCCGCATGTCAATCCCGGAGTTGGGCCTGTGCGTGACTTTGCCCATACAACGACACACGACACAGCGCGTGACACAGCACCTCGAGTCCGTGCACTGTCTCACGTGCTGCTTCGAGGGAGACGCGGGCGAGGCGTGCGACGTGCGTCATGTATACGTCCGGCTTGAGCTCGTACCCATCCCGGAAACGGCGTCAGAACGAGTGGCCCGCAACATGGAAAAATCTTTAGGCCGAATTATGGGCACAGGGGGCACATGGTAAAATTATCCGGCCTCAACACATGATCAGCCCACGAACCCGCGCCCAAACCCGCGCCCCAACCCGCACCCAAACCCGCGCCCCAACCCGCACCCAAACCCGCACCCAATCCCGCGCCCCAACCCGCGCCCAAACCCGCGCCCGGACCGGAGCCACCGGAGCCAGCACCCGGCGACCCAAGTCAGCCACCACCACCACCACCATCCGCCTGCTACCCGTCTTGCGGCCTTGGTACAACATGCGGGAAATCCTCAAAGAGCTCATCTTGCTCCAAGACCATCTATTCCATCCGGCCAAACGGTGCACAGACTGCATCCGCAAGCACTTCATTACCATCGAAGCGCTGGCAGAAGAGTGCGTGACGTTGTGTCGCCCCGAAAAGGTGCTGGAAGAAAGCAGGGACGTGGCAACAAAGGTCAGGTCCTACCACACATCGTGGGAATGGTTTATGCAGAAATACAAGAATAAGGGGCTTCGGGACGCGTTCAGCGTCAAGCTGGCTAACAAACTGCGCTTGCTCCGAAAAAAACTACAACCCAAATTCGCGGCCCTGCCACTCAATAAGCTGCCGGCCCAGGAGCAGAAGATGGCCATGGGCCTCGTGCGGTCTGCCAAACCATGATCGCTTCATCACAAGACGCCACACCATGACAGGAACCCCGGGACCCCGTCTCAGGATTTCACCCGCAAATGGTTGTTCGCCTGAATGAGGTGCTTCATCATGGCATCCGCGTGTTTCTTGCGCTGCGTGGCCGGCAACCGCGCGTCGTGGGCCTTCAAGAAATGCTTGGCGCTGTGCGTCAGGTGCTCGTTCGCAAAGGGGTTGCGGGTCAGCCGGGGGTGCCTGCATCGCTTGCTGCGGGAGGTGCTGCGGGAGGTGCTGCGGGAGGTGCGCTGGGACGTATGGCGGGAGGTCCTCGAAGTTGCTACCATGCACTTTCCTAAACAAAAAAATCGCGCAGATGGGTGGACAATATTAGATGAATTTAGTCATCCAATAATAATGAATCCCAATTAATTTTTCTTGGCATTTTCTGTAGAAGCGACGACCAAGGTCCTGTAATAGAAATGTTTTTGGAGGAGGCTCGCAGATGGCACGGAAACGCACTTCATTCATGTTCGAGCTTTGTGAGCGTGGAGAGCTTTTCCAAGTACTGCGTTTTGGAGGTTTCAGCCAAGGATTCAGACGCGACAATGCCGTCCGCAAGCATTGCACTACATGGAGGAAAAAATGGTATTTTCTTGACTTGCAGACAGATGTGGTTATGATCTTGGTGAATTCCATTTTAGATTACGTAAGGGCACGGGCCCTTTTCGAGCACGTGATTGGCTTTGTGGAGGAGGCATATCAAAAAGCTTGCTGATTACAGAATCTGGAAGTAGAGCATTAGAATCACGATGAGTCATCAAGGACTGGATCAATTCATTACATTCTGCAAGTTTTTTGTCTTGTTCAGCTATCCGTTCCGCTTGTTGCGCTATCCGTTCCGCTTGTAGTTGCATTGTTCTTTCATGTAGGGTCAACTGGAATTTCTTGTTCTCTATTTCGTTTCGGGCGGCATTTCTGTCAGCCACCGCTTGACGCGCCTGAAAGTAGTGATACGCTGCGCGCGCTTTACGAAAAGTTGGTAGCATTTTTTCTGATATCCGAGTCCTGACATTCTCGGTTCCCAGTGTTGTGTGTATTTGCAATGGATATGAGGTCTTTAACCCCGATTTTGCCATCTTGATCTGGTCTTTGATACCTTTGATCAGCTCATCTAACACAGATGAATATTGAGTGTTTTCCGCTTTGTTCGGGGAAAACACATGGGTCTTCCTAGCCATCTTAAATACTTGCAAATGCCGTTCTAGTGTATTTATGACATCCTTTTGTTGCTTATTATTACGAAATACATTTTTGTTTTGGAGGTTGTCGATGGTCCTTTGCACGTTTTTTGTCGGTCGTAAAAATTTTGGCCCTCTAGACTCAGGATTTGGCAGTTCAACGGGCCATTGCTTGGTCACGACCACCGCCCTGACATTCTGGTGTAGTTTCAGCTCTCCCCGTTGCTTGTGAAGCTGCGGCGACAAGTGCACCACAATTCTGTTTCGGGAGGTCCCCTTGAACGAAAATGGGTAGGTGGTGACGAGTCCGCGCTCTGCCAACTGGATTTGCACTTGGAGACCATTGGCCACCTTATTTAAAAAATCAAGATGTTTGATTCGTTTTGTGGATTGTATTAGTTCTTTCATTTTCTGAAGCCTCTCCTTCATCACCTTCAATACCGCTTGCTTTTCTTCTTCAGAGCCAAAGTAATGAGCTTCTGTGCCGCGCACGATGTCTTGTGCCATGGTGTCGAATACCGGTTGTCCATTGGGGGAAGCGCCTGTCACGGGCCACGGGCGCCACACACCTTTCTTCACATTGTCCCTCTGAGCCTCGAGGGCTTTCTTCATTGCGCGAGTCAGCCAGAGAGTGTGCAGTACCGTGGCCTTGTTACCAGAATTTGACGCGTTCAAGATATTTTGCATGTTTTGCTCGTATTTTGTAGCGGTTTTCAGTGAAGCGTTCAGTAGCTCAGCCATGTTGTTGCTGTTCTTCGAGCTCAGTTTCCGGCGCTTGAGTTTGGGAGGTGGCGCGAGCCCGATGTTGTTATGCGAAGGGTACAAGGAATTGGTGTATTTCACATACGTATACCTGGTGCCCGGGCCCCGCGTGCTTTTTTTCTTCAACCAGTCGAACATTGTACGTAGATTGTATGTAGATGACCAGAAAATAATGGCAAAAGCCGCAACTGCACCCCATGCATCTGCACCCCATGCCTCTGCACCCCATGCCTCTGCACCCCATGCCTCTGCACCCCATGCCTCTGCACCCCATGCCTCTGCACCCCTCGCCCACCCGCCCGCCCGCCCACGCTCACGTCATCCTGGCCGAGGTCACCACCCCCGTCTTTGCCGCCGTCAGCACCAAGGTGCGCCCGGGGTACATGCGGCTCGATGAGGGGTTGACGACGACCACGGGACGGGGCCGGAGGCGGAGCAAAGGCGGTGGCATCGACCAGCGTCTGGGTATGTGCACCCTTGTGACTATTTGGGACCGGGGATCGTGCACGACGACCACCTTGTCCTTCCTCTTGCGGTTTATGGCACTGGACACCACAGACGCGGCGCCGAACTTCTCCTGGAAAATGCCGACGACCTCCCGCGCGGGTTGACCCTCGTACGGCAGCTTCGGGTCGGCTAGCAACAACCCCTGCTGGTCGGTCACGAAATACACGGTGGCGGGATCACGGTCCCTGAGGGCTGGCAATTTCCTGACCACGGCAACGCGGCGACCCACCAGCTCCGGGTATGTCGTCCTGTACCCAGTGAACTGCTCCTCTGTGCACCTGGGTCTCTTCATCAGCAACGCCGCCAACATCACACAAAGAGTTACCAGGGCTACCGCGCGCACTAGCCACGTCACCGGCGTTGCCATTCTCGAGTTGTATAGAGACGTGCAGATCATTTTTTTCCTCACCCGCGACGGCAATGCTGGGGGTGCGCCCCGAAACCAACTGCGGCAAGCTCGACACAAGCTGCGGCAAACTGAGTGCCCGTCTGGTACCGTCCGCCGTTTGGTACCGCGGCGATGGCAGCCAGTACCCCACGATCGATGTCAGCAAGGGCAGGTACACATCAGTGTTGTGGTGAGCGCCCAGCATGCCAATGCAAAACAGAATCATGATAAGGGAGAAGGTGGCCTGTACGGCGAACACCAGGTTCTCTGTTTGGGTCATTCGAGGTTTTTAAGCAACATAGTTGGCGCCTTGTTGATGTCCTTTAAGTCAGTCTTTTACGCCCGTCCTTGCCAAATGCGGTTACGCTACCTGAGTATGATCAGCCCGGGTTGCCAAATGGGGTACGGGGTCGCCGTGCTGCTGGGGATGTGGATCGTACGGGTCAAGTGTGAATTCTCTGTTTCCAGCAAGTGCAACCACAGCCGGCACCGGTCCCCTGTCTTTGACCAGTCCAATGAGGCAAACCCAGACTTGAGCACCGCGCGTCTAGCGTGCATCATGTCCCTCAACCACGCGGTTTCGTTCCGGGACTTGGGGTTCTTCATTTCCCGAAACACGGCTTGCCACGTATCCGCCTCCCCCCAGTATCGGCAGTCCCCGTGATTCAGACTGCAGTCCACGATCCACCCCTTGGCCAGCGCAGAGGTCAACACCGGACCAGGCCTTTTTGCGCACGGCCCCGTTTTGGCACAAAAATGAGCGGCGCTCTCCCAGTTCAGCTCTACAAAGGCGGCCCACACCGCTTCTCGCCAGTCGGGGTCTGTGTTGGGCAATCGAGCCAAATCACCGTCTATGTGATCCAGGTGCGCCCGGCCGTTGGGTACGTACTTATCATAATTGGCCTTGGCTTTGGTGTGATCCCCACCCACGTGCGCCAGCCGCTCCAGGCCCTTCACAAACCCGCCTTTCGCGGCTTTCATGGCGGCGTGGTACCTCAGCAGGGGGTGCGAGGGCGCAATGACTGCCAGATGGTCGAACACCTTCAACAGGCTTCCCGTACCGGACGTGGCCCCGAAAATGGTCGTGGTGAAACCCCGGGTAGCATGGTCGTCACCCCACTCGATGTAATTGTAAAACAAGTCCCATTGGCTCGAGCCATTCTCAGGTAGGGACACCAACGACATGATCACGTCCACCTGGTCCGCGCTCAGCCCCAACAAAGACGCGATGCGAGCGCACGCGGCGGGTGGCACCTTGCAATGGGCAGAAATGGGCGCGGGTTGGGGCGCGGGTTGGGGCGCGGGTTGGGGCGCGGGTTTGGGCGCGGGTTTGGGCGCGGGTTGAGGCGCGGGTTGAGGCGCGGGTTGAGGCGCGGGTTGAGGCGCGGGTTGAGGCTCTGTCAGCCATGGATACTTACGGAGCAGCGCCTTGAATTCCAGAAAGAACGCATCTTCACGGGACATTGCGCCTGCGGGATACGCTTAGGATATGCTAAGCACTAATTTTTCCAACGCTGACCGCACTTAAGGCACGTGACATACTCAGTCATGGGCTCGTCAGCGGAGCGGGTTTGTAGGCACACATAGTGCGTTTTCTTGGACTTGCACTTGTTGCACGTGTAGATGCCGTCCGGCGCGCTCATCCAGTCAAGGCACGTCGTCTCCCGTCGCATCTGGCGTTCTGCCATCTTGGCGTAAATGGGCTCGTACAACTGCGGAAACATGTCGTGCGGGCTCATGTGCACCAGAAATTCTGGCGAGATGCCGTCTGGGGAAATGCCGTCTGGCGAGATGCCGTCAAGGGTGCCTTCCGCGATGCCAGGTCCTTCGCCGGGACCGGTCGCGCTGGCACCCCGGCACCAGTGGCCCACGACTCGGTCTCTGAGCGTTGGGTTCCGGGGGTTGCCCAGGTTGAACACGATGCTCAGTGCTTTGTTGACATACTTGTTTCGAAAAACCGGGTTTTCCCAATACCGGGGTATGCCCTGGACCAACGCGGTGTCGATTGTCCACCTATACACCTGCTTCTCGATGGCCTTGGCAAGTGGCGTGTCACCAACGACAGCAGCGAGCTTCCGCACAACCTTACCCCGAGCTTCCTTCAAGCCCATGCAATCCCCGGACCATATTCAGCCTTTTAAGCGCAAAAACTTCTGTGGTCTACACATGGAAGGACTCGACCGGCCGCGCAGAGCACCGCGCAGAGCACCGCGCAGAGCACCGCGCAGAGCACCGCCCAGAGCACCGCGCAGAGCACCGCGCAGAGCACCGCGCACTCAGCAGCCCCAAGCACCGCCCAGAGCACCGCGCACTCAGCAGCCCCAAGCACCGCCCAGAGCACCGCGCACTCAGCAGCCCCAAGCGCGCACTCAGCATCGCCACCGGGGGCCGCGGGGGGGCGCGAAGAAAGTCGTTGGCGACCGTCGCCGTATCGGTGGCAAGCTCCCCACATCTGGCTATGAATCCACATTCACTCATCACATTTACGGAGCCCCGAAAGGCAAGTACAACAACAACTGCTACGCGTGGGCACTAGATTCAGAGGCGACCTTCAGGGATTCTGGCGGAGTGAAGCTGCAGCCGGGGAACATGTCCGGCCAAGCGTCCAACATGAACGCGTCGTCGTGCAGGGCGCTCACGGCCCACGCCTTGGCCGACAGCAAAGCCAGAGGCATTTACGTGGCGCGCCCCGAACAGCCATGCTCCCGGGGCTACTTCAAAATCATGTCGTTCATCGACAAAGGCAAGGATTATCATTGGTACCGCCAGCACGACCACGTGATGTACACGGTGGCGCCAGGCGAAACCCTGCAGAGCATTGCCACGGAGTTCCAGGTACCGGTGTCCAGCATCGTGTCTCCGACTCCCCACCCGCGCCCGGGGGAGCTGGTGTTCATCCGGAACGCCAATGTCTGGAGTCACAAGCAAGGGTTTGCCACGGGGCCACTGCTGCGCGACGCGTCTGGCAAACTGATCTTCGATCCGCGCGCCGCCAACCGGAACTACGGCATGTACAATTACCGCACGTTCTGCGGCGCCATGTGCATCAAAAACACCCACCCCACTTCTGACATCACGGAAGACGAGGCCCGGCGCCTACAAACGCTTCTTCAGAAACGCGTCAGCTTGCTCAACGCCGGTGACAAACAGGGCGGTCAGCTCGTCGCGAGGGGCCCCGAAATTTAGCGAGGACACATTCGAGGGCAGCTCGATGTCGAGAATATCGGCGCGCGGGGGGCGCTGGCACGAGGCGGCGGCGCACTCCACCACCGCACCCATGAACCCCTCGAAAGTTTTGATGACGGACGTCGCTGGCCTGGACGACACGCCTATGACGCATTTCACGAACGGCTGGTTGGTGGCCCATTCACACGGGAAGGCATCGACAAGCCCCCCGTCCACGTACCAATCCCCGGCGTAAGGCACGGCACCGAAATATAGCGGCACAGAGCACGACATCCGCAGCGCTAGCAGCACCGGCATGCTGGGGTGGGTGTCTGGGCTCAGGTACTCCGCCCGCCGCCGCGTCAGGTTGGTCACACACACCACCAACCGCACGCCATAGTCCCGCCAAATGTCTCCCAGCGTGGCGTCACGTGCGTCTTGTAGGAGAGCCCCGGCCAGTGAGGAGATGCTCTTGCCGCTATCCAGCCCGAACTCTTTGGAGAGGCGGTCGAAGTCGAAGTCCGGTGTGTACCCGTGCGTGCAAATGGTTTCAAGCGCCTGTGAGAAGTCGCGTCTGGTGGCAACCATCGCGCCGACAATCGCACCCGCGGACGTCCCCACCACAGTTTTCACGCCGCTCAGCATCCCGGCGGTGTGCAACCGAGAGACGGCGCCGAGCATGGCCACGCCCTTGACGCCGCCACCGGAGATGACCAGGGTGTCTGGCGATTTGATCCCGGACCGGGGACTCTGGATCCGGTGCATGACTCCGGTCGCGGTCTGATTCTTTAAATCATGGGTAATCATGGGTATGTAGCCACCAACCCCAGGACATCTCAAATCAAATCATCCATTCCCCGGTGTGGTCCCATGTCTGACAACGAGTACGGGTGGGACGAGAACAGCGATGGGTCAGATGGGTTCTGTTTCGACGCCAGTGGAGTGCCACACAGAATCGTGAGAAACGATGAGGACTGGGAAACGTACATGCGGGAATTCTTACAAGTGTCGTACGAGCTGGTCATGGAGCACTTTGCGTCGCAGGGCCTCCCCATAGGAGACTTGTTCGAGGTCAACAGACTGGAGTGCAACGGGCTGGCGGAATGGACGGCATTTTGGCGCAAACATTCCAGCGGCAGGCTCCCGTCATGTTGATCCATCACCATCAAAACCACACACTCGTTGCGCCTCGACTCAAAATCAATGTAAATGAAATCAATGTAAAAGCTTGGCCACAAGCACAAAGCTCAATGTGTGTGTGTGTGTGCACCCATCGGAGGGGGTATTTAGAGTTCGTTCGTGAGGGATCACTTGGATCCGGAGTCGGCATTGCCACCATCGTCGTCGTCGTCAGCACCACACACAAATTTGAGCTTTTCCTGATATTCCCGTACAAATCTCGTGTCTCCCTCGCCCGCGACCCCGCACGACTCCACGTCGTCCTCCTGCATGGCTTGTAGCAGTTTGGCGTGGAGTTCCTTGGCCTGCTTCGTCAGGGCCTTGATCTCTTCTGCCAGCTTGGCCTTTTTGGTCAGCACATCCATGTAACTCTTGGCAAGTTCCTCCATGGTACGTACGGTGGGGTGGGATAAGGTGGGGTGCTACCGCATCTTTAAGTGCGTTTCCGTGCCATCTGCGAGCCTCCTCCAAAAAAATTTCTATTACACATACATCGGGACATTACACAGACATGGGGGATGCTCTTTACGTAACCAGCCGGATCTCGGGCGTTTACCCGTTGTCCCGCAAACGAGGCAACGGTAGCCAGACACGCGGCTCGTTAGGATCCATGCGAGAGTATGCGCGTGCGTTTATGAACTGGACGCGAACAGCCATCCACAAGGGACCGCCTCGTCGCAAAGGACTGGCCGGAATGCCCCCGAACATGATCCGGGAGATTGCGGCCAAGCTCCCGACGAACGACCGCAAAGCGCTTGCGCAGGCATTGTCGAACATGAATGAACGTGAATTGAGCCACATCGTCCGCTTACTATATATTGACGGTATGCACAACAATTTTATGAAAGAGGCAAGTTCCTTGCTGAAAAGACAGAAAAAACTGCTCGCCAAGATAGAGGCCACCCAACATGCACAAAATGCATAGACAACACAGACAACACCGACAGTGTCACGAGTCGTCCCATGCGTGCACGACAAAGTTTTTGACGTATGACACAGAGTCCACGCACGCCGGTCCAGGGCCCCCGAAAAAGGTGCCGTACGAAAAACTGTTGATTTTGATGGCCGGAGACCGGGACCAGCGCACGTTATCCAGCACGCCACTCACTCCATTCACTGTGAGCTGGGCCTTGCCGTTTGCCCGTGGTTTGCCATTGGCGTCGAACGTGTTCAGCTTCACCCCTATTTCCACGTGGTTCCACTTGCCTTCTTTCAGGGTCCCGGGTTTGAACAGGTCCCCGAAGTAGGCGATGCCGTGGCCCTCCGCGCGGAGCTTGGGGTCCTTTTGGTGGAGGTTCGATGGCGGGTAAATGTAGGAGATGGCACCTCCACCGCGCTGCCACATGATGCGGTGGGAGGCGCCGTCTGGGCTGTGCTGGTACCCGGATGCCTTGCCGCTACCGATGTGGATGCCCCCGAGCTTGCCTCCCGTCGACCAGTCCCAGTGCGCCGGGTCAAAGTAGACGTCGAAGGCCACCACGGCCCCCGTCTGGCCGGCCAGTGCGGCGTTGGTGCACGAGAAGGAGCACCCACTGGCGTCCCTGAACGGGTGGGCGCTGGTGCCGCTACCCTTCTTGTAGAACACCCTGACCACCGGCTCGCCTTCGAAGGTGTCCAGGCCCGACCGGTTCCAATCCACTCTACCCCCCCACGCGCCGCACCCCTTCAGTGCCAAATCGCGCACGGGGAGCGCCAGACGGGCGGCGCCGGTGTGGGGGCCGGGCGTGTATGGGTCGACATCTGGTCTGGGAGCGGGCAGAGGGGCGGGCGGGGGCTGGGGCTTGGGAGCGGGCTTGGGGGTGGGCTTGGGAGCGGGTTTGGGAGCGGGCTTGGGGGTGGGCTTGGGAGCGGGTTTGGGAGCGGGTTTGGGAGCGGGTTTGGAAGCGGGCTTGGGAGTGGGCTTGGGCTCTGGCTTGGGAGCGGGCGGGGGCTCAGCGGGCTGGGGCTCAGCGGGCTGGGGCTCAGCGGGCCGGGGCTCTGCGGGTTGGGGCTCTGCGGGTTGGGGCTCTGCGGGTTGGGGCTCTGGCGTGTGCCGGTGCCGGGGCTTGGGTTTACGCTTGGGCCTTTTTGCGGGGGCGGGAGCGCGGGGGCGTCGAATGGTGGGGGCGCGTGTGCTGCTCGCGGGCATAGTGGTGGTGCATTCAGCACACACTTTTTTTTACTCCAGGGGCTTCCGCAACAAGTCAGCCTCAATGGTGGAGTTCGCCCATGGACCAACGGTTTGCCGGGGGTTGGGGGGGTCTGCACGCAGCTGGTAATTGGCATTCCTTAGACTGCTCCCCTGTGTGTCAATGCCAATCTGCTTGCTGACTTCCAGGAAGTTCTGGCCCTGCAACGCTTTTGGGGCGAACTCACCAAAATCCTGCACCTGGTTGATAACCGCCTTGGGGAGCAGGTCTGAGGCCACGTTGGTCAGGGGGGGCATCTGGGGTGGCCCGGTGGAAGGAGGGATGGTGTCGAAGGGCATTTCGTCGAACGGCACGAAGCGAGACACGCCGCTACCAGCCGATTGACGCGAGGTGAAAAACTTGTACGCCACAAACAAGGCCAGAACAACCAGAACGATCTTCAGCAACTGTTTGTTGTCCATGTATTCTTTACATCAACAAAAAAAAATGTCAAGGCGCGCGGGTTGTGACCAGGGTCGGAATGACCGTTGGCACCATGCCCGGGACGGCGCTGGGGACGTAGGTGGGAACCATGGTCGGGGCCGCTGATGGAAGCTGGGTTGCCACTTCTGTAAGTACCGGCATCAGGGTTGGCGGCGTGGACACCCTCTGGGCAAGAACGGGTGGTGGGGTCATGGGGACCGGGGGGGTCGTGACGTCGCCACTCACCACCAGCGGCACCGGCGTGACCACAAAGTGCGGCTGGGGCGGCACGGTCTGGAATTCCATGGGCGGGAAATCGACAAAGGTGTCGGTGCCGCTGGTGCCGTGGGTGTACGCCTTCAGCACGTGCACCACCACCAGGACCACTGCCACCACAATGAGAACTTTGACGTAGGGGCGCATATAGTTCGTTACACACAGCCAAGAAAATTTCGCGGCGTGGCAAGTGTGTGTTCAACTCTACTCAAACTGCCGGAAGTCAGCTAGATCAGCGTACGCCTCGTCACCACCACCCGCGTCCTCATCGGCGTCGCTACCGTTATCAGAGTCGTCCGTCGTTGCTGGTAGCACGCACACCGGGATCTCTGCTACCCGCGCCTGCTCCAATGCCCAAATAGCCCCGAACTGCCTGGCCCCGAAACAGATGCGTCTCAACACCCACGTGCACCGCAGATGGCAGCCGGGGTCGATCTCCTCGGGGCCGATGGGCGTGCCGCTGGCGTCGTACCACTTGGTGTCCGCTGGGATTTTCAGCTTGAAAGCGCCGGTGTCTTCGAAGAACGACTTGAAATCGGCGGTCAAAGTGGCACCGTCATCCTTCGCGCGGGAACCCTTGAACCATTCCGCCCGATTCTGGATGCACTGCTCCAAAATGCGGTCCTCAACGCGTTTCAACCACGCCCCGAAGGACACCGGCACGGCCACGCCCACAAACGCTTCGTTGGCACCCACGCCGTCCGGCACCGCCTCCAAGAAACTGACGGGTGGTGTGCGGACAGTCAGGGGACCGTGCGCGATGTTGGACACATACACCTTCTTCCCCCGGGGCTCTTTCACGGGTGCCAGGAAATCGATCGAGGACGGGCACACCTTTTTGTAGTAGGGTGGCGCCGACAATTCCACCAAGGGAGTCTCAGCGGGGATGGTGATGCATTCGGCGGGGATGGCAATTTCCTGCTCCTGCTGCTCCTTCTGGACCTCTAGCACAGTAGTACTGGTCATTTGCCCCTGAGTGTGGTTTACATGAGACATAAAATTCACGAAAAACAGCCGAGACTTCTAATGGTCTTTTAATGGTCGCAACAAAGATATTTCATTTAGGGTTCATATATAGGGTTCCCCCATGCATCATCATACCATTTCTGGTGGCCACCACGCCATGCCCACGCCATGTCCGGATCACCCCGGCGACGTGTTCAACATGTCCCAAAGACCTGGGATCTCGCGCTCCGAGCACACAACGTTCAAAAAGGCAGCGCGGTAGGCAAACTCCGTGGCTTCTGGGGCGCTGAAAATGCCATCTTCGCACGCGTCCGCGGTGTTCAGGCCGTACAAGGTCATGGCAGCATCCGCCAGCAGCGACACGAAGTTGCCGAAGACAGTGCCGCGGTAGGATTCCGGGCACAGCTTGTCTGACCCGTATCTACGATTGAAATACTGGACCGCGCGTCGTGTGAAGACCTCCGGGCATGAGCAAGCGGCCCACGAATCGAAGTCAGGTGCGAGTGCGGCGCCAGAATATGGTGGGCCGGGAAACTTGACGGTCCTACATAGCCTTTCGCGCAATCCAAGGAAGCTGCGGACCGCGGGGCACGCCGACGCGTATTGGCGCACCCTGGAGCGGGCGGCAGATAGATCACATGCACCGTTCAGCGGGGTCCTTGGGACTTTGCGCAAGGCCAGGGTAATCCACGAGGTGTTCACAGGCACGAACACCACATCGGACGGGTACACGATGGGGTTTGTGTCCGTGGAACAAGGGATGGACCCGCGCCCCACGCCGTAGACCACGTCTCTGCGGGACCCGCGGTCGACAAACGGAGCGCCGTGGATATCGCCACACACACCATCTGGCACCACCAAGTCCCGCCAGCACGACTCATCTGCGTACCCACACCCAGAGTTCCCAAATTCAACGGTGGCCATGCGCACGGAGGTCGTCGTCAACTTCTTACGCGCCGGATCGTAGCGTGCCCCCACAAGCGTCAGCGTGCCGGGTCCTGATACGTTCGGCCGCGGCAGGTTGGCGAGGCTCTTTGTTGAAAGCGGCCTGTCCAGGATAATTAAGGCGGATGCGCGGTCGCGGCGGGGGTACGCGGGGTGCACGACATACTTGATGGCCTTCCGCACGGAGCCGTTGATCATGATAGAGGTGTGTTTCAGCGCGCATGTGTCCGATGTGAGCACGACGTCCGGGGCTACCAGGGAGCCGCTACACCTGAATGGGGCGCCGTCGTGCTTCAAGCTCACGAACCACGGAAAGCGGCCCGCGGGGACCTCTGTGTTTCCGTTGTACGCCCGCGGCAGGGCGCCATTGCTCGGGACTGCGACCAACATCATCGCAATCGCAACCATGCAGACCAAGGTACCAGCGACGCCCGCACCCAACATTATTATGTACTCAGCTGGCTCGGAACTCACTCTTTAAGTCCTTGGCGTGCCGATAAAAAAAATGTAAGAACTGAATATTCTGGCATGGTCACCGGAAAAACCGGAGCTCTATCACGCAATCATCCGGGTGTGGGGCACCCGTGGAAACCGGAGAAACAGCAAACCGGAGAAACGCAACAAGAAAACAGAAATCGACCCGTAACCTACCTGTTTACTTCCAAACCAACACCACCACAGAAAACTATCAACAACCTCAACAACCTCCTCGTCAGCAACAACAATCCATCCAGAAATTACAACAACACGTCGCTATGGAATCCACGGGGCCGGTTCATCCCGACAACAACCCCCCAACTGATAGAGTTTTCACGCAAACATGTCAACAACCACAGGCGTAAGGCCAAACGCAATATCCGGCGGCGAGTGACAAAAGCTGCGGCAACAGCAGCTAAAGTGGGAGTCGCGGGGCTGGCGCTCTATGCGGGAATGCGGGGGAAACAACAGCAGGAACCGTCTGTTATCGGTGCGACACAACCGCGCCCGGTCCTTCAGCGCACGGTTCTTCAACGCCCGGATCTTCAGCCCGGTGTTCCGTCCACGCTCCCAACGGCCGCGAGCACAGTGCTGGTGCCGCATAGGAAGAGGAAAACCCCGGAACGCAACGCCAAGACCCCGGTGCCACCCGGATTCTTCGAGGGGTATGGCCGCACGATTCCACATCCCGGGTTCTTCACCGCTGCGCCACACAAACCAGCTGAGAACCCACAAATCGCCGCGCCCAGGCGCAAGAGGAACAGGGTTGCAGGGGGTGGATCCGGGGGTGGTGGTGGGTCCGCGGGAGGGTCCGGGGGAGGGTCCGGGGGTGGGTCCGCGGGAGGGTCCGGGGGTGGGTCCGCGGGAGGGTCCGGGGGTGGGTCCGGGGGAGGGTCCGGGGGAGGTGGTGGGTCGATGTCAATGCGTGAAATATGGAACACCACGGGGGGGGCATTCATGGGTCTGAGTGGACTCCATGCACTGCGGAAGAAGGTGTTGGAAAAACTGCAAAAGCAACGTGAGGCCACCCATGAAGCCGCAGAAACAGCCAACAGAGGCCAAAACAACGAGAAAATGCTGAAACATTCGGAAACGAAGGTGCGCGCCCTCGAAGAGCAGCTGGCGGCAACGCGGGACAGCTTGCGGCAAGCGGTCAACAAAGCCAGACTCGATAGAGGCCAGGTCACTCACAAAGTCAAAGTCATCCGGACGCTCAGTGCCCAAATCCATAAACTTCAAACCCAAATGGTGGCCGCCAGAACAGACGCCATGAAGAAGGGCGCGCACCTGGAAGCCGAACAAACATCACGGGCCGCATTGCAAGAAAAACTGGCAGAGCAGAAAAGGCTGATGAATGATGCCCTGAGAAACTCACAGCGACAAAAACAGCTCTCCGACCAACTGGCTGAACTTCTTGACGCGTCGCAGAAAAAGTCCACAAACGCCAACGTGAAAAGTTTCCTAACAAAGGCGCTGGAGAGAGAACTGGAGTACGAGAGACGCCGGGCGGGTAGGGCAGAGAAGAAGGCCGGCATGTTCAAGGGTATGTACGGAAGGCTCAAGTACATGACCCAAAAGGGTCGTCGGGCGACACAAACCCTCAGGCAACAGCTAAAAAAACTGACAACGATGTCAAGGCAACGCATACCCGCATTGGATGAAAAGGTCGAGTTGCTGAAGGCCGAATTGGCAACACAGCAGTCAAACGACCTAGCGAACCGTCCGCCCATCCACCCATCGACGCGGCAGGCGAACAACAACTCCGCGGGATCGTCACGGAACACCGCCCGGAACACCGCCCGGAAAACCGCCCGGGGAACTCAAAAACAGCCCTTGCCGTGGCCGATGCCACCATGGCGCTAGCAGGTAAAAAAAATCCCATCTGCCTACATACGGGATGCTGCGCGCCTCGTGTGGCAAGATAGATCCGGTGCTGCAACCAGACGAATTTGAAAACTGCCTAGTGCGCACGCTGGGACCGCACATCAAGCGAAACTACATCGAGGCGGACGCCCGGTATGCCGCCACACGCAACCTGGACTGCGACTTCAAGGAGACCAAGCTCGGGCCCCACCAGCGCGTCGTCTACGAGTTGGCGGCGCACATGGCCCACAAACCGGCGCTCGGACCCGGCCAGTCGCGGGGGCTCCTCGCGTGGCACTCCACCGGCAGCGGCAAGACGCTCACGTCTCTCGCCATCGCCGTCGCGTTCTGGCTGTCAGACAAGTACATTTACCTGGTCAGCACGGTCGACAACCACAAGCGCAACTCTGTGGACATGTACGTGCGCAACTTCGAACGGTTTTTCCCAGACTTCATCCGCTCGCAATCCGGGCTACAACGGACAGCGCCCCTGCCCAGCCCGCACGGCCATGAGGTGTACTGGCAGGACCCCAACCTGACCGACGACCAGCGCCGCGACAGGCTCAAGGTGGCCCTGGGCGGCGCGGGGACGGGGGACACTGAGCAAAAGACGGCACTGGGGTCCCGCATCAAGCGCACGACATATGACATGCTCTGCAACCAGCTGGGGCTGCGGGGAGACACCTTCAAAGGCGACCACTTCAGGCATGAGCCGAGCATCGACGACCTGAAGAGGCAGGGCGCGGTGTTCATCTTGGACGAGGCCCAGAACCTGGCGAAGGGCACCAACGAAAAACACCGGCTGGTCCTGGAGTACCTCAACTCCGCGCAGTTCGTGAACGGCAACATTTGCGCGTTCGTGCTGAGCGCCACCCCCGGGAAGAACGCGGAGGAGTGGCTGTCGGTGCTGAACATCGTGCGTCAGGTGGGGCGCCCCCCCTTCTCCCGCGCCGACCTCGCTGACCCCCGCCAGTTCCGCGGCCTGATCTCGTACGTGAACATGACCGCTGATCCCACGCGGTTCGCCAGGGTCATCGGCCCCCTGAACACGTACGTGGAGATGGACGCCTGGTACACCGCCGCCTACATCAGCGCGTACGGCGCCTACATGGCCAAGCGACTGGAAACGCGCAAGTTCAACCCCAAGGACCCGCTGAAGTACCTGAAGCAGCCGAAAGAGTTTGGCGTGGCCCTCAGATACGACGCGCCGGAAACCAGGGCGTGGATCGACGCGGCCCGGCTCAAGAAGTACGAGCAGGAGGGCCGCGTGGTGGCTAACGACCGGGGCATGTATATAGTGTCCCGGAAGGTGGTGGAGGTGGTCAAGAGGGCGTTGGAGCTGCCGGGGAAGCAGTTTGTGTACACGGCCACCTACCCTTGGATCGTCCACGAGCTGCTGAGGAGGCACGCCGCCAAAGCCCTGGGCGTCAAGCTGGTCTCGCTGACCAAGCAGGGATACCTGCAAACCTCGTTGGTGGATCCCGTCAAAAAGTTCTACGACGTGTACCCGCAAAAGTACGCCGACCGAAAGTTTTTCATCGATTACTCCGGGCCAAACAAAACACAGGACATCATAGACGCCTTTAACGACCCGACCAACATCCGCGGCGGAATCATCAAGGTGTTCGTGGCGGGCGGCGAGGACTACGAGGGCCTCAACCTCTCGGCACTCAGGGGCGTGCACATCATGGAACCCATGCCGACAGAGCTGATGGACAAACAGGTCGTGGGGCGCGGGGCGAGGCAGTGCGGGCACAAAGGGTTGAGGCGGGACGAGCTGGACGTCACCGTGTACCGCTACCTGTCCCTGCCCCTGCGCGCGCTGTCTGACCAAAACATCGACAAACTGTACCCAGACCTCAGCGCCGCCCAACTGGACGCCTGGCGCAAGAACTTCAAGGCCGTTGAAACCGACCCCCTCACAAGCGAGGCCAGCGCTCGGTACGCGGGGGCGGACAGCACGATCCTCGCAAAAAGCAGCAAGCACGGCGACGTCCGGGTGTTCAAAAATATGGAGAACCGCATGCGTCGCACCGCCATGGACGGCCGGCTCTTCCACGAACGCTTCCACACCGACCACGTCACGCTCAACGCCAACTTCAGGGGGCTGAGGAACGTAGACGTGGCACGCGCCGGCGCACGCACGGGCAGCTCAGGTTCGGGCGCACGGGCCGGCACCGGTCCACGAACGGTGGTGGCGGCACCGCACAATGCGAACAATGCACTGTCACGCGGCTCACCGCGCGGCTCGTCCATGTTCCCGAACACGAGCCGACGCCTGCAGGGGGGGCTGCTCTCGAACATCCAAGAGGCCGGATCACTCGTCAGCAATGCCATGGAAGTCCCTGGATCCCCGCCGAGCCTGCAGCGCCAACTGGCGAACATGCAGAAACAGCTCTTGAATCTGCAGCGCCACGTAACGATTTCAACAAATCCACCCGCCGCAAGTGCCACCGCCGCAAGTGCCACCGCCGCAAGTGCCGCCGCAAGTGCCGCCGCTCGCAACGCCAAACTGCAGAAACTCGAGGAAAACTTGAGCTCTGCTCACGAGTTCATGCACACGACGTGGAAACTACTTGGGCTAGAAGCGAAGAACACGTCCTCGGCGACCGTTGCCAATCGAGCCGCGCTCATGGCGAATAAGTTGCGCGCCGCTGCGGAAGAGCTGAGAAGCGCACGAGAGCAACTGGTACATGCGCGGGATGCCCAGAACAGACTGAAAGGAGTGCACGGAGAAATCGTTGAGATTTTGAAGAGTTTCGGAGTTTCTGAAAACCAGATCAAAAATAAGAATCTGAATGGTGCAATGCGACTTCTTACATCGCACGCACTCGAGGCCCGTAAGTATAGTGAAAATGTGCACCAGGAATTGAAGGCTTTCGGAAACCTGTTGCTTGATGAACGAAGTTTAATGCCGAGCAACGTCCAGGCATCCTTTGGGATACTTCGGGAAGAAATACAAAAGATACTAAGTGCCCGTGCTCTGAGCCCATCAATTGAAAACCTGGCCGCCGTGCTGTACACGATGCCGACTAACAACGTAAGCGCCGAACAGATTCTGGCAAATTTGAAGAAAATGAAGGAATCTCACAAGGCCTTTCCGTTCGAGGACTACAAACAACTTTTACAACACGTGAAGACCTTGGAAAAGAAACTTGAAATTGAGCTTGAACGGAATTCGAACGGCAAGCCTCTCGCCGGAATTCTGACACGACTGGAAAAGGTAAAATCGAGCCTTGAGGCGCTAGTTTCCTCGAACCAAGAAGCCCGGTCCAGAGTGGGGAAAATCGAACAACTTCTGAAAAATTTAGCAGTACCTAATTTCACTGGTGGCTTACATGGAGGTATGGAACTAAACCCCCAAACTTTCGATCAAAAACTGAAAAATCTGAAAGATAGAGTGCTAGCAGAGCGGGCAACACTGAGCGATAAAGCCACGACTCAGATCCTTGAATTACAAGAGAAAGCACGAAAGGAAGCTGAAAAAGTCGTGCTGCGGGAAGCGTTGAAAGCACTCGGAGTTCCAAATAGAAACATCAACAATGAAATGCTGAATGTACAGGAAGTCGCCAAAAAAATCAAAGCCAAAGTAGCTGACGCAAACGAGGCCCGACAAAAGGTCAAAAACCTGGTGGCTGCCATCAACGCGGCGTTCGAAGAGGTCGACCCAGAGTCGAATAAACAGAAACCAGTGAACAATCGTATACGCGGCGCGATATTGGCAGCGAAACAGAAAGCCACAAACGCTGTGTTGCAAAAGACGCTGACAAAGCTCGGGCTCACGGACGCCACCATAAATGCTATGCGGCCGTTGACTGAAACAAAGGTGTTCAACATCATCGAACGACGTGCAGAAAGCGAACAAGCCGCAGAAAAGGAAAAGGAGAGGCTCGCACGCGCACTGACCAATGCGGAACAAAAAGCAACCGAAGCCGCTGCAAAAGCCAACAAAGAAGTGCGAAACGCCCTAGCTGTGGCGGGAGCTGCGGAAACCAGAGCAAAGAAGGCAAACGCGGCGAGGCAGCAGGCAAACGCGGCGAGGCAGCAGGCGAACGCGGCGAGGCAGCAGGCGAACGCGGCGAGGCAGCAGGCGAACGCGGCGAGGCAGCAGGCCGAAAATGCGTTACAGGCAGCTAGGACACAAGCCAATAAAAACATTGCAAATCTCAAAAAAAATGTAGTTGGAATCCTACAAACAGCAGGCATAAGTGTGCAAGCTAGTGAAGACCCATTGGAAAAATTAAGATCTGTAATCGAGGACACTGGTCAGTCCAAAAAGAAATTGCAGAAAGCCTTGCAAATTCTTGCGACCAAGCTCGGTGTTAATGAGCTGCTAAACGAGAAAAAGTTATTGAAAATTGTGGAAGCTCTACACGATGTTGCAAATACAAAAACCGAAACATTACAGTCTAGCAGAACAAAGATCACTGAGTTGCAAACACAACTTGAAATTGCATCAGAAAACTATTCAAAGGCTTTAGAAACACTAACTCAAGTGCAAAATGACCTTGTAAGGGAGAGAACGTCTGCGGCGGTTGCGAAGAAGAACCTTGACTTGTATCAGGTAATGTACGCCGTGGTGATGCACGCACTGCAGAAAAGGCAAGAAACTGTAATGGACAGCATGGATGCCATGCAAAACTATCTGTTGGAAACTGTCAAAGGCATGCTGGCGCAGATTCCGATCCAAAATACAGATCCAAATACCTTCGTACGCAATATCGTGAAACATATGAGCACTGCAATGGGGACCGAATGGTGGAAAAACCCTGTACAGGTGCTAAGCAAAAAGAAGGCGGAGTTCGAAAGCCTCCAACAACAACAACATCTCACTGCGTCACAGAAGGCGAGAAACATTGTCACCCAGCTGGGTACAAAACACAAGGAGTACGTCTGGTTTGCCGGTCACCTAATCGAATTCTTCAGCAAACTGAACCAGCTGGCCGGAATGAACAACTCGGCACCGTCCTCCTCATCCTTGCCAAATGCCAAACATCGAATACAAAAAAACCTTGAAACCATGTACAAAGAATTGGTAAATAGGCGAAGAATACCGTTCGGATGGACACAACCACTGCCGGAAATACTCGAAAAACCTCTGTTCCCCGCGGCAGATAAAGGATTGTCACATAGTGTGAACTTTTTTAGCGCATCAGCAATCCAAGGCGTGACCAAGCGAAGGCGTTTCCAACCAACATTCAACATTCAACCAGCACCAATTGCCAACACCAACCCAAAAGTAATTGCCACTTTTGTGTTGCTAAAATCCGCATACCCCGAAGATACTTTCGAAGATTTGAGTAAGCGATCCGCAGTTCTACAAAAAAAATTCATCGCCATCGAGACAGGTCATTCAAAATGCCCATACCACAGTGTGGTAGCATCGTTCATCATGCAAGGGTTCAGAGCGGCAGTTGACGATGAAAGTTTGGTTCGGTACGTGAATATTTTGATAGAAGCACTCACACTAATGGAGCTACAACGCACAAATCCCAACAAATTCCAACAATTCAAACAAATGGAACTGACACAAAAGGCAACGGCAATACGCGCCAATTGTCGTTCGCAGTCACAATTCGTTGATATCGCGCACCTGCTCGGTATAAAAATCTGTCCGATGGAATTTACAACCAACACGAAGAACGAGTTGGTGTTACATAAAAGTGATACAGAGTTTGGAAACAACAATAAAAGACGTGTATTTGTGCTGTATGATGTAACGACAGATTCTTATCACGCATTGATAAGGATAACAAATGAAAAAGAAGTGCGTAACCACATACAAGCTCTACAACAAATGAAAGGTGGGCAAGGTTTTAATAACAAAAAAAACATCCCAGTCATCCGGGCAAAAAAACAAGCAGTAAACGCTTTCTTTACTTTGGAACAATTTACAAAAAGAGTGCAGAAAGCACAAGCAAAAAATTCAAAAATGGCAATTGACAGTATACTTACAAAAAGGGTAAACCCCCTAAACCACCCTAAACGAAAAAAAATAGACAGTTTGGTACAAAAAGCTTTGCGGGTAAAACACAACTCACAGAATTTATCTCGACAAATCCAATCCAGTAATCAAATCAATGACATCAGAAACCTGTTAAATTCCAATGGCTTGGATGCACATGCAATTGTTCCGTGGAATGAAACCAATATCGAGCGGGCCAGACAATTGGCTACAAATGCGATCACAGAACGGTTCAAGAGTATGATGCAACAAATAAATGTCCCGATTTTAGGCAACCCCAAGAATGTCTTGGTGAAGTACTTGAAGTACCACAATGTAAATGGTCCCAATCTGGAACCCAATCTGGAACCCAATCTGGAACCCAATCTAGAACCCAATCTGGAACCCAATCTGGAAACCCCCATACAGATGTCTATAAGGGAGACCCGAAACAAGAGGATAAAAATGGAAAAAAAAATATTGTCAGAACTTCAAGCAATACAACGACCACAGAACATCCCAAATCTACTAGGCAAATTGAAATTGAACGCAAACAAATTGCCGCTGAAGAAAGGCATTCAGGTTGCCAGGCGAGAAGCTCTCCGGAGAATGGCGTTGCATGGCTTGGTTTGGAATAATCGGGAGAATGCAACAGACAAAATGAAAAAATTCTTGCAAAGCCGTTTAGGAAACGCAAACTTGAAAAGATTTGGGCTCTCTTAAGCCGCGAACCTGAGCCCCCCGAGGCCCTCGGCGATGCGCAGGATGTTGTACGACACGGCGTGGATCCTGATGCGGCCGGCGGGCAGGTTTGGGTTCAGTTCCAACGCGAGGTGACTCACGTCGATCCGAGAAAAATTGGCCGCCCCCGCCGGATTCTTTTCTTCGGGATATATGCTGAACAGGTAGTTGTGCACCTTCTTCCGCGGGATGCGCGTGTGGTAGCTCCACGGGTTCACGGACCGCCACCACAGCGCCGGCATCTTCACAAAGCGGTCACTGCCGTTCATCTGGATGTTGGCCAGGTCGAAGATTTCCTCGCCCTCGCGCCCCGGGATGTCGTATTGGAACCAGTTGTTGCCGGTCACAGTGTTCTTGGTGATGTTCTGGGCCGCGTGGTACACGAAAAACAGCTCCTTCACCGGGTGCATGAGCGGCATCTTGATCTTGCGGTTCACCACGCTCTCCAGGGCGCCGGCGCCGGCCACGCTCTCGACCTGCATCTGCAACTGCTCGATGAGGTACTCGTGGGGCATGCTGGCAAACCGGTTGCGCTCGTCCTCGCTCAGGAACACGTAGGTGGCGTACACCTTGCACTCCGGCAACGCAGGCTCCGTGGCAAAGGTGGCGGCCACGTTGCTCTTTATCAGCTCCATAAATGGACGGAACTCAAAATTCAACCGGCAATCGTGAAACTGCAGCGCGACAATCGGCAAGGCGTTGCCGGGGTTCGTGTTGAACGAAAATCGAAGCGGCACGAACAAGGTGCGCCGACCCCCGCTGGATTTCGAGTCGTAATTAATGTCGTAGTCATCGTACCGACCGATCATCTCGCTGTACCCATCACGCTTCTCAGCGGTCTCCGTCAACTCACACAGCATGTCGTAGTGCTCGCCCGTGTGCCGATCGATGCGGGACCCACCAATCTCCCACTCCACGCTCTGCACGAACGCGTGGCCCACAGAATTGCACCATTTCACCTTCAAGACAGTGGCATCGCTGGACGACACCACGGCGTTGGAGCTCAACAACGCACGGACCTTGGCGGTGTACGTCAGCACCGGGTCCAAGCCTGACGGGATGACAAACGACACGTTGGAGGCCACGACCCCCGCCTTCAGCATAAACACGTCGGTGCGGGCGGCCGTGTCTGTGCCGTAGCACAGGGCGTACGGTGTGTCAGCAACCAGGGGCCCGGACGACACGTACTTGCCATTGCTCAGCACCAGGTTCGTGGCCGCGGTGAGCTGGCCGCCAAAAGGCACCAATCGAGGCGTGGTGGGCGATCCCGTCAGCAACACAGACAAGACGTTTGCCGCGCTCAGCTCCACGCCCGTCACCAGGGACGCGGGCTGGTGGGACATGTGCAGGAGGTACGAAGCCACGTCGTCGCAGGTGTACGCGGTCACCCGAGCGCCATCTTGCGTCGTGGCGCGGGCGTAGGAGATGACGGGGGCTGCCGCCGAGGGTGTCACGCCGCCAAGGTGGTTCAGGTCCTGAAGGTCGGGCAGCGTGATTTGCAGCCAGACCTCCGTGACCAGATCGCCGGCCTTGGACAGCGTGATACTGCACTTCTTGCCGAAATCCTCGTCACCCATCCAGCTCTGGAGCACGTTCTCTAAACTGAAACTGGAGTATCGTCTCCAAATTTGCTTGAAGTAGGTGATGGACGGCTTGAAGCTGAGGAACTGGTCGGCAGTGCCGTATGCCGCAAGCTGGGCGTACCCTCCCCCCATGTGACACGTGCTAGGGTCTTATCGGAAAATATTTTTTTGATTCTTCCTACACACGACAACGACGACTCACGATGCCACGGGGCAAAGCAGAAACACCGGCACCGGGAGCGGGTAGCGGTTCGGCACCAGGAGCGGGTAGCGGTTCGGCACCGGGAGCGGACGGTGGCTTGGTATTGGATCCAAGAACCCGTGGCCCCAACGTGCCGTTTCCGGTTTGGTACTACCCGGCTCGCCGCGTGGTGCCGTACAAGCTGTGGATCGGGAGCAAGCTAGATTCTGAGAACCAGGTCGCGCCCAAAAGACACGGGGTGACTCTTATTGTCAACTGTACCAGGAACCTCCCGTTTGTAGTCAAGGACGTGCAGCGCTACAGAGTCCCTGTCGATGACGCGCCGCGAGACACTCAGGTCAGTGTGTTCACCCAAAAAGACCAGAGAGACTTCATTCGAACGGTACCGGGCGCCGTAAAACTCATCGACGCTCATCTGCGCGGTGGCGGCGCGGTGCTGGTGCACTGCCACGCCGGCATTTCTCGATCGGCATCTGTCGCGGCCGCCTACCTCATGCTGGCCCTGGGGATCCCGGCCGCGCAAGCCATGAACCGGGTGCGGCGCCTCAAGAAGGAAACGTTCGGGCCTGGGTCGGTGGCGCAATCCAACTTCGCGGACGCCCTGAAAGCCCTGGAACCCGTCATGTATCGTTTACGAACACAAGAAGCAGTTGGAGCCAAGCGAACAGGGCATGCAGGCTGACGACTGTCCTAGCCGCATCGGTTTTCGGTGTGATGTCGTTGGCTCCGACAGACGCGTGCGTCATCATGGCGAAATACACTTTACCCGCCGGCGTCACGGGCTGGGCACACGTGAAATGTCTTCCGAAGTCCATACTCATGTACACGACTAGGAACACCGAGAAGACGATCACATTGTACACCAACGCCGCCAGCAGGAAACGCATGGGCAGCACGCCGGCCAGCACGAACATTTTCCCTGTGTTTGTCATTGCGTTTCTGTGGTCGATAGCATTACATCTCAGAAAAATTTTGAAAATCTTGAGATTGAGCGGTGCCTGCAAAGTCGAGAATCAGTTCTTGGATGCACGCTACGTCCCGGCACATGCTATCATCGCAAAGATCTGTCACACAGAACGTGACGTCTGGGGGGGTGGTGAGGGGGTAGGCGTCTAGGACCAATTTGTCGCCGGGGTACGTGTGCACCCGCACGTTCAGCTTGGCATCGCAGTACTTCGCCACCACCCGCACTCCCAGCTCTGGGATGTACACCTCGTGGAACACGCGCCGTTCGGGATGGTGGGCGATGTGCGTAAGGCGCCGCAGCACCCCCCTGACCGGGGCGAACCTCGCTGCCGCACACTCCGCCCGACCCGCCTGCGCCACCGCCCGACCCGCCTGCGCCACCGCCCGACCCGCCTGCGCCACCGCCATCATCCAATTATTACCATCCTATGGCGCACATGCTTTAAATGCTTACAGTGACTTCCTCCCGCGGCTGTGATTTGTATTGTGCTGGTGTCAATTTCACATTGTGCTGGTGTCAATTTCACTATTAACCTGTTCTGGCATTCGCAGTAGCCATTTTGGTGGTCATACTAACGAGATCTGTCGAAGCCGTGTACGAACTGCAATCACGTCGCTGCATGAGTACGGCTCCTCGACCACCACCACAAAGACGGGGTCGCCCATGTGCCGGGTGATTCTGGGTGCGTGTTTAAATACTTGAAGACTCCGCGCCGTATATTTGTATAACAAAGCTTACGGAAGCACGCTCTCAAAGCCCTTGCGATACGCCTCCATCAGCTCGTGGATCCCCAGTCTGGCGGGCGGGTCCAGCACCTCAGCCGCTCTTCCGAACCACGACACCCGCCCGTCACTCTTGAGTATGAACAATGGTGAGGGCACCGCGCCGCACGCCACGTTCGCCACCAGTGCCCACGTTCCGTTGCTGTGCATGTTGAGCTTCATTATGAATTTGTTGCATCCCATCGGCATTTGACGTCCGATCCGGAACACATTGGATACGTAGTCTGCAAAGTCGCCCGAACGCCCCCTTCTCCACATGCGCGGGAGGTTGTTGTTGTTGGGGTACCTCCCCAGTGCAATCTTGATGCCCTGTTGCACCATGCCCTTCATCAGCATCTCTGCCCTCTTCATCTCCTTACCGAGCGTTCCGTTGGCCACCAGTCCGAAAAAGCGCCGTTCGTACGGATTCTGGCGCCGCGTGCTCAGGACGTCGACAATCGCCATGCCCCGGGGGTGCGCCATCATTCTCATGGCACCGCCGTTGCGGTTCATCTGACTCTGCAATACTTAAGTCGGCAGATTATTTTCATGAGCGCCGTCTAGGAACGCCGCCGGGGACTCCATCGAGGCATTTGCTCATGGAGTACAGCCAGCCGGGATGGTTGTTTGGGAGGGCGGCGTGGTCGTAGAGGGCCTGGCGCCGTATCTCGCTCACGGTCCTTTCCCGCGCGTAAAACGGGTAGTGTTTATTGACATATCTCGAGAGTTGCGAGATGCGTGTGTTGCGAGTATTGGGGGTGCACGCGTTTTCGGAGCGCTGGAACCCGAGCCGTTTGTAAAAGGTGTACGGCTTCACCAGCGAGCCCAGGGTCAGCAACCGAACATCATTGTACACAGCCAAGTCTTCCAAGTAGTGGATCAGTTCGACTGCCGCGTTCGGCACGTGGAATTTGGGGTTGCTGCACAACAAATCAATATATAACGAGCGTGGGGAGGTACCCTCTTGTGCTTTCCATGCGCACACGGCATACGCCACCGGGACCTCCTCAGCATACGCCACCACCAGGAACAGGTCGTCGTACAAAAAGTAATGCTCCTTGTAATTGTCGTTCAGGACACATATGAACGGAGCTTCTGGCGGCATCGTCCTCTTCAACACGAACCGCAGAGGCGTCGCGGACTTGTGGCTTTGCCGGGTGATGGGGCGGCCTTGCCATTCGGCTCTCGCCTCGCGCTGCAGATTGGACACAGATTTCACATGGCGCCGCATTACGCCCAGATTGCGCTGTCGAAACCACTTGTCTAGCTCTGTGATAGGCTCGCCGTAAACACTCAAAAACTTCTTTTCCAGCAGCTTGATAATTGTGGCGTTGTCCTTGTTGTTGGTGTTGGTGCTTGCAGCGGTGGGGATGTTGGGCCGGTTGGTGGGCCCGGCAACAACAAAGCCATCAATGCTGACGGTTTTGCTCAGATTTTTCAAGGCCCGGGCATTTTCTCGCGTCGCAGAATTTGTGGTGACAAACACCTTCTTCACCGTATTCTTGCGCACCAACTGCTTCAGGGCGTCCAGCGCTTGATTCATTCTTGGGGCGTACACCAACACGCGCCCGTTCAACAACCTCACCATGCCTTGTCGCGCAATCTTGCCGTTCTCTACCGCGAACCCCGGAATCTGCAAATTCCTGGAACTCAGCCAGTCGAGCAGCGCAGACGCCATGATGATAACCAAACTTACTTAAAAAAAATCAGTACGTGGTGAGCAGGCGGTGAGCAGGCGGTGATCACATGACGATCCGGGCGCTGGGGCAGTACTCCAGGAACGCCTTGGTGTGTGATTTCTCGAGGAGCGCTGGTTTGTGCGCCCCCCAGGACTGCTTCCCAAAGGTATTTTGCGTGCAGAAGGTCTGGACGGTCGCCGCGTCGGGTGGTTTCTGGCCGAACCCCTGCTCCACGCAATTGCTGAAGAAAACGTCTTCCGGGAAGGTGGCGGCCGGTCGCTTGGCACGCAGACACGCCAACGCCGAGCTCTTTTTCCGGAAACTCAGGCCGCCGACACCGTAAAACGAGTTGGTGGGTCCCCAATGCGCCCCGGGGCCGATGCGGTGGTCCACCGAACACCCGATGTACCCATATTTTTCGAATGATGCCAGCGACAGGGAAGGGTTGAGGCACGCGACCGCATCAGTCTGGAACACGAGGATGTTCTCGGCGTTGATGGCGTTGTAGAACCAGGAGGATTTCAGGAGCGCGTTGTACCCGTTCGCGTCCAGCGTGTCGACGTCCAGTCGCACGAACTCCACCCTCCGCCCCGATGTGACGCGCCGGGCGGCTTCACGGGCGTACTCCCCGGCCGATTTCCCGTGAAATATGTAGAGATCGTACGACACGTCCACCCCCGCGTCGAAGTTCTCCAGGACGTCGCCCAGTTTCTCGTGTCTCCGCGGCTCCACAATGACCATGGCGCTGCCTGTCGATGCGTCGCACTGCCGCCGCACCACGCACGCGCACGCGACCAGGATGCCCACGACCACAACAGCCGCCATCACAGCGACCCGGGAAAGGATCCTGGCGGGCATGTGTGCAGTACAGTACTCTACGCGCCTAAATTTCCCGGGGCGGGGCGGTGGTCCACAGTGGCGTCGAAGTGACGGGCGTCGATGTCTGCGGGGCGGAGGCTGCTGCCACAGTTCCCGGGAGGGGCGCGAGGGTGGTCGAAGGCCTGCTCAGGTCGAACGCCCGCACGCCCTCCTCGTACTCTGCGTTCAGGTTGCGCATGGGGGTGGGCGTCCCGGTATCCATGGGGAAAGGGGTGGTGGTCAGGGATTCTGCGGGGTCTGGTACCTCCACGGGCATGGGCAGCGTGGATCTGTAGGCCATGTACTGTGAGATGTTCCGCGACACCGCCGCCCCCGCCTCCAGCAGCACCATCGAGTTCAAGCGCTGCACCTCCTCGTCCACGTTGTCCGGCCAATTGTTGGCGGTCTCCAGGTACACGCGCCGCATCAGCAGCAGCATCTCCCAGTCCGACTGGCGCTCGATCAGCAGCCCCATGGTCCCCACAATCCCATCCCGCAGCGCGGCTTGCAGGGCGTCCACATTCTGCTTACCGAAAAACGCGGTGTTCAGGGGCGTCGGCGGCTGGCGGAGGCTGCGGAACACCGCGGCGATCACATCCGGGTAGGTGACACGGGCCGGTTTCAGGTACAGCGGGAACTCGAGCTCAGTATATGGCGGCGTGGTCAGCGTCGGCTCCAGGGTGGAGAACTGGGCGGCGCCGAACGACCACCCGAACGTCTGCGTGCCATCCAGCGTCGTCACTAAAGGCATCTTGCATGTAGGCGATATTATTTTCAGGGCGTGGGAGCGGACGGACGCACGTACGGGCTAGGGAGCGGACGGGGCTACTTCAGGGGCTACTTTAGGGGCTACTTCAGGGGCTACTTCAGCTTGGTTATCTTCATCTTCTGACCCTTGGCGCTCGCGCTGCGTTTGGACAGGTCATTGTTGCCCTCATCGTGCCGGGGGTTGAACTTGTTGTTGTGGAACCTCCAGAAGGCAGGCGACCCCATCCGGAATTGATCAGGGATGCGACCAGGCTCTGCCTTGTACCAGTAGAGGCACTTTTCGTAATCGTTCGAAGAGCTGGTGTTGTCGATCACCAGGCACTCGTGGTTCTCGGTCGTGGCGTCCATCAACTGGCAAAAGCTCCGGAGGGACGGCATCACCCCAAAAAAGTTTTTCCACAACTTCTCCCGCTCGCTCATGATGTTGTTCCTCAGGACGAACACATAGTCGATGTTGGTCCTGATGGCGGGGGGCAGGTCGCCGCAGTATTGCGCGGTCATCACCAGGAACACCTTGAAGTGCCGCCCGTTCATGATGGCGAACCGCATGCAGTCCTCCTTCATGAAGCTCTTGTCGTACATGCAATCGTCCAGAATCATGAACAAGTTGTCGATCGGTTTATTTTTCCTGAGCAGCGCTTCCTGCGAATTCAGGAGGCACCAAATCGTCTTGCGGTCGAAATTTGGGTAAATGAAAGACTCTGGAATCCAAGTCCCGTAGAACTTGTTCCCTACCTCCGTGGGGCTCATCACGATGCCCGCCGGAATCTTGCGTTTGTGAAACATCAGGTCCTTGGTCAGCACGGACTTCCCAGTGTTGCGCTTCCCGATGATCACCACCACAGACTCGTCCTTCATTTGCGAGGGGTCAAAGCGGCGCAACCTGATTTTTTGTTCTTCAGACATTGCCGGTGCGTGCTAGGTGCGTGCTAGGTGCGCACATAAAAACCTCCCCAAAAAAACTTCCCGAAAAAAACTTGTGGTGTGTTTATATATCCATTTTCCTTGGCGATGCACACCACCGACACAGTGTTCGTGGCCGTTGCCGCCCTGTACCTTGTGTCGACCGTGCTTCCGGTGGACTGGGCCGAGCGCACCACGCCGTACCTGTCGATGGCCACCGGGCTGACCGGCGCCATTGCCACCTTCTTCACCATGTCCCGGCTGAAGCTGGGCCTCCTCCAAACCCTGGCCGTCATGGCGTGCGCTGCCACCGTGACCACGCTCACCACGCTGGCTATGGCCTCGACCACGCAATGCGCCGACTCGTCCAAGTGCTACGCCCTGCTTCCGCTCACGGGGATGGTGTTCTCGTCCGCTATACTGTCGGGCGCCGCCGCCTACTTTGCCTACTTGCTGGCATCGGCGGTGGGGTTGCCGCTGTGGGCCGCCATCGTGACCACCATCGTGTTTGCCCCGGTTTTCATGGCCATCGTTGCGCCGGCCATTGACAAGGGCGTGAAGAACATGCTCAACCAGAGCGAATGACAACAACATGACAAAGGCGCGGAGTCGAAATTCAGGGCATGCTCGGCGCGGAGTGTTTTTTTTGACTGGCCGAGTGATTATCGAAATTCAGGGCCCCACATCCTTGACATGCTTCCCTGGCTCCCTTCCTCCGCATGCTCCGTGTGAAAAAAAAGTGTCAGTGCAAAGTATACTCTCAACACAAGCATGGTGGAGTTCACCACCATTGTGTGCATCATGTACGTCGTGTGCACCCTGGCCTACTTCGCTTATTCAACCTACGCATTTCGCGTTAAACAAGAAAACACAGACAGCGGGACTGATGAGCTCTGGTACAACCTTGTTGCAGTCGTGTATCTTCTCAGTGCTGTTGCCACGTTCTTCTTCCTCAACAACCTCGGGTTGACCGCGCTCCAAACGCTCGGCCTGTTCGTGGTGTCCTCAATCGTGTCTACGCAAGTTGGGGCATCCGCCATTTCGGTCATCTTCAACTGTTTGGGCGACAAGGGGGGCGGACCACAGCCGAAGCCCTGTGCACACATTGGGGCACACATTGAGCCCATCCTCCATACCCTGATCCTCGGCGCTGGATCCATGACCGGGCTGGCGGCATTGCTTGTGTTCCTCACGGGGGTCGCATGGGGAGCACCGTGGTGGGTAAATGGTGTGTTGGCAGCGATCCTGGGCCCATCTCTTTTTGCCATCACACTGGCTGGGTTACTCAGAATCATGCCTTTGCTCTACCAACCACCGCCGCAGAAAATGCGGTAACCGTTTAATTGTCATCCACATTGTCACTCGTGACAGTAGAGCATGTCAGGAGACCAGGAATCCGCTCCAGATAGACCACAGGCAGGAACATCAGACTTGGACATCAGGCACAAGGGACCCCAGCAAACGCTCAGCGTGCACGGCACCTCGCACCCGGTGGCAACCCTCACGCGCGAACAGGTGTCAGAGTGGACGGAGCAGTGCATGCGCGCATTCCCAACGAATGCCAAGTATCACATCATTTATGCTGACCCGCCGTGGACGTACAACAAGATCGGGCGCCCCTTGGAAGGGCTGACCTCTTACCCGACCATGACGTTGCGTGAGCTGAAAGAGTTGCCGGTGCCATCCATTGCTGCAGCCACTAGCGTCCTGTTCATGTGGTCAACCAACCCGTTGCTCAACAAAGCCATGGAACTCATCGAGGCGTGGGGCTTCGAGTACAAAACAGTGTTCAAGGTGTGGTGCAAGCGGTACCCCAACGGTAGAGTGGTGAATGCGTGCGGGTGGTGGTCCCGCCCATCCACGGAGCTGCTGCTGGTGGCCACGCGCGGGCGGGGGTACATGAACTGGAAGCAGACCCACAGCGAGCCCCAGGAGTTTGTGGGGGTGCAGCGCCGCCACTCCCAGAAACCTGACGAAATCCGGGAGGCCGTGCGTGGCTTTTTCGAGGCGCCACACCTGAGGCGGATCGAGCTGTTTGCGCGTTCTGAATGCCCCGGGTTTGACTCCTGGGGGTTGGAAGTGCCTGGATTCTTTTTTACACACACACTTACACACACACTTACACACACTTCTCGACCCGGGCACAATGAAACCACACAAAAAAAATCTTTGCCACACACATCACAATGAAGCCCGCCGTGTTGGTGTTGATCCTTTGTCTGGCAGTGAGCGTGTTGGCCGCAATTCACCAGATGGTGTGCGAACAGGACATAAGCAGGACCACTAGGTGCGACATCGGATTCGGCGTCCCGATTGTCGTGCTGCTGGCGGTGGCCTGTGGCGTGTCCGGACTGGCCCTCCTGGCAATGAGCAACTCAAAGTAACACCAGTAACACCAGTAACACACATCAAATCAACGACGGGGGCGACGGGTCAGTCCACGGGCCAGTCAGCCCATTGCCGCCCACTGGTCTTGGTGCTGCCCTTCGGCGGGGGCGCTGGTGGGCTGGAAGGCGCACTGCCCATCCATGGCGGGGGGTCTCCGCTCTATTTTGGCCTGGTACACGCGCCACGACACGCCCGCCTTCCTCTGACTGAAGTACACGTTCGGCACCAGCTCGATGACGAGACGAACCTCACACCCTTTGGTCAGGTCATGCATGTCCACTTCCCTGCACTCCTCGTCAAACACCCGGCACCGCTTGTTGCCCCGGAAATCGTGCCCCTCTGGGACCTTGAATGACATGAGGGGGGGGTATGTGACGCCGCGCTGCTCGTCCACCTTGGGCTCCCTGGTGCACTTGCGGACCATAAACTTCTCGACCGTTGCGCGGTCCTCTTGTTGATCGAACCATTCTTGGCTGTTGGCAGTTGCCACGTCCAACAGGCGGCTGTCCATGTGCTTCATTACTTCGTACCACTTTTTCGTATCCGTGTCTGAGTCCAGGTTGTCGAAGGAGACGCTGATGTTGTAGTTGCCGCTATCCTTGTACGATGACAGCCCGAACGGCAGCCGCACCACGGGGGTCATGAACAGGAAGCGGCGGGTCACGCCACCGTGGGGCGCTATGGCGTACAGACCCACGCGCTTTTCTTTGTCCTTGCCATCACGCCGGAGGGGCTCGAACAGCAGTTCGTCGGGGTTGAACGTGGTGATGGAAGGGTACGCCATTTTGGGGGGAGGAGGAGGTGGCTTGACAGTGCATGCATCGCCATCTTTAAGCCTGTGTGCGCGTGGAGCCATTTAAAGGCGGGCCACCTCCCCGTTTCACCCATGTTTAGGGTGGCCACCTATGCGCTGACATGCGCGGCGCTCCACCACGTCCTGGCTTTCCATTACGCGGACGCGTGCAAGCCGGCGTTCATCTTCCAGTCGTCATCCACCTACTGCGAATTCCTGCAGAGGGCGTTGCAAGCACTGCGGGCAAGCCCCTTGGCAGCACTCGCGGCCGCGGTCCCGGCATTGCAGGGTCGGTAGGTTCGGCTAAACGATACGTACAATGTTAAAGAAGACATTGCAATACAGAAGAAATTCATGACCACCGACCGGGCGGGCGTGGCAACGGGCGTGGCAGGCTGTATAACTGACCGCAAATTGGGGGCGTTCTTTGGCGGTGGGGTCGGGGATGCGTACGGATCGCAGTACGAGTTTTTGCCCCGGGATTCGCACCGAGTGTCTCCAGACATGGGCCATTACACTGTGCATGTAACATGTTGACTAATGAAAACACGGCTGGGCATGCGTTTGTTATTCATATGATGGTAAGCACCAAAGTCCCCAGTGAAAAAGATGAAAACACTGTTGGGCATGCGTTTGTTATTCATATGATGGTAAGCACCAAAGTCCCCGGTGAAATAGATGAAAACACGGCTGGGCATGCGTTCGTTATTCAGATGATGGTAAGCACCAAAGTCCCCAGTGAAAAAAGATGAAAACACTGTTGGGCATGCGTTTGTTATTCGGATGATGGTAAGCACCAAAGTCCCCGGTGAGAAAAGATGAAAACACGGCTGGGCATGCGTTCGTTATTCGGATGATGGTAAGCACCAAAGTCCCCAGTGAAAAAAGATGAAAACACTGTTGGGCATGCGTTTGTTATTCGGATGATGGTAAGCACCAAAGTCCCCGGTGAGAAAAGATGAAAACACTGTTGGGCATGCGTTCGTTATTCGGATGATGGTAAGCACCAAAGTCCCCGGTGAGAAAAGATGAAAACACGGCTGGGCATGCGTTTGTTATTCATATGATGGTAAGCACCAAAGTCCCCAGTGAAAAAGATGAAAACACTGTTGGGCATGCGTTCGTTAATCACCAAATTCCCCGTCGAACAAAGCCAACAAATGAAACGTCTCACACACCAGCGATCACACGCCCCCAGAGGGGGGTTTGGGGACGCAGGTATAGTACCAGAGTTTATAAGTGACAGGCCGGTCGTTCAGATGAATACCATATGCATGCACAAACTGTAATTTCGCTCGATGTTTCAGCCGGATACTTTTCCGGATGCACTCGTAAGCTTTCATAGGAATCATCATCCCAGGTCTACCGCGGTTGATGCTTATGGCATTGATGGCGTTGCAAAACCTCTTCGGGACAGCTGAATAATCCACGTAGACGGCCTTGACGCGCCACACACACCCCTTGGAGCACGCACATGTGACTTGAACGTCTCCAATATTCCGGACCTGGGAATCTCCCGTATTGGCGCTTGCATCCCTGTAGAGGAAAAGGGAATTGGCAGCACTTGGTGGCACTGATGCCCACGCACTGATGCCCACGCACGCAAGCCACACAGCTTACCTCATGAGCACCAGGTACGCAAAGACGAGCAGCAGGGCTCGCATGTTCACGGGGATTAGCATCTGCACGTGCAAAAACAGTCGGGCGCGGGCTGTGTGGGGATGGAAAGGGCCGCGGAAGCGTGCGACCACATGCCAGCATCCCCAAAGCCCAAGTTCCAAAGCCCCAGGATAAACCAGGTACCTTTCCGCGGCGTCTCCAACCACCAAAATCACATGAACAATGGCCCGGGGAGAACTGGTCGCGCCTCTTATAGCAGCTCCGGTGGAAAGCGCGCGCGTGCCGTGGTAGTGACCGGGCGGCCGCGGCACCGGTGATCAGGACATCCGGGTGTTGCGTCCGGGTGTTGGTCGCCGGGCGGGTGCTGCGTCCGGGTGCTGCGTCCGGGTGCTGCGTCCGGGTGCTG